ATGAAATAAAAAGCCATAGACAAGTTTCTGCAGGAGACAAAGTCACCCATAATGGTGAAGAACACACAATTACAGGAGTTAAATACGACGGTTATCTACAACTCAAAGATAAGAATGGTAAAAGGCATGATAAATCACCTTTAAAAGTTGAATTTCACCAACCAGAAGATTTTCATGATACAAAACTTGGTAATAATTTTACTTATGTTTTAACAGCTGAAGATGGTTCTACAAATACCTTAAAATTTAAGGTTGGTAAGGATAAAATAAATATTGAATCTACAAAAAGAGAAGCTGGACCACTCAAAATAGTTCGACCTGTAAATACTACCCACGATATAAGTAAGTACAAGGAAATCATAGAAAAACTTCATAAAAATAATGGAGTTCTAACACATGTCGATGGTAGTGAAGTTAATAAGCAAATACCAGAAGAAAAATCAGAAGTTGAACAAATTCAAGATGAAATTACTAAATATGAAAATTTAAGTAAAAAATATCATGAGGATGCTAGGAAATTAAAAGAAAGTGGTGGTAATCAAAAACAAGTAGACCAATTTCACAGTATGGGTAACAAATACAACCAAAAGGCTACAGAATTACAAATGAATGATTTGAGAAGAGCCAAATCAAAACAAGAAGATAACCTGAAACAAAAGGAAGAGAGTAAACCTTTAGAAGATAAATTAGCTTCTGAAAAATTACAGAAATACAGGGAGAACATGAAAAATTGGTCAAAAAACAAAAATATTTGGTCAAACAAAATAAAAGAAAATGAAAGTGAAATTGAAAAATTAACTTCTGAAATCGAAAATCACAAAGAAGAATTTATTTCACCTCAAGGTAAAAATTACACTCATAATTTTATGTCAACCAACAGAGATGAGAATTTTGAACATAACGGAGAAGTAGATTATAAGATAGAATCTAAGAAAAACAAAATTGCTAATTTAAAAAATGAAAATAAATCATTATTAGACGCAATAGAAACAGGTGAATTAAAACATACTGAACCTGTAGAGTTTAATTACCAAAAGACATCTGGAAGATTAGATTAATATACAATAAAATAATGAAAACAGTCTTTTCTTTTTAAAGACTGTTTTCTTTTTAATTTTTTAATTACTACCTTTGTAATGTTATCAAAAAGAGATAACAATTAAAAATAACAAAAACAATCTTTTCATTTTAAATGTTGTTTTGTTGTTTAAAATAAAATTACTACCTTTGTATTGTTAAGAAATAAGTCTTAGACATTTAATTATTAAATTATGAAAAGTGAAAATGAATTGCTTTTTGAAAAGCACCAAGGTTTAGCAAAAGTTTATGCTAAGAGTTTATTTGACTCTCACAAAATAGGTTTAGAAGTTCAAGACCTAATTCAAGAATTCAGAATAAAATTATTCACCTCTATTATTTCATATAAAGAGTCTGTTAGAAAAGAAGTTGAAAGAGGAGTTACTACTCATTTACCAATAGAAATTTATCTACAAACCTGTTTAAAAAGATTTAAGATAGATTATATTTCAAGTATCACAAATTCAGGTTCTTCTTATAAACAAAATACAACAATAGATTATTCACCAAATTACAACATAGACTATTCTGTTAGTAATGAAAATATTATCAATGTTGATTTTGAAAACCTTACTGTAGAAATTAATGGCTACGACATTTTTCAAGGTTTGAATACAATAGAAAAAAGGGTTTATTCTCTGTATTTAAAAGGTATGGAAATAAATAAATTACACAAAACTTTTGGTGACGTAATGAATGTTAAATCTTTTATCAAACAAAGGGTTGAATTCATGAAAAGTAAAAAAGATTGTTTGTTATTTGAAGAAAAATCAAAACAATTGGTTCACATAACAGCGTTACAAGAATCGTAATAACAGGATTATTAAATCATTAAATCATATATTATCATGGCTAATTTAACCAAAAAACAAATTAAAGTCCTAAATGAATTAGGAATTGTTTCTACAGATTTAGAAACTTCTACTGCTGCAATCCTTAAAGAACTTGAAAAGTTCGGTATTGAAGATATGGATTCAGAACCATTAGATGACTTAGTAACAATCTTACAAGCTTTCAGAGAAATTGATGAAAACGAAGAAACTGTAAAAGCTGAAGAAACTGTTAAAGAAGTTTCTAAAACTGAGCCAGAAGAAATTGAAACTGATTTTGAAGCTGAAGAAGAAACTCCTAAGCCTAAAAAATCAGCTAAGAAAAAAACTGCTAAAGTTGTTGAAGTAATTACTGAAGAAGAGGAAGCTCTTCTTGAAGTTGAAGAAAGTGATGTTGTAGAAGAAACGCCAAAAAAACCTGCAAAGAAAAAAGCTGTTAGAGGTGCTAACGAAAAAGTTATCAAAGAACTTGCTGACGAAGCTATTGAAGAAATTGATAGTAATTTAAAAGTTGCTGCCAAAGTTTCTGCTAAAACTAAAAAAGAGCCAAAAGTTGCCAAAAGTACAATTGAACATTACAGTGGTAATAATCCAGACCACGTTAAAGTTTTAACACCTTATTTCCAGGAAATTATTGATAGTGGTAAGTATTTAGTTTCTTTCCAACCAACTTCTATCAATATCAGATTGAACGGTTCTGTTAGTGCTAGAACTATCATTACTTTCGTAGACATAAGATTTATTGATGGTAGAGTAAGAGCAAATATTCACTTCAAAAGTTTGAATTTGTGTAAAAGTCTTGAAGATATTCATGCTGTATTCTTAGGAATGTTTGGTAGTGATGACTTTATTGATACTCTTTCTACAAGAACAACTAAAGTGTTGTACCCTCACTTTAAAAATGTTTTCTTCGAAAATTTCGGTGAATTTGTTAAATTAGAATACCTTGAAATTTTGTCTCAAAAGATTTTAAGATTAGATTCAAAGTTAGAGTCTAATAGAAAAAAAATCATTGAATCTGTAGAGCAAAATAACAATATCTAAGGTATGGTTAATTTGGAATTGAATGTGATGAAAACAGAGAGTTTCTCACATGACTACCCAGAGTTGATTAAAGGTTTGTTAGAAAAAGGTGAACTTCAAAAATCTAGGAATGGAGATACCTTAGAACTGTTAAATTTTAAATCAACCTTTACTGACCCAAACAATTGTATAGTTTATGGTCATGGTAGAAATATCAATGTTTTCTTCTTATTCATTGAAGCTGTTTGGATTTGGAATGGTCGTAAAGACGTTGAAATTCTGAAAAAATTAAACTCTCAAATGGGTGAATATTCTGACGATGGTGTTAATTTTCATGCACCATATGGTTTCAGAATGAGAAAATACAACGAAAAAAGTTGTGATAATGTTGAAACGAATAGCATTGAAGGTCAAGAAATTGACCAGATTGCTAAAGTTATCAAAATGTTGGCTAAGAACAAGGAAGACAGAAGAGCTGTAATTTCTATTTGGAATCCAAACCTTGATTTGGATGTTAATTCAAAAGATATTCCTTGTAATGATATGGTTATGTTTAAAATAAGAAACAATTCTTTACATACTACCATACAAAACAGGAGCAACGATGTTCATTGGGGACTTCCAACCAACTTGTATCAATTCAACTTCGTTTCAAAGTTAATTTCAAGTATTTTAAACATTTCAGTAGGAACACAGACTCATAACAGCCAGAGTTTACATTTATACCTTTCAAATCCATTAACTTTGAAAGTTTTAAATTCACTGAATTCTGGAAATGGTATTCATAAATATCCAAGAGCAAACTTCAAACTGAACTTTAAAGCTGATACACCTGTTGGACGTCTACAAGAAATTGACAAATACCTAACAGAAAGGTTGGAAATATTTGAAAAAGGTTTAGAAGATGAAAATCCTCCTGTTGATAACCACGGTAATCATTCATTTAGGTATTTAGATAACATGTTTAAAGGTTGTGACATTTACCTAAAATATGTAAATTCTTCAAGAACAGAAGGTGATAGGCTTAGTTCTATCAAAAAATTAGAAGAAGTTCTTGATACTGATTTCAAAAGTTCAATTGAATTCGCTATGATGAAGAATTTCTTCACAACAAGGTTAAAGGAAGTGTATGGAGTTATCACACCAGAAAACCTTTAGAAATGTTAGAAAATTGGATAAAAGTAAATAATTTATCTGTAGAATACATATCTGAGTCTCTGTTAAAAGTAGAGAATACAGATATGTATTTTTACATATTAGGAGGAGACCAAAATCTATTCTTAGAAGATGTTAAGAAAGAAATTGTGTTTAATATTTCAAGTGAAGAACAAGAATTAATTCTTGATTTAGCTAAGGAATACAAAGGTCTAAAGATACTTTTTGAATTTGGTAGTAATTTCTTTTATTCGGAAATTAAGATGTTTAAGGACGAGTTTAATGACGAATACATAAAAATAGATTTTAATGACTTTTTGTATTTAGGTGAAAGTCCAAAAGAATCATTTCACCAATGTTTAGCAGTACATTCTGAATATGAACTTCTTAATTCTGCACTAAATTTTACAAACGCTTGTAAAAAAGCTAAATTCTTAAAACATAAATCAATAGGAATTTGTGACCATAACACTTTAGCTGGAACTTTAGGGTTTCAACAGAAAGCAGTTTCATATGGCTTGAAATTTATAGTTGGTGAGGAAATAAGTGTTTGTTATGATTACGACGAATCTTTGAGTAAACAAATAACTTACAATCTGAAAATGTATGTTATTAATGAAAAAGGTTGGGATTCATTACTTTCAATCAATAAACAAATAAATGTTCATAATAAAGGTTTTGTACACAACATAGATGTGTTAGACCATTCAGAAGGACTCGTTTGTGTTATAGATTTTTCATCAAATGTTTTTCAAGACATTACTGATTTAAAACATTACAAATCAATCCTCAACAGCTACATAGAAAATTTTGGTGAAAACCTGTATTTCCAGTTATCATCTGCTATATTTTCAGACGATAGGGTTTATTTGAAATGTTTAAATTCTTTGAAATTCTTTTTAGACAATTTCCACGATACAGGAGTTAAAATTATTCTGTTGGACGACGTTTATTATTTAGAAGAATCTCATGCTCATTGTAAAGATATTTTGAATAAGATTGGTGGTTTCACAAGACATTACTCACCAAATCAATTTATGAAAACTTCAGAAGAAACTTTACAAGTGATAGGTGAATATTTTGACGATTATGATAAATTTCAAAATCTAATAAATGAAGGTCTTGAATCTGCTAACAAGTTAGTTGAAATTTGTAATTACAACATACCTATCGGTGAACCAAAATTACCGATGTTTGAAATTGACGGTGTAGAATTAACAAAATCTGAAAGTGATAATTTACTTTGGGATTTATGTCAAATTGGTATGGAAAATATAATCTACAAGAAAATACCAAAAAGTAAACACCATATTTATGAAAAAAGGTTAAAACATGAATTTGACATTATTTCTGGTGCTGGGTTTAGTGATTATTTCTTGATTCTAGCAGATGTAGTTGATTTTGCTAATTCTAATAAAGTATTTGTTGGTCCAGGACGTGGTTCTGCTGCTGGTTCATTATTAGCTTATGTGATAGGAGTTACGCTTGTAGACCCAATTGAATATGGCTTGTTATTTGAAAGGTTCTTAAATGAATCTCGTTTTAAAGAGTCATTTAATTATACAGTGACTTTAGAAAATAACACGGTTCTATCATTTACTGAAGGTGAGCTTGTTAAAATGGAAGATGGTTCTAAAATAGAATCTAATAAGTTAGTTGAAGGTGATGAAGTTTCAAGTACATACAGTGTTTAGCAGTTATGTTTATTAAAATCTAACTCTATATCTGGTATGTATATTTACAAAACAACTGACATTAGAAATGGTAAAGTTTATATTGGTCAAAGTACTCAATGTAAACAACATTCTAAAAATTATTTTGGTTCTGGAACATTAATAGTGAATTCAATTAAAAAACATGGTAAGTGTAATTTCTCAAAAGAGATTTTAATTGAAGGGTTAAAAACACAAGAAGAATTGGATGGATACGAAGAATTGTTCATTGAACTATACAGTTCTACAAATAGGGTTTGTGGTTATAACATATTAATAGGAACTTCAAATAAATTCGGTTCTGGTTCGCCAATGTTACTTCCAGAGGTTGTTGGAAAATTTACAATTTCTATACGTAAATTTTTTAAAAGTGATGTTGGTATTGAGAATATGAAGAAGTTTTCACAAACAAAGAAACAATTCTACATAGACAACCCAGAAGTAAGGAAGAAGATATCTGATTCTGTTAAAGCTTTAAATCAAGTTGGTGAGAGGAATCCAAACTATGGTAGAAAATGGTCTGAAGATAAAAAGAAACAATTGAGTGAAAAATTTATAGGTAGATATGACGGTGAAAAGAACCCGAATTATGGTAAATTTTGGGATGAAACTCAGAAGCAGAACATGTCAAATAAGAAGTCTATAAGGATTGTTCAAATTAACAAAGATACAGGAGAAACCATAGCAACGTTTAAGAGTTCAGTAGAAGCTTCAAAGGTTTTAGGTATCAACAGAGGTTCAATTACGTGTGCTGCGAATAAAGATAACAGGTCAGCAGGAGGTTTTAGATGGAGATATTTATATGAAGGTAATTAAGATAGAAAAGAAGAAGCAAAACAGGTCGGACGTGTTTCCGGATATCGACATAGATTTCACTTCCAAGAACAGAGATGACATTAAAGCTTACATAACAGACAAATTTACTGAAGACCAAGTATGTTCTCTTGGTAGTTATGGTAGGTTAAAACTAAGACAAGCTTTCAAGGACTTATGTAGAGTTGCAGGTGTAGATTTTAAGGAAGCTAATGAATTAACTAAGGTAATGGATGACCAATTAGAATATTCTTGGAAGGACATCTTTTTATTTGCCAGAAAGAGTGTTAAACTTTATGATTTCATACAGAAAAATCCTCAACTGATTTTAGATTTGAAGGTTATTTTGAATAATCCAAAATCTATGTCTATTCATCCTTCAGCAATTGTTGTTTTACCTAAAGTTGATAAGAAAGGTGTTAGAAGGACATTGGAAACTTGGATGCCAATTAGGGAAATTGACGGCATGATTGTTTCTGAATGGGAGGGTAAATATACAGATATTTTTGGTGTTTTAAAAGAAGATATTTTAGGAATCAAACAGTTGGATAAATACACCTATTGTTTGAACTTAATCAAAGAAAATACAGGACAAGAAATTAATTTACAAGAAATTGATTTCAACGATGAAAAAGTTTTCAAATTATTCAGGGAAGGTCATAATGAAGATGTGTTTCAATTCGGTTCTTTCGGACTAAAGAATTTCAGCAAACAAGTTAAACCTGATTCACTTTCCGATTTAATTGCTATGAATGCTTTGTATCGTCCAGCTACAATGGAAATTGGTGCTCATAAAGATTTCATAGACTTCAAAAATGGTAAGAAAAAACCTGTTTTTGATTTCAATATGGAAACTGTTACTAAAGATACTCAAGGAATTTATATTTATCAAGAACAGGTTATGCAAGCTGTTGTAGTTGGTGGTTTAACTTTACTTGAAAGTGACCAAATGAGAACTGCTATCAAGAAAAAAGATACAGCTTTGATGGGTAAATTCGAGGTGAAATTCTTACTTGGGATGGAAGAACAGGGTTGTAGTATAGAGGAAGCAAAAGCTATTTGGAAGAAATTATTATCATTTGCAGGATACGGTTTTAACAAGTGTTTAAGCAAGGATTCTGTTATTAAAACTACAAAAGGTGATATTAATGTTGTTGACTTACATAATGATTTCTTAAAAGGTATTAATCATACACTATATTCTGTAAACAATGATAATGAAATTATAGAACAGGATTTGTCTAAAGTTTTTTATCAAGGTAAACAAAAAGTGTATGAGTTAGAACTTGAAGATGGTAAGAAAATAAAAGTCACTGACAATCACAGACTTTTAACAAAAAGAGGTTATGTTGAACTAAAGTGTTTAAAAGAAGGTGATAACATTATAACAGTTGATTTTATGATGTTATCAAGTTCAAAAGCAAATTCAATTAAATTTGTTGGTGAAGAAGATACATACGATATCGAAATGCCTGTTCACCATAATTTCGTGTGTGATGATATAGTTAGTCACAATTCACACAGTGCTTGCTATGCAATTATGGCTTATCAATGTCAATGGTTAAAAGCAAATCACCCTTTAGAGTTCTATACAACAGCAATGAATTTTGGTAAGGAAGATGTTGACATACCATTAATTCTAAGAGAAGTTCAAGAAGCTAATTTAGATATTGTTGTTGACAAGCCAGATATCAATAAATCTTCTTTTGAATTCTGTTGTGATAGGGAAGAAGGTAGGATATTTTGGTCTCTAAATAAAATCAAGGGAATAGGTGTAGCAACTGCAGAAAAGATAATCCAAGCGAGAGAAAAAGTCGGTAAATTTAAGGACTTTGTACACTTTTGTAATAATATACCTTCAGGAGTTAATAAGAAAGTAATTAGAATTTTAATTCAATGTGGTGCTTTTGACAGTCTTTGTGGAATAAGGGATGTAAAAGCAAGAAGAGAATTGTTACAAGAGTTATATGAACTTAAATTCCCAAAAGAATTAAAAGAATGTAAGGTTTTAAACGACCCAGCTTCCAACAAAAATTACTTCTGGATGTTGAATCAAAAAGAACTGATAGGTAATGGCGATGTTAAGTTTAAAGAGTTGTTAAACGAACACAAACATAACATTTCTGCTGACTACGATTATATGGAAATCAAAGATGTTCTTAGTAAGAAAGTTGAAATCAAGAAGTTCTACAATAATGGTAAAACTTACGGTGTTATTGGTTTCTTAATGAATTTTAGAGAATTTGAATCTAAGAAAGGTGTGTTCTGTAAAATGGAAATTTCTGCTAATAATTATCAAATAGAGTGTATTGCTTGGGCTGATGAGTACAGTTTGATAAAAGACAAAATAGCAACTTGGAAAGGTAAATTAATGTTTATCACAGGTAAGATTGGATTCGACGATTTCAGAAATAAAAACAATGTATATATAAACAGCGATAGCGTATTTTATGAGTTATAATAAACAATTAAGTAAGATTAACAACTTAATCAACGACAGTGATTTAAGTTCAATGGACTCAATAAAAAGATGGACATTATTACAAACAAATAAAAATGAGAACCTTTCTGAACATTCATTTTGGGTTTCATTTTATTGCTTGTACATTTTAGAAAACTTTTTTTATGGGTATGACTCTCAATTCAAATTTGAAGTTTTAACATATTCATTAATGCATGACGTAGAAGAAGTCTTCTCAGGTGACATTCCACATCAAGTTAAGAATGATGAAGTCAACGGTTCAGAAATGAGAACTTTATTGTCAAAATTCTGTGGTTCAAGATTAGATGATAAGTTAAAAGAACATGATTTGTATTCGGTACAACATATGGTACAGAATGTAACACCGTTGATTAAAACAATTGTCAAACTTTCAGATTGGATGAGTTTTAATAAATTTATTAACAATGAAATTTCATTAGGTAATAAATCTGATAAATTGTTAAAAACTCAAATTTATTGTATCAATAATTTAGAAAGTGAATTCAAATTGATGTTAGATTTAAGGGATATTTAAAGAGAGGTTTGTGTATGGTTGGTTACAGATTCATTATAAAAGATTTTAGTATTAAACCTAATTTCATTGTTGTTGAGATACTTTCAAATATTTATAAAACAAAAGAAGGGAATACAGTTTTGTGTTATGATATTGAAAGTAATGAAGTTTATACAATGAATGTTAATGAATTATTAATTTTTGTAACAAACATGCCTCAAGAGCAAATACAATGTAAAATAAAGAGTTTAATTAAAGAAGAAGAGGATTATCTATCACAAAGGATAGAAAGGTTTAATCCGAAAATTTCAGACGCTCTTAATGAAATATCAATTCACTTTAATGAATGTGTTAGATTAGGTTTAGACAAAGATGAAGCTTTACAATTAACTAACGAATTGATAGAGAATAAATTCAAACACTTAGATATTAGAATTTTCAAGAATAAACACAAATAAGTATGACTCAAGACCAAGAATTGAAAGATTGTTTTGCTAAAATAGCAGAGATTTCAAAATTAGAACCAGAATTCGGTTCAGTTGTAATTGAATTAGTAGGACATTTACATGGAACTTACAAAGATAAGTACGAAGGTTCTAAAAACCTAATTGACACTAAAGAACAGTTGTATCACAGTGATTTAGGTAAAGCAATCAACCCTTACCAGATGTCAAGATATCTTCAAAGATATGTGGCAGACCCTAAATATAAGAAGGGTGAGAACAAAGTTGATTTATTTAAAATTTGTCATTATGCTTTATTCGATGCTGTTAGACAAAACAGAATTGGTAATGCTAGAAACACTGACATAGTAGATTAATTGTGATGAAGAAAATAATACCTTTCATTCCTATAATTGGTGCATTAATTGTTATTAAAAACATAGGGAATGGTGAATATCCATATGGTAATAAAGTTGTAATTGTATCTTCTGCCACATTACAGGGAATTTCATTTGGTGTTTGTTTGATATTTTCACTTAAATTCATTATACATGGCTAAAGTTTATGAAACTGCAAGCAATTCAGAAGCTGATATTGTTGTAGTAAATTACGGTGGTAATTTGATTAAATTATCATTTGAAAAGATATCAGATGAAGTTGATATTAATTCACTTATGAAATTAGATTTAAATAATCTAATTGGTGAAATTATCACAGCACCTGTTATAACTAACAAATGGGGGAATATTTTAGCACAAACACAAAAGGAGTTTAGTAAGAAAAAACTTGACTTTGAAATTTGGTGTGCTAAAACAAAAAGTGAAATTAGAGACTCATCTACAGCTGTTAAGAAAATGACAATAGATGAGGTTGAAACTTCTTTACTTCTGAATGATGAGTATTTAAAAAAGAAAACTCAATTAATCGAAGCTGAGAGTGCTGTAGATATAGTTAATTCTATTTTCTGGTCATTGAAAGACAAATCTAACAAATTAGATAAATTGTCTTTAACTATAACAAAAGATGATATTCATAACATGAAAACTTCTGTTGTGAATGGTGTTAAAATTGTTATCAAAAAACGTGTTGTTGAAGAAGACTAATAACAGCGTTAATTAATTTGTAATTAGTAAAAATTAAATCACATTTTGTATGTCAACAAAATTCAGTAGAGACCAATTTAAACCTACGAATGTCACAGACTTAAAAAAGTTAAAAGACACGGAGGATAAGCAGTTAGGTGTTTCTAACAACTCAAAAGAGTTCATTGAAATCAACGAAGGTTCTAATAAAATCAGATTAGCACCTAAATTTCCTGGAGAGAAGGATTTTTACCTTATGAGAATGACTCATTGGGGTTCTATAACTAAAAACGACGGAACTTTAGCCAGAGTTCCAATCCTAAACTCTAGGATTCATGGTGGTACTGCTATGGACATCTTTGAGGAGTATATTGCTTTTGCGAAGAAAATGTATGCTTCTGATGTTGAAAAAATTAAAATCTTAACTGACTGGAAAACAGGAGTGGCTTCATCAGTTTCTTGGTGGGCATATGGTTGGGCAATTAAGAAAGACGTAGACCCTAAATTTGGTATCTTAGAATTTAAGAGAAATGTTAGGGATTCAATTAACAGCTTATCTATCATTGAAGATGATGATGAAGCTATTGAGTGCGACCCATTCACAGACCCAGAAACAGGAAGGTCTATTATCATCAAGTTCGATTCGAAAAGTAAAGATAAGAACAAGAAATATACAGTTCAATTATCAAGTGTTGCTACACCTCTGACTGATGAAATGTTTGACGAACTTGTTTCAAAACAACCATTATCTGAAATCATGAGAGATGTTTATACAATCTCAGATTTTGAAAAAGGTTTAGAAGCTTTAAGAAACTTTGATATTGAAAATGAATTTGAAATTTTCGATGAAGCTGAGTTCTTATCTATCGTCAAAACTGTAAAAGCACAGTACTCTAAACTTCCAGCAAAAAAATCTTCTAAACCTTCAGTTGAAGAAGAGGATGAGGAAGAAGAAAAACCTGTTAAAAAAGCCATTAAAGACCACCTGTCTAAATTAGACAGAGATGAGTTGAAAGAGTATATTGAAGATAACGATTTAGATGTTTTAGTTAAGAAACTTGACTCTGATGAAATTATTAGAAATAAAATCAGAGAAGTTGAAAAACCTGTTACCAAAACTACAAAACCTTCTAAAGTAGTTGAAGAAGAGGAAGAAGAGGAGGAAGAGGAAGAAAAACCTGTTAAAAAGGTAGTTAAAAAACCTGCAAAAGTTGAAGTTGTAGAAGAGGAAGAGGAGGATGAAGAAGAGGAAGAAGAAACAAAGCCTGTTGCTAAAACTACTAAGAAAATACCTAAAGTGGAGGTTGAAGATGACGAGGAAGAAGAGGAAGAAAAGCCTGTAAAAACTCCTGCTAAATCTACTAAAAAGGTTGTTAAAGACGAAGAAGAGGAGGAAGAGGAAGAAGAAAAACCAACTGAATCTAAGCCAAAAATGTCTATCGCTGACCTTAGAGCCAAATTCCTTAAAAGCAAAAAAGCTTAATTTAAAATAATATTTGATAATATAAAAAGATAGGGTAAAACCTATCTTTTTTCTTTTAATTTCTAAAGTTATGAGTATTATAAATAAAATTCTTAAAGGTTTTGATAAAAACGCACAAATCAAACCACTTGGTGAAGTTGATTTATTTAAAGACCAATCTTGTTGGATATCTACAGGGATACCAAAATTAGATGCCCACTTGAATACAATAGGAATTCCTGTAGGTATTATAGAAATAAGAGGTGAGTCTAGAGGTGGTAAAACAACACTATCATTACAACTTCTTAGGAACTTTCAAAGGATGTTTCCAGAAATAGGTGTTCCTGTTATACTTTCTACAGAAAGAAGAGATAATAAACCGTATGCCAAAAAGATAGGTATAGACGTTGACAATCTTATCATTGCTCAATGTAAAACCATTGAGGATGTGTTTGTTAAAACTCAACAAATTATAAAACAAACTGAGGATACTTTTAAATCTGAAGGTATAAAAGAAAAGCCTAAATTTATGTTTGTTTGGGATTCTATTGGTGCTTCAATTTCAGGTCAAGAACTTAACAAAATGAAGGAATCTGCTGACAATGATGAAGGTGATGACCAATTCAAAGCAGCAATGGGTTCAGCAGCCAGAGCATTGAAACGAGGTTTAAGGTATTTACAAGGAGAAGTATTTGACAAAGATATTTTCTTTATAGCAATTAACCACGTTTATGATTCTGTAAATGGTTTTGGTGGTGCTGGTGTTAAATCTTACGGTGGAAAAGGTATTGAATTCATGCCAAACTTGAGATTAAGTATTTCAAGAACCAATTTTGTAAAACACAAAGACATTAAAAGAGGTCAAGAATCTTGTATTGAAATTGTTAAATCAGATTTCACTTCAAACCTTGACAAATTGAAAGTTGAAATTTCATTTGGTAGTGGTTTCATCTTAACACAGGAAGAATTAGAATTTGCCGTTGAACATAACATTTTACAAAGAAAGGGTAAAAATGGATATTCATTTTTAGATGGTAAATTAGAATGGTTGTCAAGAGGACAACTTTATGATATTTTTGACGAAGGTAATCCTATGTACAATGTTTTAGTAAGAAAGATTACTAAAAAGTATCATGAGGAAATTTTAAGAAACAGATTAGACCAAGATAGTAAATCAACTGTTGACGATGAAGAGTAAAAGTATTGCAGGTATTTTCATTACAGATACACATCTTGATGAATTGAATAGTGAAAATGTTTATAATATTTTCAAACAAACAGTTGATTTATGTAAAGAAAAAGGAGTTGAAGAGTTTTTCCATTTAGGAGATATCTTCAACTCCAGAATTTCTCAAAAATTATCAACTTTATTATCGTTCCAGAGGATAATTACTTTATTAGAGGATAATGGTATCACAATGCATGTGATTCCTGGAAACCACGATAAAACTGACCAATCTTCAACAAATAGCTATTTAGATATTTATAGGAGTGAAAATCTAATTGTTACAAATTCATATTCATTTGTAGATTTAAATGGTGTTAGGTTGATATCAATCCCATTCTTTACAGAAGATATTTACAAGGATTATTTGTTAAAAGCTTCTAAAATATTATCTCCTAAATTACACAATGTTTTAGGAACACATATCGGGATTCATGGTGTACTTAACAACAATAATTCTGAGGTTGAAAATAAGATTACACAATCAGATTTTAAACAATTTGATAAGGTCTTAATTGGTCACTACCACAACGCCACACAGGTAAGTAAGAAAATATCATACATTGGTAGTACAGACCCAAGAAACTTCGGAGAAGATGATAAAAAGGGAGCTCTAATCTTATATTCAGACCTTTCAGTAGAGAACTATAAATTTAAGTTTAAAACTTACAAAAAGGTGAGATTAGACATCTTTGAAGGGTATGAAGTTGAAAAAATTTCAAATGAATTAGCTTTACAATTAGAAGATTCAAACATTCAAATTGAATTTGTAGGTTCAGATGAAGATTTGATAAAAATTGATTCTAAAGTTTTAGAGTCTAAAGGTTTTAAAGTTTCTAAGAAGACAGTATCTTCACTTAAGATGTTTGAAGAAATTGAGGAAGGAGTTAAACACTCACTTAATTTGTCAAATGAATCTTTAATGTCTGAGTTGAAATTATACTGTAAAGAGAATAAAATTAAAGAAACAAAGTTAAATAAGATAATCAAATATTTATAAAACAATGTCGATTTTAGCAGATTCAAAAATACTCGAAAGATTATTAAATCATGAGGATAGTTTTTCAATTGTACCATTCAGCGAATCAAATCTTGGTAGCAATAGTTATGATGTTTCTTTAAGTAACAAACTACTTGTTTACAAAAATGACAAGCTTGACTGTAAGGTTGAAAATGAAACAGAAGAACTTCTTATTCCAGAAAGTGGTTTGACATTATACCCAAACAATTTATATTTGGCTTGTGTAAATGAATTCATAGATTCATCTGATTTAGTTCCTATCATAGAGGGTAAAAGTAGTTTGGCAAGATTAGGTTTGTTTGTACACATTACAGCAGGATTTGGTGACGTAGGTTATTCTGGATATTTCACTTTAGAGGTTACTTGTGTAAAACCAATAGTCATTTACCCTAACATGAAAATTGGTCAAGTTTACTTCCAAACAACAGAAGGTTATTGTATAAACCCTTACAACAAAAAAGTTGATGCTAAATACAATAACAAAATTTCACAACCACAAGGAAGTAAAATGCATTTGAATTTCTTTCAAGAAATTTCTAAACTTGAAAAACAAACACCTGAATTCACAAAGAATGTTGATTGGTATGAGAGATTAAAAGATTCAGGTATTTCATTTGACCCAGAAAAATTACAAGAAGATGTATAGACCAATTTCATTAACAATAAAAGATTTTATTTCACATGAAAATTCCACTTTAGATTTTAAAAGTGGTAAGGTTACTGTGATAAGTGGTCTAAATTTAGACGATATAGATAGTGGTGCAGACAGCAATGGTTCTGGTAAAAGTAGTTTCATTGAGGCAATCACTTATGCTCTTACAGGTGAGTCATATAAGGACGTAAATAAAGTTGATTTAATTAGAGATGGGTTTAAATCTTCTACAGTTACCTTATTGTTGAGAAATGATTTCTTAAAAGAAGATTTTACCATTACCAGAAGAATTACAAAATCTTCTGCTGAAGTAGTTATCAACATTAATGGTCAAGATGTTAAGGAGATTACAGGAGTACCTGAAGCGAATAAATTTATTATAGAAAAAATTGGCATTTCAAAAGAAGATTTGCTTAATTTTTTCATAATAAATCAAGGTAACTATTCTTCATTTTTTAAGAATTCTGATACAAAACAGAAAGAAATCATTTCAAGATTTATAGACACAAAAGTTGTTAATTCAGTAATCAAAACTTTAGAAGATGAGAAATCTGTAATAGAGAAAGAGATAGCTTCAAATAATGCTAATATCGTAAAAGCTGAAACTAATATAGAAACTCTTTTAGGGTTGATAGATGAGGAGAAAAATGCTCCAAAAGTAGACAAACAAGTTCTTATAAAACCTTTTAAAGATAAAATTGAAGAAAATAAAGCTTCAATCGTAGCTTTAAAGAAATCAATAGAACTGAAAAAACAATCATTGAAAGCATTAAAGCTTGAATTGAAAAGTGGAGAAGACTTAAATGATGAAGATTTAAATGATTTGAGAGAACTTAGAGGACAAATTGAAAACGAAGTTAATTTGATTTCATCTGTACTTTCAAAACAAAAAAGTGAATTAAGAACCTTGAAATCTTCATTAGGTGACAAAATTGAATGCCCTTCTTGTAAGTTCAACTTCATTATAGACAGTGAATTGTCTGTACTTGAGATTACTGAAAAGATAGAAAAAATAAACAAGAAAATAGAGGATGACGAGTTGAATAAAAAAGCAACATCTGATGAATATGAACTTGTTGAAAATGAAATTAAGGTTTCAGAAGAATTGCTTTCTGCCAGAAAGATTTTAAACAAAAAGATTAAAACAGTAGAATCTTCTATTGAAGATGATAATTCTGAAATATCGTCTTATGAAGAGAGAAATGTTAAGAACTCAAATAAGATAAAATCTATTTTAGAAGAGGAAGTAAAATTAGATTCCAAAATACCAGAATATGAATCCAAGATAGAAGTCTTTAAAGAACAGAAAATTCATTTTGAAGACTTAAACAGCTCTAAACTTGAAATTTTAGATGACAAGAATTTCTGGATTTTCCACTTAGGTAAGAAAGGTTTCCAGACATTTTTAGCTAATAAATCTATAAAAACAATTGAATCTTATTGTAACAATTTCATGGAATTAATGGGTTCTAATTTGAAGGTTGTTATTAATGGTTACAAAGTTTTAGCAAATGGTGATGTTAGAGAAAAGATTGAAACAACGATAATTCGTTCTGGAGAAACAGAAGGTAGTAAGTTCGACAAATTTTCCGGAGGTCAAAAGGAACGTGTAAATGTAAGTGCTATCCTAACTTTCTACACACTGATAAATAACAGCTTATCAGATGGGAAAGGTTTAGATTTACTTTGTTTAGATGAATGTATTGATAACCTTGATTCCTCTGGACAATCAGTTGTTTTTGATATGTTAAAAGTGTTTAAAGCTACAACTGTAATCATAACTCACAGTAAAGTTGAAAATACTTCTGATGATTTTAACAGGGTTACTGTGAAAATGAAAGATAAAGTATCGAAAGTATGTTGATTATAGGTATAGACCCAGGAAAGAACGGAAGTATTTGTGTTCTAAATTCTGAAACAAAAATGTTCGTTGATATTGAAAAAATGATGGAAACACCAAAAGATATCAACGACTTCTTTTTAAAATACAAAGGTACTGAAGTTTTTGCGTATTTAGAGTTGGTAGGTGGTATTCCAGGAAACGGTTCTAGTGCAAGTTTTAATTTTGGTAAGGGTTATGGTCATTTAGAAATGGCACTTTTAGCTAACAACATACCTTTTGAAACTGTTACACCTCAGAAATGGCAAAAGATTTACCAAATAGGAACTACAAAAAGCAGATGTTCTTCACCTACAGAATGGAAGAACATTTTAAAAGCAAAATGCCAACAATTATTCCCTTCTCATAAAATATTCTTATGGAATTCTGACGCTATGTTGATAGCTGAATACGGAAGAAGAACGGTGAAATAATTTGCTATTTTAATTTAATATTTAGAAATTTGTATTTTAAATAAAACGCTTTAAAATTGTATGGCACAATTCAGAAATGTTAATAGTGGTGAGATTGAATTTGAAACAAATAGGTATTCTTTCAATATAAAAACCAAAGTCTATAAAGACGGAAGTGGTAATCAAATTCTAAGTAAAAAAGATAATTCTCCTTTAGAATTAGTCCCTATAGAAAAAGATTATTCTGACCCAGACAGTTTACCACAATTTTTATCTTTCGGTTCAATGACAACTGACCAAAAGAAGAAAATATTAAAAGAACGTTCAAAAGATGATTATAAAAAGAACATCGAAGAACGTAAAATGTCATTACAATCACAAGCTGTTGGTGAGATGAAAACCATGGTTGAAAAGCAATAATATGAATTACCTATACAACCAAATATCTAAGTTTAAAGAACCTTATAACGACACAAAGATAAGGAATAGCATTTTGATTGTGAAAAATGTTAAAGGTTCTGTTTCTGATAAACACAGAGAATACATTTTTAAATCTATGTCTGGTATAATCATTAAGAATGTTAACAACTTCTTTAATTTAATTAAGGGTGTTGATAACAGTTTGATTATACATGAAAAAGATGATATAGTTTCAGAGTGTTATTTGATTTTAAACAAGTGTATTGAAAAATTTGACATTTCTTTAAAAGATAGCAAATTTTACTTTTATTATAACAAAGCCTTGAGTTCCGGATTATACAGGATACAAGAAAGAACTTACCATGGTAGATACGAAAATGTTTGTATTACCGAACTAAACAGAAAAAGTAATAAAGTCCATACACTTCAACCCAGCAATCCTTTATTATTAGATTTATCATTTTCAGAAAATGAAATTCTATTGATAAATAGCAGAGTTGAACAAATAAGTATGAAAGACTTCTGTTTAAACAATAATATTTCAAAAGTTGAGTATAATAATATGTTGTCAAACATCAAGGATAAAATAAATAAAGGTTGTGTATGAAAAGGATATATATTTCAAAAGTCGTTTCTGAAATTAAAATAGGTTATTCATTTTTAGAAGTATTTTTACCAAATTCAGAAGTTGAATATTGGATTGTAAATTCATTCGATGACACTAGCAGTCAGTTTGTTAATGTAGTTACAGGTTTTGAAATTACAACTTGGTTACAGATAAACGAACCAACTTTGAACAATTTCAATTCATTTTTAAATTCAAATGCATTGCCAATTACAGCCAAATACAGCAAGGCAATACAATATAAATTGACATCGAATTTAAGGTAAATTTAAGAAAACAGTCTTTTCTTGATAAATACTGTTTTCTTATTTAAAATAAAAGAACTACCTTTGTATTGTTAAGAAATGAATCTTAAACATTTAATCAATTTAATCATGAAAAGTTCAATAATCCTAAAAGAAGGTCAATCTGTAATCAAAGTTTCACCTTTAAATTTTGTTAGGTCTGAAAGAAGAATTGGAAATGGGGTTTTCATCATTTCAAAAGAAGAAGGTAAAAAATTCATCCCATACGAACAAGATACTTATCAATTCAACCATTATGAAATAGTAGAAACTTTTATTAATGAAGGTTTTGATATTGAGTATGTTATCTTAAAGAATTTGAACAACGGATTTAGAGAGGTTTTAAAAGTTTCAGATTTGTCTTTAGACATTACAGAAGTTAAAGTTATGTTTTGTTTGAAAGAAGAAGAAGTTCATGATTGTGTTGTTAGTTTACATCAAACTGACAAATTTTCTTCAAAAGAGTTTAATATTTTAGAAGTCTAAAGTATGGAATACGAGTATAGTTCTTATCAGAAAAACATATTTGATTTTATTGCAAACGGTACAGGAGATTTGCTTGTACAGGCTGTTGCTGGAAGTGGTAAAACTACCACTATCATAGAAAGTCTAAAATTCATACCTGAAGGAAATGATGTTCTTTTCTTAGCTTTTAATAAATCTAATGTTGATAGTTTAAAAACTAAGGTCATGGAAGGTGTTGAAGTTAAAACCTTACACTCGTTAGGGTTCCAAGCTTTGATGTCTTTAGGGAGGAGAAAAGTAGATGAAAATAAGATTCCAAATCTTGTAAGAGAAAATATAAAGAAATACAATATTCCTGTGAAACTTCAAAACGGTTTTATCTACAAGATAGCTAAATTAGTTGATTACATTAGGAATAATTTTCTTGAACATAAACATGAGGTGATATTTGATTCATGTTTCATGCATGGAACTTTATACACAGAAGAGGAAATTAAATGTGCTATAGAAATACTTGAATTATCAGAAAGAGCTAGTTCTGTAGATTTTATAGACATGATTTACTTACCTGTAAAGTTCAATTTGAAAGTTAAGAAATTTGATTACGTTTACATAGATGAATGTCAAGATTTATCTAAATTACAACAACTTCTATTTCTTAAGACAAAGAAGGTCGGTGCTAGACATATAGCAGTTGGTGATGTAAATCAAGCCATATACGGCTTTGCAGGAGCAGACGTAAATAGTTTCAACAACCTGAAAAATCTACCTAATACAACAATCTTACCACTTTCAGTTTGTTATAGGTGTAAAAATAATATAGTTGATTATGTAAAACCTCTGGTATCTGAAATAGAATCATTTTCTAATTTGGATGAAGGGATAATCAGGGATGGTTGTATTAGTGAATTAACTTCTGGAGACCTTGTTCTTTGTAGAAATACAAAACCTTTGTTCGAACTTTCAATGTTACTTTTTGAAGATGGGAAAAAGAGTTTTATAAAAGGACATGAATTTGGGAAAGAAATGGTGAAGATGTTAGTTGAAACAAAAGCCATAATGAAGTCTGCTGCCAAAATAAAATTAGAATATTCTCTTGTTAAATTGGAAAATAGATTAAGGAACTTTGGCATACCAGACCCAAGCAGAACAAATGTTTACAAAAACCTTTCAGAAAAAATTGATATAATTGTTAATGTGTTGTTTAATTACACAACAACAGTTAAACAAACTATAGACATAATAGAGGATTTATTTAGTGAAAAGGTAGAAAGTAACAGAGTTACACTATCAACAATCCACAGGTCGAAAGGGTTTGAAAGTAAAAGAGTATTTGTTCTTAACAGAGAACTTATGCCAAGTAAACAGGCTGTTACAGATTGGGAAATTCAACAAGAAAAGAATTTAGAATATGTTTGTTATACAAGAGCAATGGATGAACTTGTTTTTGTAACCTTACCAAAAGAATAGTATGAATAATAATGAATTACTTGCTAACGATAAATTAACAGACTTAGAAAAACAGGCAATTAAGGATTGTGAGTTTGAAATAACTGACGTACGAATGTTCTTAGAGTATGTTAATGACCTCAAACTTGCAAAAGAAAATGACCATTATGTTGCTGTTGATGGTACTAAATATAAATTAGACGCTCCTTTTTCTGTTGTGATGTCACAATCTTCTGACCTTAATGATGAAGAAAGTGAATTACTGCTTGCTAAATACAAACAATTTATGGTCTTAAGGAATTCTTGGGTTCGTAAATTAAAGTTGAGTGTGAACAAAAAAAGCAACGTAGAAGTAGAAACAACACAACAAAGAAATGAAAAGGTTGCTTCTACAATAATGATTGCAAAGAAAGCTATTATCTTAGAGTTATTTTCTAAACTTTATACTGTTAAAGAGGTTTATATTAAACTGAAAGATTTAGGATTTAAGTATATAACAGAGAATTTAGTTTCAACTTTTTACACTGATAACATAGATGAAATCAGGAAATTACAGGAAAAGTATAAAAGTGACTACACACATTTAAGATTAACCTCAAAGACTTCAAGGGTTGAGGAATTAACAACTCTTTATGTTAAATTAAAAAGCAAGTATGAAAAGTCAAACCATAGGGATGACCATAAAGCTTTAATACAGACTTTAGATGCCATAAGAAAAGAAGTTGAGGGTGATAAATTGACAATCAATGGTAACTTAGGAATTCAAATTCAAACTGAAGTATCTCTACATGTACGTCAAGAGATGATGAAAGGAGTTCCACTGAAAGAAATTATCATCGGTAGGTTATCAGCTCGTTCTGGAATAAACCCTTTAAATATCATCTCAGAATTAAATTCTTCGTACTATTCTAAATACAACAGATTAGTTTCTGGTGGTGAAGAAGTAGATTACGAAGAGGTTATTTTACCAAGCTTACAAGTTTATGATTTTGAAAAAATCAAATCTGCAAATTTAGCTACAGAGGAAACTTTAAGAAGAGAGAAAATAGAATTTAAAGAGAAGATGAAACAAAAAGCTTTAGAAAATCAACAAGAAGGAGATTCTGTTTCATCTGATACTGTAAAAAATAACCTTAGGAATATTTTGATGAAGAAGATTGAAATGCAATCAAAACTTCTGTCAGATAGTAGAAATTCAACAATTTAAGATATGCAATCATTTGACGGTGAACAACAACCATCCATAAAGTTCTTTCACTTAAGAGGTGTAGATTTCCAGATATCTCCTAAAAATATTAGGAGTATAATGAAACAACACACACACGATACTATGTGTGACATAATTCTATACCAGATAGTTGTGAATTACTTAGATGGTGAACAAATTGTTGCTTCTTTTGAAGAAGAAAGTGTTAGAGACGCTGAACATGAAAATTTTCTATCTAAAATGGTAGAAAACAATTGTGAATTCGTTTAACAGCGTTTAGTAAATTGAAAGTTAAATTAACCATAAATTAAATTATTATGTCAGAATTGTTCAAAAGTTTAAAAGACGAAATCGAAGCAGTTGAAAAAGACGTTGAAGCGAATAGCAAAGGAAATGTTGCTGCTGGAACAAGAGTTCGTAACTCTATGCAAAAGGTAAAAAACCTTGCTAATGAAATTAGAGTTGCAGTTTTAGAAGCTCGAAAAGAGAAAACAAAAGCTTAACGTAAAATAGAAATGGTAGGAAGTTTTGATATTTCCTACCATTATTTTCATTTATGAGAGTTAGGTGTGTAGACGGTTACATAAGGGAATTTATCCCAATGACAGGTGTAAAATATCCTATTGACGCTTCAAAAGATTTTAATCATAACAGGTTTGTTCAATCGAACTCTCCAGCTTATTGTGACCATTGTAGAGCAATTCTTGGGTTTATAGATGTGAAATCTGAAGAAGCAAGGAAACATACTTGTAATAAACATTATGTACATGAAAATAATGTGAAGAGGTTAAATAGGTAGATATGGCTCATAGAAGAATAGTAACAGTTGTAGATTGTGAAACAGGAGGTTTAGACAAAGATGAACATCCTATAACACAGGTTGCCATGTTGAGTTTTTATTTGGATAATTTATCTGTAATAGAAGAGTATTCAAGTTTTATCAAAGTTTATGGTGGTTTGACAATAGACCCAATTGTTTTTGAGAAAACAACAGTAACACCTCAAGATGTTGCTAATGGTAAAGAACATTGGAAAGTTGTTGAAGAAATGATTGCCTTTTTCAAAAGGAATAATTCACAAAAAGGTAAGAAAAGAGGGAATACTGTCCTCCTTGGGCATAATATAGTTGGTTTTGATAGGGAATTCCTAGAGTACATTTTTTTATTAAATGGGTATGATATTTATGATTACATTTCTGGAACTTTCATAGATACATTACCGAGGTCTGAAGAGATTTGGCCAGAAGAAGATAAACATAATTTGACAATCGCTTGTTCAAGAGCAGGAGTTAAATTAGTTGGTGCTCATGGAGCAATAGCTGATGTAAGAGCCAACTATGACTTATTTTGTTACATGGTAAAAACACAGAGAAAAGGTTTGAATAATAAATCACAAGAGGATTCTAAAGTTAAAACTGAGAAAGTGGCAAATTTTTTCAAATTCTAAAATGGATATAATTAACAAGAATATAGTTCAAGGTGCCATACCGTTCGATAAGTTAGATGACTGTCTAAGAATTACTTTGGAAATAATTGAAAATCTTGACGACTCAGGTTTGTCACAATTATTAGGTGGTTCTGAAGGTGATGTAGACAGGTTATTACAGGATTTGGTTACTGAAACATACAGTACAGTTTATGGTAATTTCAAACACTCAAATTCTGAATTAAGTTACAACCCAATAACAAATCTGTATTTAGATAAATTAACAGATTCATTTGAAGAAACTTTAAGAGTTGAAAGTTTGACATATTTCATAAGTTCAGTTATGCCTGAATTTGAAATGAATTGGCACCATATAGAATGGGCAGAAACTTGTCAAGCTTTTAAGTATATGTGTATTCTGGCAGCCAGAGACCATGGTAAAAGTCACTTCTTCTCCAATGCATATCCTATATGGAAATTGTATAGGTACACAAAAGATTCAAAACGAAGAGAGTTAAGTACTGTAGGAAAGGAAGGTTATCTATTCAGTTTCGCCAAAGGTCAGTCAACAAAATTACTTAGAACTTTAAAAACAACAATTCAAGAAAATGAATTGTTAAGAGAGAAGTTATTACCAGAAACAAGAAGTGATGGGAATTGGGCAGAAACAAGGATTGTATGTAAGAACGGTTCAACAATCACTTCTTCTTCTGCCGGAGCATCTACTCGTGGTGCCCATCCACATTTTATAATAGTAGATGACTTTTTACATGAATCAAATTTATATTCTGCAGAACAAAGAAATAAATACACAAGTTATTTCTATTCTGTTATAATGAATATGATTGTCCCACAAGGTGATGTAAAAGTTGTTGGGACTCCTTTTCATGCTGAAGATTTATATGGTCAGTTAAAGAAAGACAAAATTTTCTATTATGCTGAATACCCAAGTATCTTTCCAGATGGTAAATTATTATGGAGGAATAGGTATAATTTTGACACACTTTATAATAAAAAGGAATCACAAGGTTCTGTAACTTTCTCAAGAGAACACTTAGTTAGACCTGTTTCAAATGATTCAAGTTTATTCCCATACAATATCTTACAGAAATCGTTGGTTGGTATGGATAAATTTGAAATGTGTCATAACATAGAAAGTTTCCCAATATCTTTTGAAAGAGTTGTTATAGGAGTCGATTTAGCTATTTCTGCAAATGTGGGAGCCGATTATACTGTTTATACTGTTTTAGGTTTAGACGCTTCAGGTGATATTTGGTTAATTAACCAATACAGGATGCATGGTAAAAGTTATTTAGAACAATTAGGAAAGTTGAGAGGTTTAAATGTAGACTTCAAACCAGACATAATTGTTATAGAAAGTAACGGATTTCAAGCAATGTTCTGTCAGGCAGCAGATAGTGAAGGGTTACCAATTGTACATGAAGCTACAAGTGCAAAAAGCAAAAATGACTTGAAAACTGGGATTCCAGGAATGTCTTTACTATTTGAAAAGGGTAAAATAAAAGTCCCTATCGGAAGTGAATACAGTAGGAATATCAAAGATATCTTGTTTAACGAACTTACTTCTGTTTCATATACTAATAAAGGTATTTCAGCAACAAGTGGGCACGACGATACAGCAATGTCTATGCATCAAGCAATTAAAGGAATTTACTTAATGAACTCTGGTTTCGGAGTTGAAATGATTTAAACAGCGTTATATTCATTATGAAAGATGTTATATTTACAATCGTATTACTTATAATGTTACAAGTTATTGTTACAACTTTTAATCATTATAATTTATATTATGCCTTAATTCCTGTGGGCATTACAATAGCAGGAGTTTACTTATATATTAAACGACAAACAAAGTCAAAATCAAATGAAAAAAGTAGCATTTAATTTGGTCATGCTCTTAGGAGCAATCATGTTGTTATCCTCTTGTAATGATTGGGTAAAACCTAACCACGAAGGTGTAATGATGGAAAATTATGGTAAGGATGGTAAATCTGATTTCCATAGAGTAACAGGAAAAGTTGCCACTTGGACTGCTGGAAGTGAATTATTTCAAGTTCCACTTTATGAACAAAAAGGTGATTATGGTGATAAATTAACAATAAGTTCTACAGATAATACCGATTTCTTTGTTAGTCCTATCTATACTTATAGAGCGAAGGTTGGTCAAGGTATAAATATTGTTTTCAATTATAAACATTTAGGAGATAATATAGACCTCGATATGATTGAAGACCAAATATTAGACCCAAGAATCAAAGATATTTCCAGAGAGATTTCTAACTCATTATCGGATGAACAATTAATGAACAACGGTGGTAAGTTGAAATATGAGAAAATGTGTACAGATTCTCTTAGAAAGATATTTGACAAGGCTGGGTTCGAATTACTAACATACTCTTCACAACTGTCGTTCACACCAGAAATGAAAGCTAAAATTGCTGAAAGAAACAAGGTTGAAGGTGAAAGTGCGATATTAGATAAAAAGTTAGCTAACACCAAGAAAGAAATTGAACTTGCTAATTTAAACTCTGAAGCAAGTAGAGCAAGGTCATTAGGTGTAACAGCGTTATTACTTCAAGAAAGAGAAATAGCTATAAAAGAAAAAGCTATAGAAGGTTGGACGAAAGCTGGATGCCCTATGCCTCAGTATGTAACTCAATCAGGTTTCTACGATATGATAAATATCAAAAAATAAGACACTAAATCTCAAACCTCTAGGAAACTAAGTTTGAGGTTCAACCTATATTTCAATCGGAAATATAAACCATGTAGGGGCATGGCGTTTGGTAACTACGTATTTCGAAAGATAAAATAAGTTGCAAAATAATATCAAAACAACCGTACTTCTTGTGTAAGAAACTTTAACATAAAGATTAGTTTGAAAGTCACATCACTAACAAACTAATGAAATATTGTAAGTCGCAATTTTCAATATTTCATGTTTTAGTTAATGGTTTGACTCCGTTAGTAGGGTTGTTTTGATTTATGAAAATTAAAATAATTAGAGAGGAGAAAGGGTGTAATACCTTCGTAAGCACCACCCAGAATGGTAAGAACTCAACCAAAGAAGAGTTATGTCTAATTATAACAGCTTTCTAGCTTAATGGATAAAGCACTCATTTCGTAATGAGGATACAGGAATCGAAAACTGTAAAGGATGGGAGTTCGAATCTCTTGAAAGCTACAATTCCTACTTGAAGTAAGTAAATATTAACAAACTTGGAGTTACAGGAAATAAAATTAGTTGTTAACCTAATTTATTTGTTCTTGTCTGTTCTATAACAATCAAGTGACGAAAATGCAGAGAAATGTCTGTGTCAGGTAAATTAGGAAGAATCTAAGCCTATCAGGGATTGATGTGACTTTGTGGAAATGTTCTTAGTAACTATACAAAGATGGTCTGAACTGATTAACAACTAAAATCTTAGACCTATGTGAAAACAAGTCTAAGGTTCTTGAAATAAACAAAACATGTAGTTGAAACTTTTATGTAAAAAGTGGTTTATTTAAAGATACAGGTGTACAGTAGTCTGAAATTCAAGTGAAGCTGACTTGGAACTGTACTTAGCAATTTACATAAGTTGTTAAGGTTCTGGTGTAGCATAGTTGGCGAGTGCCGTCCTTTCAGTGGGAGACAGAGGTTCGAATCCTCTCACCAGAGCAAAAATAAACAAACAATGTAGGAGTTATTTGCCTACACTTAATGTCCTGATTGTAAGTGTACCGTCCAAGTCGACAAATTACGGAAAGGTATCCTCAAAGAAAAGCTATAAGTCGTAAACTTTAGAAGAGTAACGATGAAGATGTGAGTACAGAACCTTGATAGTAATTATTGATAGGTAAGGGAGTTTGTTTATTTTTAATATGGTTCTGTAGACGTTTAATGGTTCTAAACGTCGAAATTGGATTCTTGATGGTTTCTTGTTCACAAATAACAACATCCTAGGTAGTTAAATGTAACATGTAAGCAAGTAGGGAATGTTGTAGGTTCGATTCCTACCAGAATCACTTAAATTTAATTATTTTATGAAGCAAGGGAAGTGTGAAGAAGGTTTTTATGTAAATTTATTCGATTTAACAGACAAAAGGTTATATCCTCATGGTAAAGTAACAAGACCAATAATTGAAGAAATGAGGGTTTTGAAAAACATGAATTTAGCATATCACGAAGAGATTGTTAAAAATGTTCAGAAGTACAATGAATTAAAGGAAAAATTGAACGATGAGTTTGGTATCCGTGTTGTTGTAGCAAAAATCTCACCAAAGAGAAAACTTAGAATAGAGGAATTAGAGTTGTTAAAGAAAACAAAGTAAATTACATAACAGCGTTGATTACTTTGAAAAATTTAATCAATTTAATCATGAAAGTTCAGCTGTTAAGGGAAATAAGAAGTAAGTGTAAATACTTCTTTGAGAAAGGTTATTTTTGTATTATTTACAAAGACAATGTTCGTTCAATACCATTTTTCCACGCTTACCACGTAGACAAAGACCAATATTTTTTTGAAAATTACATTAACAGTTTTGCAAGAGTCATGAGGTCTAAAAAGCTTGAAAAATTAGCAAAACAAAAATTAATCGCTCGTTTGTCAAAGAAACATAATCTTAAGTAACAATGGGACTACCAAAAATTGATTTCGATACAATGAGAAGTAATTGTATTCAAATACACCAAGAGATATCTGAAATGTTTCAAGTTGCTCACTACATAGGTGTAGATTTACATTTACTTGTAAGAAGTGCTGATGAATTAAAGTCACATGAGCAAACAAGGTCTTGGGATGGAATGGGACGTTTCGCAAAACAAGTTTACGATGACAATAAAACTTGGGATATCTTACCAGAAAAGTTGTTTGTACATCATCTGAAAATAGATTGGGTAAAACAAAAAGCACAAGATTCACTTCTGGATTGTTATTATCATTTAGGTGGGAATAATCTTTACTTAGCAGGAAAACAACAAGATACTGCAGAGGAAGTAACAGGATTACAGGAAGCTTTTAACAGAATAGATTCAAGGTTAAAAGGAATTGCGGAAGGAGACTTTCTTTCAGATTATGAAAGAGGTGTTTTAAAGACTCTAAAAGATACAAAGAAGATGTTAGAAATGCTTCTGGAAGGGATAGGAAGGTTAAATTTAGAAATTCTATAACAACAGAAGAACTTGATAAATTAGGAATAAATTGCAAAACAAAGTTATAATTTATCATGGAAGACATCACTTTGAATTGGGAGCCGAGGGCAGAACAAATATTGGTTGTAAGTAAGTTTATAAAGTTAATAGAACTAAACAAGAAATTTTTAGTAGCAGAAATGCCAACAGGAGTAGGTAAATCTTATGCTATACAAATGATGGCGAGACACGTACAGGAGTTAAATCCAAGTGCAAAATTCGACATATTAACAAACACCAAGATATTACAAGACCAATACATATCAGATTTCAGTTATCTAAGAAGCTTAAAAGGTAAGGAAAACTACATATGTACAGACCATGAAGTAGAAAACTGTTCAGTTGGTCAAGAATTAATTGCTTCAGGTGAAGAAGTGCAATGTTACTCATGCCCATATAAGATAGCAAAGAAGGAATACATGGAATCATCGGTAGGAGTATTGAACTTCAACCTTTTCCTAAGTTTATATTGTAACAACCCAGCATTCATAGATGAAAGAAATGCAAAGATACTGTTTATAGATGAAGCACATTTATTCGAAGAAACATACTCACACTATGTAGAATGTTTCATTTCAACAAATTACTTGGCTTCATTAGGTTTGGAAGTAACAAAAGAAACAGAAAACAGATTAAAAACAATAACAACAATAAAACAATTCGCACTCTTTATAGAACAAGAAGTAAACGAATTAATAAGACAACAAAACAGCAAATTAAACCAACAACTAGAAATCTGTGTAGGTAAGAATAAAAAACAAACCCTACTAAAGAAAATAAAAAACATCTCATTTCTACAGTTAAAAATAAACAGATTCCTGGATGATAATGAAAACTGGAGTAACAATTGGATACTAAATAAGGAGATAACAACGGACGGAACTGTTTTAATTAAGGCAAAAGTCATCTGGGGAACCAATTATCTACCACAACTATGGGAAAAATACGACCACATAGTTCTACTTTCAGGTACTATTTTAGATAGAGTAATGTTCTGTAAAATTATGAACATAGACCTAACAACATCCAGCTTCCTAAGTTTAGAATCACCATTCGAAGCAGAAAAAAGGAAGATAGTGTATTCGCCAATAGGGAAAATGAACTTCGAAGGTATAGAAGAAAACTATCACAAGCTACTAAAGAAAACCATAAGGATAGTAAGGGAGAACATAGACTATAAAGGTATAATCCATACAGGGAACTATAAGGTTTCTAATTGGCTTAAGAGAGACCTGTTACAAATAGAAGATTTAAAAGACAAATTTATCTTCCACGACTCCACAGATAGGGAAACAGCGTTAAACAATCATATAGAGTCTGAAAAGAAAACAGTGCTAGTATCACCCTCAATGGTCAACGGTGTAGATTTAAAGGGAGATTTAGCAAGATTTCAGGTGTTAATGAAGATACCATATCCTAGTATGGCTGATGAGCAAATCAAAAGGAGAATGGAATCAAATGAGACGTGGTATGGTTGGAAGACACTTTGTGATGTTATACAGCTATGTGGTAGAAGTACAAGAAGTAAAGACGACTGGAGTGTAACTCACATATTAGACAGCAATTTCAGCAACCTTATCCATAGGAACAAATTACCAAAGTACATAAAGGATTCAATAGAAAATGAGTAGTGAAGTAAAGGAGAGAAGTGAAAGTGAAAAGCAATTCCATTTCTTACAGGTGGTAACTCATACCAATAACCTGTATTGTTCTATGAAGGATTTCGAGGAGCATAGTTCTCTAAGGAATAATGTGAAGAAGGATTTCAATTTAGCCACAAAGCATTTGGATAGGTTTCTTACCAGCATAACCAAAAACGCAGACTTCAAGTTCTATGAGAGCATACAGGAAAGGAGTAAGGAAGTAGACCAAATCACACCTTACCTTTACGCTATGGATTTGAAATGTCTGAAGGAAGTAAAGGAACTTGTTATAGGATATTACCAGAACAAGGTTAAAGAAATAGAATTACAAAGGTATAAAGAGAGAAATACCTAACAAACAAACCCTGAATTATCTTAATGGTAGAGTACTCGTCCTATTGTTCGAGGTGTCCAAGTTCGATTCTTGGGTTCAGGGCAAATATCGTCATTTAAAGCTTCAAAAGTTCCAATTCATATAAGTGTATGAAATTTAATATAGAAGCTTGTGGAGTACGATAAAATAAGTGAAAACAATAGATTATTCATATAGTCATGGGTGGTAAAAGAAAAAAGATTGACGTCATAATAACTTTAGAAGTTGACAGTGATATGCCGTTACACGTTACTAGGGATTATGTTTACAGTATGGAACAGAATAACAAGAAAGCAGAAGCTTTTCAATCTATTTCTGAAATCTTAGGCATAGAAGTTGTTGATGAAGGGATATATTTTGAGGATAACATGATGTAAAAAGTCCTCCCACGGCAGATACATCGAGAAAATTTGTAAATCATGACAAACGAAGATATAAAGCAACATCTTTTAAATGCTGGTGTTAGAAACTTGAAGGAATTTGGGTATGAATATGTAACAACAGAGTCTATAATAACAGATGAGGTTTACAAAATGATGTTTATCCCTATGCTTAAAGAGAATTTAGGTATGGGTAAACAAATTGATGAAGTTATAAATTCAATTCTGTCAGAAATAAAGTAAAAAGTCCTCTGATGGTGAAATCCATCGAGAAAATTTATAAATCGTCAAAATAACAATATGAAAAGTCCTTGGATAACAATAGAACCTGATTGTCAATTACCAGAAGCTGGGGAATATGTTTTAATAGAAACAAGCCATGGGAGTTTCAAAGTTTCAAGATTCTCAGATAGGGATATAACAAACGGAAGACATTTACCAAGAAGATGGTTCTTTAGAAGTGATTCACAACAATATTCAACTGTAAGAAGATGGATGAGAATCCCAGAATAAGAGTTAGAGTTTTCACACGTAGTAAGGAATCTAAACAACAACAAAAACGATTTGAAACAGATAAACCGATAATGAAAAGTTGGTTTATGGATTCTAGTTTGCCTTACAGATTCTCATATTACGAAACAACCTTACAATCAAATTATTTCAGACTAGCACCTCCTAAAGAATAACAAATGGAAGATTTCAAACAAATAAAGAACAAACTGAGAGTTGTACACTTTCCTCAGGTTGGAGTAAGTAAGAATTTCGCTGTAGAAGTGAAAAGTGAGAGAGAAGCTTACTTGGTTCTTAACACTTTAGCAAATCAACACCTGTTTCTATACGAAAACAAGTTCATACCAGATTACTCAAACATAATCTTGGTTGAAATGTATAATGAAGAAATTGACGAAGAAACAAAACAACCATATGGTTGGGAAGATTATTTCAATGATGAAATGGGTTTCGAGTGGGATGATGTAGAATTGTATTTCTCAGAAAAAGAACAATCTAATGGTTAGTGAACTGAAAGTAAAAGCTGTAGAATTACAAAAACAGCTTGAAGAAACTCAGGAGCAAATTTTAATCGAAACTGCAGTTGAGAAATTAAGAAATGAATCTGTAGGTGTTACTAACAACATGTTACAAGATGTTGTTATGTACAAGTTAGCAGGCATAAATCCAGAAGAAAGGTATATGTTGCAGTTCAAAATTAATGGTAAAACAAAACAAGTTCGATTTTCAGTTTCACATTCAGAAATGTTGTTCTCTAAGGAAGTTGAACATATTATTGCAAAAGCAATGTTTGAAGAAATATTGAAGTCAGTTTCATTACAAAATTTCTAAGTATGAAAGTTGTTTGTATAGACGATACTCACAAGCCAGAAGAAGTGAGGTCAACAAATTGGATTAAGAAAGGTGTTGAATATACTGTTGCTAAACTTATGAAGAATAAGTTGACAGGTGTACAATACTACCAATTAGAAGAAGTAAAACCTGACGCTCCATATGGAGGTTACAGGGTAAACAGATTTGCTATTCCTGTAGAAGAAATAGAGAAATTCTTTGAGATGTTTGAAGTAGGTGAGAAATCACAGGAAGAACTTCTTGAACTGTTAAAGGAGAAAGGGATTCTGGAAGAGGAGTTAGTTTATGACAGTCTTCAAGATGGAGTTGTTAAGGTAGAAAAGTGGATTCATAATCTACAATAGAAATATGGAATTTTCATTACCAAAAGGTACACATATTGATGTTGTTAATTCTTATGAAAAAGCTAAAGAGAAAATTATAACTCTTGAGAATAAGAAACGAAAATCAAAAGCTGATAAAATAAAGTTGTTAGATTTAAAAATTCGTTTAAAGAGAGAATTGGGTTTTCATTTTAGAATAGGAACTCAATCAGAACTTGATGAACTGATAAAAGAAAAATTAAAATTAGAAAACAGCGTTGTTAAAGGTAACAATAACAATTCATAACATGAACTTCAAAGATTACAATAAGGAAAAGGATTCCTCAATATTGGAGAAATTAGGAATCACATTTATTTTGGCATATTTGTCATTTCTAGCAGTCATAACAGTTGTACAATTACTTGGTTTAGAATTTTAGTATGTCAATAGAATTAGATTTAACTATAATCATGAAGAATCAAATTGTGATTATGGAATGTCTTCAGAAGATGGATAAATTTTCAGACGCAAGGTTGAAACTTTTAGATGTTCACATAGACAGGTCACATACCAGAGTAAAACAACTTGAAATATTAGCAACCCTTAATAACAACAAATAAAATGTCTAAAGAGAAAATTAAAGATGGAACAGTTAAGTTCGAGAATGGCGAACTGTTAAAGTACAATGCTGTAAAAGGAATCTGGGTGAAACACGACCCTAATGAAATTAAGAAGGTTATAGAAAACGATTTCTAATGAAGATTGGTGTATCCTTGATTAACACTGAAAGGAAATAAAATAATAAAAAACAGCCTTTTCCTATAAAAGGCTGTTTTGTTGTTTAAAAGAAAAGAGTTACCTTTGTAATGTTAAGTAACAAAGCTTAAACATTTAATCATTTAATCTTATGGCAACCCAAGAAGAGATAAACTACATAACATCTCAAATCAAAGTGAATAATTATTTACTCTTCAGCGTACTTGTTTGTACAGGTCCGTTTTGGAAGAAAGCTTTTTTCGGAGTAAAAGATGGATATGCAACTGGAGAAGCTATCTCTAATACAAAAATCTATATCTCATTAGAAGAGATACTCACTTTAATTAAATTTGGTGTAATAAAATTAACACTTTAATCTCATGGGAAATTCTGCCATTCAAAGATGCTACTGGAATAACAAAGGTAGGTATCAAAATATTTATAACAAGCTGAACAAAGAATTGGTTCCAAGTTCAGGTTCACCAGTTACAGTTCAAGGTGAATTAATTAGGGCAGTTGGAAGGTTGTACTACGATTACTGTAACAATGGTAATTGTAATGCTAAGGATGAAAAGTGGGAGTGGGTAGGTACAGGAACATATGAAACCTATTGGGATGAAGAATTAGAAGAGGAAGTACAAGGTGAGGAAGAAGGAGAAGAGGAGTGTGTTGATATCAGCTTAAACAAGTTTTACGAAAGCTTTTTACGTTTAATCAACGAAGTAATACCAGAAACAGAAGAACTTACTCAGAATGTAGCAGATGTTATTTGTCAAGATTCTGCTTGTACTTTCACAGGTGGTGAACTACAAACTTATATTGATTTAACCGACAGGGTTGTTAGTTGGGTAGCAAGAAATAAAAACACAGAATTAACTTTCCCAACTTGGTATGACAAGGATTAATTGTGGTATTCCTCCTCAGGAATTAAATAGCAAACATTTATTTGCTGAACTAAGGGAAATGAAAAGAATTCCCAATTGTATTTTGAAAGGTAGGTTTAATCTGGATAACCAACCAAAAGAATTTACTTTAGGTACAGGTCATGTGAAGTTTTTCTATGACAAACTTCTTTACTTGAAGAATAGAAATGACGAACTGTATAAGGAATGTCTTAACAGAGGAATTAATGCTACTGATTACTCCGGAACTTATTTAGAAGCAATTAAAAGCTTTCCAGAATTCGCTAATGATTACATACCAACAGAAAGAGACCGTATGATTATCAGAGAAAGGATTGAGGAAAGGTTGAGTGGAAAATCTGTAGAATCTTCAAGTAAGAAAACTTCAGAACAGGAATCTGTAGAAGATAAGAAAGAGCAAATTGAAAATTCAATATTTAAGATGAGTTTACTGCCGTATGTTGACTACCAATTTCCTAAAGTAGGAAAAGGTGTAGAGAGGTTAATAAACCTCCAGAAGTTTCAAAAGGAGTAGAATTCAAAGTTCATTGCTATATGTGAAGAACCGAGGATAGTGGGAGGAAGGTTATTTGAACCTCACTTCTTTGACAATATTGTTATGGGAGTTGATTTAGCTTCTACAGAACCAGATAGAACTGTGACAATAATGTTAAAGAAAGATTTTTACGGAACAGAAAGGATTTTACAAAATGCATCCTAAAACAAGTGAGATTATGTTTGAAAATGATTTCACTTCACAATTCTACGAGAAACTTAAACAACTTATAAAAATGAAACTGTCAGAAATAAGTAAAGGTCAAGAAGTAAATTGTCCAGATAAAGGTAAGGGGACTGTAATCAAGAAAACACCAAAAACTTTAACAGTTAAGTTTGAGTTTTCAACAGTGAAAACAACTTATTACGATAAGGATTTTGAAATCAATTACAATTAAAACAGCCTTTTCTAACTTAAGACTGTTTTCTTTGTAAAATTAAAAGTACTACCTTTGTAATGTTAAAAATTTGTTAATCATGAAAAGTAACATCTACCACAGAATCATGAAGTTCAAATGGGATAGTGATTATATGTTCAAAAAAGGAAGTTCTAACACTTCAGTTAGAAAAAGAGTTAAGAGAAAACTCAAAGCAAAGTCAAACAGGTTCTTAGATAAAATTTATAGCAATGAAATTACCGAATAAAATCAACTTAGAAGGAAAAGACAATTCTGCATTCTTCAAATCAAAACACGGTCTGTACATGGAAGTATTTAAAGATAAATCCAAGCCAGCAGTGTTTATTTCAAAAGCAGAGTATATTAGGGTGAATGCTATCAAAAGTATAATGAGTAAACAACCTTGGTATTTAAGATTACTGTTAAAGTTTAACCAATACAGCTTCATAGAAAACCTGTATTTCAAATTGTCAGTGTAATGGAAAGTAATATCCAAGAAAATAACAATCTTGCTGAACTTTGTCAAAGGACTATCATAGAAGACAAACTTCACAGACTCCTTTTTAACAAGAAAGTTAGGATAATAGAGCAAGGAGCTGTTAGTGCTGTAATGGACGCTTCTGGTAATCTTCTATCTACACATAGAACTTATTCAGCAAGTCAAATACAAAATCTACAGGTGATAGACAAATTAATCAATGAGAGGATTAATCTTATTCGTACTGATTACGGTTTTGAACCTGTGAAACTTGAAGAACAAAAATACGAAGAGAGAAAGGTATGATTGCTGTATTTTGTCACAACCAAGTGCATTTTGAGGAACTTAATGTTTCTCCTAAAAGCCAATTCAAAAGAATCCTTAATATCCATGATGTTAGGAAACATAGAAATTTCACAGGAATGATTAGGATTGGTGCTTTCTATAATAACAAAACTGTAGTGGAAGCCTACGATGAATTTCAAAGGAGATTCCCTGATTTATGTAAAGATGAGTAACATTAGAATTATAAAATATAAATTTCACCATGACTAACAACAAAGTAGAAATATTGTTCAAAAACTTTGGGAAAATCTATTTCCAATTTAGAGAGGAGATTCGTCAGATAATGGATACTCACAACAATACAGAATCAAGATTATCTGCAGATTACAAAGAATCAAGTAGGTATAGATTGGCTGTAAAGTATCAAAGTTTAGTCCCATATTGCGGAGACGGTTGTAGTGAAAAAGTAGCAAAGGAAGCTTTTGCTTTAATTGAGCAATACTATAACCAAATGTCACAAATAGAGCATAGTGAGAAGACTAGTAGAACAGTACAGTTATTTGGTTTACAACATTCAGAATTAAAAGACGGAACACTTTACTTTGTCAAAAGAAAAGAGTGTGGTTCTGATTACATTATAAAATTCAACTTTTATGGTGTTTTAGACCTACGTCGTAAGAAATTCATGAACTTGCAGTTAGTCCTTTCACCAGATGATATTATTTCTACAACTTCCTATGAACAGGATATTCAGTATAACACTTTAGCAGAACAATTTAAAATTGAAGATGAAAACAAGTGTAACATAAATACACAAAAAGGTGAAATTTATGATAGAAATAATTGGTGTATTTGGGTTACTGAAAATCAGATTTTTGATGTATTTAGCCATGTATCACAACACTTACCTACAAACTTCCCAGATATCAAGAGTCAACACTTTATTGGTAAGTTGAATGGTGAATGGACAATGAAAGAGACTGCTTTCACTGCTAAAACTATTTCATTGTTAGAGTTACCTTTCATTGTTCAACCTGTGAAGGAAGATACCAAACAAATTGGTGCAAACAGACCACCATTAGGTTTAATTCCTTTGAAAATTCACAATGAAAAGCGACATACAGATGTGAGAAACACAATCATCAGGTATGTTGAAGCAAACTTACCTCTGAAGCAAGAGTGGATTGAAGAATACAACGAATATCTATAATAATCAGGTTATGAACTACAGAGAAAGTCTTGAGAATCTTAGTGAAGAAGATTACAACAGGTACATCGAAAAACAGATTAAATTAAGGGAAGAAGAAATGAATTCTATTGATGAACATAAGGTTTATGTTGTTCTTCCTGTTGATGATGTTGATTATTTTCTAAGGAAGTTTTTTAATTGGAAACTACAAGGTGGAGTTGCTACTGTAGTTGAGAATGTTGTTGAATCAGAAACTAATGTAAATGGCATACAGAAAGTTTCTACAAAGACTAATGTTAAGTTTTACCAAGCTTTAGTTAAAACAGGAAACTCTATACAAAAATAGGTAACATGAAAAGCAAGTTCAAACATTTGAAGATGGTTTTAAGGTAGTACATTTTACAGGTGTATCATCGGCTGACGTTGCTTTGTGTGGTCAAGATTTGGCTGGGGATAGTGCTGGTTATGAAGGTCATGGTTCATACAGTTCAGCAGAACCAACAAACAACAAAGTTGATTGTGAATATTACTTAAAGATTGTAAATCATTGTAAAAAGTTAAAACTGTGAACTTCAAAGAAACAACTGAACAACTTTATGACAGGTACATGAAGTTCTTTTCAATAGATGAATCTAAATTTTTAGATACTAAATGGACTTCCAGAAGAGTAGACCTTTCAGGAATAGAAAGTGCACTTTTTAATTGTAAGTTGTTCATGAATTTGAATTACCACGGTTTTGCATTAGAAATTCTCAACTCTTATTTATACCGAAGAATAAGAGACTACACAAGGCTCTTAGATTTGAGGGATGATGTATTTGAATCAGATGAAAACCTTCAACAGACCTTCGTAATTCTCTCATTAATCAGAGAAACAAAATTTACTTATAAACTTTGGTTGAATTCTGAGTATCAAATGTACTTGGACACTTTTATTGAGTTTAAATACATAAGTGAGGACAAGTTAAAAGCAAACTACCTATCACCAAGAAACATAATAGAAGCAAAACAGGCTGTTGGGAATGTTATAAATCTTAAAACAACTCACAAGCTATTAGAAGGTGAAGTCATAACAGAAAGGTTATTTAACAAACCTCTGTATTTGTATCCTAAGATAATTATGTCTGACGATGTAAACGAATGGTTTGATTTCCAGAAAAACTTTTCATTCAAAACACACGACAAATTAGTTGTTTCATTATTCTTAAGAATTGATAGAGTTGAGTTAGACTTCTCACAGTTCATGTTACTGATTTCCTATAAAGGTAATGTCTGGGTTCAACAAATAGGAGGAGATTTTAACAACCCATATGGAAAGGGAGTGATTGCTGGGAGGTACAATGAAAAGAAATACCGATATACAGACAAAGAAATCCCATTCGACAGAGAAGGTGGTTTGGAACTTCCTTGGTTTTTACTTGATGATGTAACAGAACACAGAAAACAAGGTAGCCTAAGGAATTCAAAGTACAGTGCTGAATATTACTTTGAGGATTGGCAAAATGTACATCCTTCATATCCTTTTTACTTCTATCACTATGCTAAATTCTTGTTAGATAACATAGACGAATACAAAGGTGATTATGGACAAACAATAAGTTTGAAAGGTTTCATTGACAATCCTAAATTCTTAATAGGGCAACAAGATAATGGTGAGGTTAAATCTGATGACTTTGTTAATTACAAAGGTGTAGATGAATTTTACCAAGACCTGATAGGTACAGCCTTGAAAGGAGTTAAATCTTCTGAACTTACAGTTGTCAATAAAGACGTTGTTAAAAATGACCGTTATTACGACGAGAACTGGGTAGGGACTGTAGATAGGATTGAGAAACTTACACGTTGGTATTTGTTAAATAAAAAGGCTGATTCAGTAAGAGAACATATACAGAAGAACTATAACAGAGACAGGGATAGAGAAATCTTGAGTGACATGTTAAGTCAGAAATTCGAAAGGGTTAAAGAACTTGTTTTTAATTTTGATGAAATTTATGTTAAGAACAATTTTGAAATAGAACAGTTCGGAAGTAGAGGATGTCAAACAAGATTCGACAAGTTGAAGTACAATGTCAAAGGTAGAAAAGAAGGGATTTATTCGACAATTCCTATAGACGCTCCAAATTTGAAAAGAGAAAGGCAAAGGAAAAGAAGTTTTTATGATGAACATTCATTAACTTGTCAATGTTGTAATAAAACACAAAGTTCGCACTTTTACACTTACTTTCACATAAAGAAATGGTCCGACCTTTGTTACATTTTAGATTGTGAAAGAGATGACCTTCCATACGGTTACCAGAATTACCATTACTACGGTTTAATTCCTTACAAAGGGAATACACTTTTACAAGATACAAACCCTTTGTACAACATAACAGACCCAATGAGTAAGGATTATTCAAATGGGATTTACCTGACTTTTAGCTACTGTGGTTGGTGTGCTAAGAAAATCAATAAAGGTAATTATTTGTTGGTAGACGAGGAAAAGAATGTCATCAAACATGAGGTGAACCCAGACCCAAAATCCCACTACAGAATTATAAAACAGTAACAGAGTTAGATTGTTTATGGGAGTTAATGAAGATGAACAAGTTGAAAAGGTTTTAAAATTAACTTCTGAATTATGGGGTGAAATTTTAAAACTTGATATTATTCACAGTTCAGACAATTTAGAGACATCAAGAGATATACATAATATTCAGAACAGGATTATGGCTCGTAAATATCAAATTCAAAATTATAAAAATAATAACAATGGAAACTAAGATAATAGAGTTAAGGTTGAAAATTGATACCTTGAACCAATTGGTAGATGAGTTATGGCAACAACCAAAACCTTCTGGTAAGATAACAATTAATGAATTACACGAAAAAGGTGTTTCAGAATGGTTAAATACAGAAGTGGGAAAGGATTTACCACCAACAATTTCTGAGATGGAGGAAATGTTTAGGAATTCAAATGGTGAATTGTTTATCCCTCTTGACACTGAAGTTGGTTTTATACAAAACACTTCTGAACTTCAACTGTGTTCAAATTCCTTAAGATTAGCAAAAGCAAGATTGGGAAAAATCTTAGGTTTGTTAGGTGAAGCAACCCCATACCAGAATGACGGTAAAAGAGAAACAGTTGCAGATATCGAACCAGCAAGTGATAAAGCAACTCTATCATCACATCGTTATGCTGAGACAATACCTTACATTGCGAAAATTGATTGGTTGAGAGAAGAGGTTGGTAAGACCAGAAAAGAATGTGACGATGTTATTGACGAGATAAATCAAAAACATTCTACACAAGGTGATAGAGAAACTTTTAATCTATTTATTCATTGTTCGAACTGCCTTTCAGAACTTGACAATGCAAGGTTTTATTTAGGATTTGAACTTGGTCACATTAGAGATGGAAAATAAATTTCAGTACATTCAGTTAGAAAATGGTGGAGCCCACGGTATGTCAATTGCAAAAGACGACAAGGGTGAACAGTTCCTTTCTTATCATCGTCATTTTGATGGTGGACATTACATAAGACCTTTAGTTGTAAAGAAAACTGATAAAATTGAGGTCATTGGAGGTTTAATTTTCAATAATGGTGTATATGTACGACCAATTGTAGAAAATATCTCACCGTTGGTTAAAATCATTAAAAGTAATGATGATAATACGAGTCTTGGATTCGACGACCGTTTGAACAGGTTCTTTACAGAACAAGCTGAGATTTGTAAGAAGTGGGGAACAACTTCACCAAATGTGATAATCATTAAAATCAATTAGGATGGTTTTTCAAAGTAACATACATGAGGGACAAAAGTTCTATGTCAAATTAACAGGAAATTTAGCTAGACATAACAAAGATGGTGGTTTTGAAGCTGTAGTTGACAAGGTAGGTAGGAAATATTTTACTCTTAAGGTTGAGGAAAGACCTTGGTTTAAAGAGAAGTTTCATGTAGAAGATTTGACACAAGTAACAAACTATTCTACAGATTATGTTTTGTATAATTCAAGGTGGGATTATGAGAAAATGAATTTGAAACCTAAAGTTATTGACAGCATAACAGAGTTGTTAAAAAGACTTACTTACGAACAAGTTTTAGAAGTTCAAAATTCATTAATTGAGAAATATGTTTAGTATTTTAAATAACAAAGCTAAGGAAATCATCTGTGAGAATATAAAATCTCAGTTGAAACAAATCTACCCAATAGCAGGAAAATGTAGGTACAATTATGTCTGCCATATCAATGCTTTCAATGACGCTAAGAAGAAAGGTCAGAAGAAAATAGTTGCCGGATTTTACATGTACAATGATTCACCTTGTATTCATTTCTACAATATAGATTCTGGAGGTGAGATAACAGATAATACTTTAGGACAGTGTACTTACCAATTCCAGCACTACATTTTTGATTCATTTGATGTTACAAATATGTCAATTTATGATTTAGAAAAGGAATTCGATGCTATAAGAAAAAGAGTGGCAAAAGGATTGCCTTGGTATGTTAGATTGTTAAGTAATTACAGAGCATAATTATGGATAGTAGAGAAGATAAGTTCCGTAAGATAGTGCTTAACAACAGCACAGGATTTACAGAAACCTTTACATCTCAAAATGAGGTTCACATGATAAAAGATGGAGTAAGGATTTGTTATGATATTCTTAAAGACCATTGTTATGTTTCTAAATGTTTTGCTGTAGATGTTTGTACACTAAAATCAAGAGTCTTTAATGTGAATAGTATTGAAGATATTTTGGAAGAACATTTAAAATTTACCACATTGAAGCTGTGTAAATAACAGCGTTTTAAAAACTATGAAGAAATTTGTTATCGAAGAAGAAACTCCATTACAAACTTGGACAAGGAGATTAGATGAAGTATTAAGAACAGGAAATACTTCAAATTCCTGGAATAAATCAATAGACCTTTTTCCAAATCAGTGGAACAAAAGAGAAATGGTTACCTATTGCAAGGTGATGATAAAAGCCATTGAGGAAAACTGTATTTACAAGTTAGTATTCCCTAAAAAATCTGATGAAACATTGAAGATGAAGAAAGTAACAACTGTAGAAGGTGTTGAAACTTCTGAAATCATGGAACTTGGGCAGTTAGGAGTAGAAGTTGACGAATTAGTTGAAAAACATAAACCAAAATCTGTTTCATAACAATGAAGTATTTAATTATTTTATCATTTTCAACTTTACTTATTGTTTTCTGCTACAATCAAGGTTATGAAAAAGCCTTAAGAGACAAACAAATAGAGAAGATTAAGGATTCTACTGCTATAAGTTTAGAAAAAGCTAAGATTCAATTTAAGCTTGATTCTCTTCATACAAAACATTCATGCTGGTCTGATAAAAGAACTAAGAGGTTTCCTGTCAAAGATACTTCTGTTTTAGTTTCTGACGAAGAATACAGACAAGACATTGAAAGGTTTATATCTTTAAACAATAAGTAATATGTGGTGTACAATTCCAGAACCAATTCAAATTAGCATTCTGTTAGTTTCAATTTCATTGTGTGTTTTGACTGTAATCAAATGGTGTTCAACAAAACAGATTACAATTGAAGTGGAGAAGATAGATAATTTTTTGAGTAAATATACTTTCTTTTACAAAGGTATATTTATTTGTACAATAATATCATCTTCTAAAAATGAAGCTGAACAATCTCTTTCTGAATATCTTAAACAACTTAAGAATCTTGACAATAGGTAACATGGAATACACAGAAGAGATTTTATGTATAGCAAGATACATGGGTTTGGAGCCAAAGGAAGGTGTTGCAGCTTCTACAGGTAAGAAATTTTATTTCTACAATTGTCCAAAAGCAAAAGATTACGAGCCATTACCATATTACAATGAGTGGAATGATTTGATGCCTGTAGTTGAGAAAATAAATAAGAGAGATTGGGTTACAATATTTGCTGATTCATGTAGAATTCACTCATTAACAGTTGGTGAGTTTGATACTATAGAAATAGCTTCTGAAGGTGAACCGTTGATTAAAGTTGTTTTCAAAGCTGTACATAAGTATTGCACTTTATTTACAGAACCTTTATTTAAAGTTGGCGAATTTGTTATTCTTGATAACAGACATAAGGTAAAAATAACGGAGATATCACCAAAAGGAATGTTCTTCAGGGTTACAGATGGAGAAGATACTTGGGAAGTTATGTCAAGTCGTTTTACTAAAATAAAAGTATAATCATGTACAAATTCATATTATTAGCTTTACTTGTTTCATGTTCAATGAAGTTACAAACAGGAGTTGTAACAGGTAAATACAAGGTTAAAGGTAAACCTCATTTAGCAATGAAGGTTGGAGGGAAAGTTGTTGACTTAGAAGTTACTCAGCATGAATATGAATCTGCCAAGGTAGGTGAAACCACTACAGTAAAATCTAACAAATAACAGCGTTTAATAGTTCAAGATGATTAATTTGAACATTAAAACAAAATCTGATTTAACGATATCAGAAATATTTGAATTCACAAGTCTTGCTGTTATTAAAGGTCAAGAAGTTATTGAATCAAGAGGGAGGAAATTTAAAGTAATTTCTGATTGTGACGAAAAAGGTTGTACTTATACAATCGAAGAAATTAAAAGTTAATTTGATTTGAAATCTTCAGAGTAATTAACTGAAAGAAAGTGAATTCCCTAAGGGTTGGGAAAGTCACAAGTAGAACAAATACAGTGGGAGGGGAACGACGTCTAAACCGAGGAAACTGTTAAACTTTTAATTGACCACCCTGTAGTTTAATTCGGTGAGAATACTCTGAGCAGAGAGATGTAGGTTCGAGACCTATTGGGGTGGCAAAATTTAATTATTATATGGCAAATCAAATAGACAATCCTAAAGTCTTAATTTTAGACATCAACGATTGTAACCACAAAGAAAAAGGTTTCGATTTACACAACGTAAAATGTAAAGACCTTAAAAGTGAAGCTTTTGGATTATTAAACCAATCTGATATTGTTATTTTCTCAAGTCCTGGAGTTACACCTCAATTACTAAAAATCAAAATGGTAGTTTCAACTACAATGTCTTCTATAAAGATAGAGGAAGAGATTGATAGATTTGTTAAATGTATCGGTGAGGAACTTGCTAAAATGCAATGTTCAGACGTTTATGTAGAAGATGCTCACCAGATAAGAGGTGAGTTATTAGAAATGCAAGTAAAGCTTAGAAAATTCAGAAAGAAATGGTAAGGAAAGGTAAGGATTTAGAATTCATTTCTAAAATAACTGGAGACGGATTAAGCTTGATTCCAGTTTCAGAAGAAATTAAAAACAACGATTTTCACTTAGACAGTGTATTTCAAGTTAATTGTTTGTCAATAACAAACGGTTTGTACATAGCAAGTGGTAGCAGTAGTTACATTGTTAAGTTAAAAGATGATGTAGAAGAGTTAATTCGTTTGACAGAAGAACATCATAAAATCATGAGGGAATATGACGTCCTTGTTTCTGTTTATACAAATGCTTCCGGATTCCTTTGGCAAATAATGAAAGTTAGTTCTGGAACAAGTTTAGGTTGGTCAGAATTCACAGGTGATTGTGAAATGTCTGGGACTTTTACTTCTTATAACAAGGCTATGAAAGACGCTATTGATTTAGTGAAATTAGCAAACCTTAAGAAATTTGAAAGAGCAAGTGCAGGAAGTTTTCATTGGGGGAATTATGCTGGTTATCTACAGTCATTAAGGAAAATGAATCAAGTTTTAGACAAATCAAAAGGTGTTAAAAATGGATAAGGTTTATATTTTAACATTACAAGATTGTGTAGCAAAACCACCTACAAAACTTGGTAGGTATGAAGATACCAAAGATTTGTTTTTAAGGAATGAAGGTGATATCCCAAGAGGAAATGACGTTTACTTTGTAATCTACGAAGAAATTGGTGAAGATTCTTACAGACCTTTGGTTTCACAATTAGAGTTGAACTACAGGAAGGTTAAAATCTTAGAAAATGATTATGAATTCATTGTTTCTTATTACAATGAAAACAGAAAGTTACCTAAAATGAAATCTTACTTTATACAGTGGAATTCTGACGGTACAGAAGGAGGTTGGTTAAATATTGATTGGTATAAATAAAAAACAAAAATGGAAATTATTTTATTAGTGTTGTTATGTACATACTTTGTTTTGAACGGTATGTCAGTAATGTATGTCTTTGATGACAAATCTTTAAGAAGGAAAAATTTGTTGTTACAAGCTTCTATATTCATAGGTTTATCATTGTTTGGTGCCATATTATTCGGTTCAATAATTCTGTATGTAGGTATTGTCGGATTTTGGTATTGGTTTAAAGTAAAAACACAAATCAAAGTTATTTGGGGATGGTACTTTACAGATAAATTTAAGATTATCCCAAGAGAAACTTATATAAGGCTTGTTAAATTAAGAGATATGGGTGAAATGCACCTTCACCGTACAAGTAACTTCATGGAGAGGGTTTTTATAGAAAAAGCTATCAAAAGGTATTTAGACCAGAATCCAATACTTTTACATAGATGTAAAATATGGGTTGGTGACAATATTGAAGATAATGTAAAAATTCAAAGGTTGTTAATAGATTTAGGTTGTTATTGGCAAGTAGGTAACAGCCCAAAAGAATTGTGTGTTAAGAATACAGAAGCTACAGCATTTTTTATTGACAACGATTTAAGATTGACCTATGGTGGTTTTAATGAAAACGGTTTTAAAGAACATCATTATAGAGAAATAGAAAAATCTGAATTATTATGTCTTTAAAGAAAATAGGAATGTTATCTGCTATGTTTGGTATGATAACAGCAATGTCTTCAACTTCAGAAAGTAGAGGAGAACATGAAGTTAACACTCCAGGAAACTTCAAGAAATGTCCTAAAGGTGCTGAAGAATTTCACTTCAATTACAAGGATGGAAATGGAAATATCAAAACTTATTCTTGTTATACAAGGTTAAAAATTAACGCTGAAAAGAAGTTCTACAAATTCTTGTTAAATAATTTAAAAGAAGTGTAATGGAAAGTATTGTAAAATCAATTGCTGAATTCATTGAAAAGAATTATCCTGAAGAGCGTGTAACAGGAATGTTAGATGAAGAAATTTTAGAGTGGTCTGATTGGGAGGAAGATGATGAAGATTATGAAAATGAGTACGATTGGTATAAAGACCATAACAACAACGAAGCAGAAGATGAAGTTATAAAAGTAATTTCTGAAGATGTTAAAAAGAACTTTCAAAACATACCTAAAGAAGTTGATTTGGAAGATATAATTAAAGATAAATTCCAAATTTTAAGTTAATATGGAAATCCTGTTAATAATTATCGTAACAATAATCTGTGGTTGCTTGTTTCTCAAGTTCAAAGATTATCACAGAAACAGACCTGAAACAAATGAAGATGAGAAATCAGCTGACTTTAATGTAGAAACAATAACAGGTGAAAAAGGTTTCAGTGCTAAGGATAAGTTTGTAGGGTGGTATGGAAGAATACCAACTACAAAAGAGAAACAGGATTTGAGGAGTGATAAAATCAGAAGACACTTTGAAGTAAAACAAAGAATTGAGAAGGATAGGGAACACGAACAATTCCTAAGAACAAAAGAAGGTCAGGCATGGCAAAAACAAAGGGAAGAATCAACTCGTGTTAGAAACCTTAAAAAGTGGGAACAAGAATCAAGAACTTATTCTCGTCCTGCAACCAATGGTAATCAAAGTGGTGATGATATACTTGACCCATGCAATCCGTTAAACCCAATGAGTCCTTTTTCTATATGGAATAACGATTCAAGTTCTGATAATGATTACTCTCCCAGCGATTCTGGTTCAAGTTATGACGGTGGAGGTTCAAGTGATAGTGGAGGTTCGGACGATTAATTTTTAACGATATGGAAAATAAAAGACCTTGGGAATATAAGGAAGAAATTACTGTAAAAAGCCAAATGAATATGAATTCTGGTTATGTTGACAAAAGGATTCATGGTAGAGACCCACATGGCAAATTAATTACAGGAGAAAACCCTTCAACACCAACTGTTGATTTGGATTTAACTTCTAAAAACAAAGTGATTATGGATGTCCCACTTGATTTGTCACATTTACGTAAAGCAATAAAGCCTTGTTACACAGTATTAGTTTTAGATGAGGATGATTTTTACTACTTAAAAGCACTCATGGAAAATGTTCCTCATGTTTTATCTTCTAAAGTTATAAAAGTACAAGAAAGGTTTTACAAATTCATTACAGAATACAACATAGAAAGGGTTTTTAGAAGTATGTCAAATCAAAACAATGTTAAAACTTTTACTGTATTGTTAATGAAATCAGGTCATAAAATGTAAATACTTTATGAAAACAAAAGTAATTTTAATGAAAGGTTGGGAGATTTTAGCAGAATATGATTTCCCTATAACAATGTCTAAAGGTGATGTTGTATTACATTACGGTTTTGAATATAAAGTTGAAAAGTGTTTGCTTGATACTAATATAAATGAAATGTTAATTTTAGTTGTTAAATAAAATGGATAAGATTTCAACAGAAATAAGGTACAAAGATATGTCCTTTGAACTTGTTAAAGAAGTTAGAGGTTTAAGGTTGTTCATAAACAAAGCTGATTGTAATTACTGTATTGTGGTTGACAAAGAAGGTAATGTTCTTTTCAAAATAAGAGCACAAGAATCACAAAGTTGTGCATACTTAGAAAACGCAGATGAAGAGTAAACCATTAGTGCATAGACCCAAGCAAACATGGTTTTCTAAATTGTTAAATTACTTCACTAAAACAAAATTCTAATGAGTGATAACAAAAACATCAAAGATTTAGCCCCTATAACTTTAGCAAATTTCTTGTTACAAGAACATGGTTTTGGAGTATTCAGAAACAAAGAAGATTTAGATTTAGCTAAAGCACATTCATTAAGGAGTTTGAATTTAGTTCATGATATTCTGTTAAATATTGACGGAACTGTTGAAGATAAGGTTTCTTTTATTGAAAAGGCTATGGAGGAACTTGAGAAGTTCAAAATCAAAGAAGAGAGAACTGCTGAACATATTGAAGTGAGTGTTGGTTTATATAGAGCAAGGTGGTAGATTAACTTCTTTAGTTGCTGTTCCTACTATAAAACAACTCGAAGATTGGTTATCTCAGAAAGAAATTGTTGTTAAAAACATTTTAGAAGCACTTCAATCTATAAAACAAAACAGCGTTGATGTTGTTGCTTAACAATTTTAATCAATCATGTTAAAAGTCTACAATAAACCTTGTAAAAATTGCTTACTAACCAAAGACAGAATTGTATCTGTAGAAAGAGCAAAAGAGATTATTGAAAATTGTAACAACCCAAAAGACAATTCATATCCTACACACTTCACATGCCATAAAGCTTCAATTCAAGGTGAGGATATTTGTTGTAGTAAATTTTTTGAAGCTTTTAAGGATTTAAATGAAAAGTTAATCCTCGTTCAAGAGTTAGGTTATTTTGAAATGGTTGACCTCACAGAGGATGAAAAATTAGTAAGCTGGAATGGACAAAATAAATTAGAGGAATCGTGGAAAAAGAAGTCATTAGAGATGGACAATTAACAACTGATTGGTGTATAAATGTTACTGAAGAAAATCAACAACAAATTTATAAAATCATAAAATCAGTTATCCCTCAATATTTCTATCCAATTCCTGATACTTTTATGGGATTGTCAAGTAAAAAATGGCATGCTGATACTCATCCTTGGGGACATTTAATTTCGTCAATTGATGAATTAAAACTATTAATTAACAATTTAACAATTTAACAAAATAAATTAGAGAAATCATGGAATTCAAATTAGGTCAAAAAGTAGTAATTGTAGGAGTTCTAGAAAACAACAAAAATCATGGCACTGATTATCCTCTTACTCTGTCAGTATGTGAGGAACCTAAATGTTTTATCACATTTACAAAAAATGGTGAATATGACCATCGGTCAAATGTATCAATTTTAAAGGACTACAATGATTTTATTAAAGAGGAAGGTTTGATAAATACAAATGAAGAGACAGTAAAACCAACAGATGAAGAAATATCTTTGAGGAGACAATTATCTGAATTGGAAGGTAAGTTACTGGAAGCAGATGTGAAAATTGCCAATCTAAAATTAGAACTTCACAACATAATTCAAAATGCCACACCAAGAGGATAAATGGGAAAATCACTTTCAAAAGTTGAGAGATGAGATTGAAAATGGAGAATCTGTTATCAAAGTTTTAGACACTACAGATAATGTTGAAAAAGAAATTACTGCTAAAGATGTTAAGTTGTTTGAAGGACCCAAGAAAAAAGCACTTTACATTGTAGGTTGTGGTATTGCAGGTTCAGGTATGGCACAAATCCACACAGCACTTGAAAAGGATTTTGAATTAATACCTTACGACCCAAAAATTTCTGAGTTACAAGAGCCTGTATTGAGTAAGTTTAAGATTGAACCTGTTCCAGATATTTTTAACAAATCATTTTACGACAGACCTTTATTATCTTATGAAGACCATATAGTTACCAAACCAGATGGTTCTCAGCATTACCTTTCTGGTAGAGCAGTTAGAAGGAAAATGCAAAGAGAATTGAAGAAAAAGAAGAGATGATTAGACCAACTCATAACATAGGTACGATAAAAACTCAACTTGAGAAAATAGCGAAGTCTAAAAAGTACAAATATGTCTACAAATACCAAGATATAAGAACAGGTGAGATAATTTGGAAAGCTAGAATCCCAAATTATCAATTTGTAAGGTTATTCCCAGAATCAGTTGTAGGTAATGAAGGTGAAAAAGAAGCGGCAAAAGCAGTTGACTTGAGATTCATTAAGGATGGGAAAGTCCCACCAAATAACACTTTAAAGAAAAAAGTTGATGAAAGTAAATGACAAAATAAAAGAAGCTATTTTAATGTTGAATAGCAAGGGTTGTGCAGACAAAGATTTAATGATTTGTTATTCTCCACGTTTAAAAGAATTCATTGAAGATGAAGTTCGTCAATATTTAAATAGTGTAAATAATATCACAACAACAGTAATTTCAAACATAACCCATATACATGGTATCATAGTAAATCCGAATCATTTTAAGGATGAAATTGTTGTTTATCATAAAGAGTTAGCATGTTTAAATCCAAAATACATTGTGATAATCAAACCAGAATCTTTTGAAAATTAAGTTATGGAAAAATTAATCGAAGCTTTACAAATCTTCTTAAAGTACAAAAATGAAGATTACCCAACTCATTGTGAACATGATGAACTTATGATTATGGGTATTACAGAAGAAGAGGTTTCAGAAGAAGACAAAGTTAAATTAAATGAACTTGGTTTTCACTGGAACTCTGGTAGTGAATGTTGGATAAGTTTTCGTTATGGTTCTGCATAACATTTTAATCAAAACAGTCTTTTCCTTTTAAAGACTGTTTTCTTTTTAATTTTTTTATTACTACCTTTGTAATGTTAAGCAATGAAGCTTGAACATTTAATTATTTAATCATGAGAACTATTCAAATAGAAACTTGTTCTAAACATAACTTCGAAACTAAATTCAATCTTTTTGCTAAGAAAGTTGGTAAAATGGGTTTGGAGAAGCCTACTTTTAAATATGGTGATACATACAACAGAGAAAAAACTATTTACGAGGATTGTGAGGGTGAGAAATATACCAGAATTGTAATGTTAGAAGTTGTTGATGTTATTTTAGACATTGACAGTTCTTATAAATTGAATGGTTGGGATTTAGTTTCAGTTGTTTTATTTCAAGACCAAATAGTTTTACCTATAGATGTGAATACAGTTCCTCCTGTAGAGTTAGGTTTAGATTACAATAAATGTGACCACTGTGGAGGAAATCATAATGCTCGTAGGAAATCATTTATTGTTAAAAACGGTACTACATTCAAACAGGTTGGTTCTACATGCTCTAAGGAATTTTTAGGAATGTCAGAGACTAATATCACCAACTTACAAGTAATGTTCACAGAAGTCCTTGTTTTTAACTTCAACGGTGATGGTGAGGATTGGGATGATTATAGTAGAAGGTCAGGTAGAGATAGGTCTTGGTTGAACAAATACAGTGGCATTGAAATGGAAAAGGTGATGTCTGTTCTTATACCAGAAGTTTCTGAATTTGGTTATGAAAAACAAAAGTTCGCTCAAAAACCTGTTACAAATTACAGAGGTGCTTATGTTTATGACCATAATGGTGATATTCAATATGAGAATGATTTAAGCATGCAACTTAATAAAGAAACTGCTACAATTAACAAGTTGTACCAATCTTTGAAGAAAGTTTCTGAAGATTATAAACAAGTTGATTTTTCTGAATTCATTGAGTATGTTAACAACCTGAAGTTGAATACGTATTCTTATACAGAAACTGTAACTGAAAGGGTTGAATTAAGTCAAGATAATTGGTTAGCAGAAATTAAGCAATACATTCAAGACGGTGTTTTTGAAAAAGTTGAATATCATAATGGTTTTGATTCTTCATTACAAGATATTCAAAGAAATTACGGAGGGAGTATTCGTACACTAACAGTTTCTGGTTTTTACGTTGGTCATAATTCTATCACTATAACTGAATGTTGTAAATTTGATAAACAGTTTGCTGGTGGTGCTGTAACTTGTACTTTCAAAACTAAAGAAATTCAAGTTTCTGGAACCGTTGAAGATTTCAATTATAAACTTCAAAAAGTTGCTAACCAGAAAATGATAATGAACAAAGATTTATCTGTTTTATCTGCTGGATATGCTTCGTTCTTGAAGTTCAAATCTACACCAGAAACAAAATTTGTAGGTACTGTTGGTCAGAAAGAAAAATTAACCTTAACTGTCACAGATATCAAAACTGGGAATGGACAATTCGGTACTTGGACTCTATTTTCATTTGTTGATGAAGAAGGTAATAATTTCACAAAATTCGGTACTGTTAATCCTAAATTCAGTGATTCTGAAGAAGTGAAAGTTGGTAGTGTTATAAAAGCTACTTTTGAAATTAAAGAACATAAAGAGTTCAACGGAGTAAAACGAACTGCTCTTGGTAGATTGAGTAAATAATTTAAGTGTGGATTAACTAACAGAGTTTTTTGAAGTTAATCCACACTTTTTAACCATAAAAAAATAAAAATCATGGCATTTTCAATGTTATATTACAAGTTCTTATTTGATATCAAGGTGATATCAGAAACTGTTGATTCGCACTTCAAGGAACTAAGTTTACAGTACGATAAATTATGTCCTGAATGTGATAAAGGTTGTGAAAAAGAGGTTGCAATTAAAGCTACTGACATCATAACGAAGTTCTACGCAGATGTAAGGTTAAAACACTTTATAAAGCTTACAACTTCAGATAAAGATTTGTTATCAGGTTACAGAACAATAGAAATTGATATTCTTAAGTCTTGGGTAGAATCAATAGATTTCCTTTCTAACTACACTTCTGAAGAATTAGTTCTGGTAACAGATACTGAAGGTAAAATGGACTTAACAAAGTCAATTAAATTGTTAGAGATAGCAATGTTAAATAGAAAAGTGAGAGAAGTAAAACAATTCTTTAATTAAGATGAGGAAAATAGAAAAAGTAGCAATGATTTTCTTTCCTATAAACAATGCAGGAGGTATTGTTACGTGGAATAAAGAAATTCAAAAGGGTTTAAGAAGAAACGGTGTAGAACCTACATTCTTTTATGCAACTCCAACCAACAGATTCACTTGTGATAGTGAAAATGATGTGAAGAAATTAGATGATTATCAGTTAGCTGGACATCACCTGAGTTATACAATGCAAAACATAGCAGATTCTATTGAAACTCTTAATAAATTTGACGCTATAATTTTCTGTAAGAATTCTCCTCACCCTACTAAAGATAATCTTGGTAGAGCAGACATTGAAAACTGGAAATTGTTATACACAGAACCAACTCCTCCTAAAGTTGTTATCTATCATGACGCAAATTGGGAAAAGACAAATCCTTGGGCAGCAGATGTAGCTGATTACATTGACATTTGTGTTTCTTCTCAAAAGAAATTCAGTCATTCAGTAGAAAGATTCCCAGCAGATTGTGTTAAGTATTGGGATTACTTTCCTATAGATTTTGAACCTATTGATAAATTGAAGCTTAACAGAAAACAAGAAATTGGTATGTTAGCAACTCAATGGATTGGTTGGAAAAATCATGATAAGTTATTCAAACAAATTGACAAAGTAGAAGTTCCTATCAATATGTTTGGTGTTGGTATTGAATACCATTACATTAAGAAAACAGATGAGTTTCTTAATAACATAAAAGAAGATTGGCGTATGAGTAAGATTAACTTTCAAGATGACCCTAATTTTGACAAAAGTGAAATCATTGTTCATAATCCTAATGCTATTCATAATATGTACGGTCATGTGCCGTTCGAACTGCTTCAAAAGTATTATGCTAAGAGTTTATTCAGTATAGATTTAAGTACTCGTGGATATACTAATTATACTCACTTTGAACCATTATGTTACAGGACAATTTCTATGATAGAAAGAAATGTCTTTGAAGACCCTGATAATGTTATCCCAGAAGATTGTTGTGTTCAGTTTGAGTTAGAAAATGTAGCAGAATACATAAATTGGTTCAAAGGTGAAAAAGACAGTTTAGAATTGAAACAGATTCAAGACAATGGTCAGAAATTCGCCAGAAAAATGGATACAACAAAAGTAGCTTTAAGGTTGATAAATGCATTGAAAAACCTATAAAACGGTCTTTTCTAATTAAACATAATTTTCTAATTGATTTTAAAACCACTATTTTTGTAGTGTTAAATCAGTTAGAAAATTATGAACATTATATTTGTAATAGGTACTCTCTTCGTAAGCGTTGTTTGTCTTGCATTTAATTTCATTAATCTGTTAGACATTTTACTGTATTAAACAGCGTTTTAAAAAATTCAATTAATCAATTATTTAATCATGGAGTTATATAAAAGAACTAAAACTGGAGCCATCCAAGTTTGGGAAATTATCGTAGAAGGTAATAAATACAGAACTGTAGAAGGTCAGATTGAAGGTGTTAGAACCACTTCTGCTTGGACAGTTTGTAAAGGTAAAAATATCGGTAGAAGCAATGAAACTTCACCAGAAGAACAAGCCCAATTGGAAGCAAGAGCAAAACAAGTTAAGAAGTTAGACAATGGTTACACCCACAGTTTAAGCTTAATTGACGTTGCTAAATTAGAAATGGTTGCTCCTATGTTAGCCTTCGAATATGAGAAAATGAAAGGTTCTCTAATAGGTAAAAGAAGACACTGCCAGCCTAAATTGGATGGTATGAGGATGGTGAAAAATGAAAACGGTAAATTCAGTAGAGGTGGTAAACCTGTAATTTCTGTTCCTCATTTTGATAAAGAACTTGCTATCCTGGAGGAGGAAATTAATTTACCTTGTGTTATCGACGGTGAAATTTACAACCACATTTTAAAAGAAGATTTTAACAAAATCATTTCTTACGCTAAGAAAACAAAACCTTCTGAATCTGACTTACAAATCTCAGAAGAATTTTTAGAATACCACATCTACGACATACAATTACCAGAACATAAACACGTTTCTTTTGTTGAAAGATTCCAGCTGTTAGAAATGATATTTGAAAAACACGATTTCAAATATTTAAAGTTGGTTGAAACCATTGAAGTTGAATCAGACGAACATCTTGATGAACTTTACGGTAAATTCTTGGAAGAAGGTTATGAAGGTCAAATGGTTAGAGCGTCATTATCAGCCTACGAAAATAACAGAAGTAAGTCTTTGTTAAAAAGAAAGGAAATGATTACTGAGGAGTTCGAAATTGTTGATGTAGAAGAAGGTAACGGTGAAAGAGCAGGAATGGCTGGAGGTATCGTTTTAAAGGATAGGGTGACTGGAAAGGTTTTCAACTCCAACATTAAAGGTGATAGAGAATATTACAAAATGTTGTTGTTAAAGAAAAAAGATTTCATTGGTAAATCTGCTACTTGTAAATATCAGAACTTAACTCCTGATGGAATTCCAAGATTCCCTGTAATCATCAATATAAACAGAGAGGAATATGAGTAGTAATTTAGGTTCAAAAATAAAAACTATTTTAGAAAACAAGAATTCTAATTTAGAAGAAATTAATGAGTCTATTTCTAAGAATAGAATGAACTTCATTAATTCTGCTGTTTGTGTTGAATACGGTTTAGAACATTTAGCAGTTGCCTTACAACAGGATTTCAAATCAAAGGAATTGAAAGACATAAAAAAGGACTTCATTGAACTCAATAGGAAATACTTGATGATGAGGAATAAACTTAATAGGTTCATCAAAATCAAGGATATGGAGGAGGAACTTTTTAACATAAAAGACATGTTTCAATTATGTTTAGATGAAATCCAAAATGGTAATGTAAGGTTCGTTGATGAAAATCAAATGAAGATTTTAGACAAAGAAGTAAACAAAACCAAAAGAGTTAAAAAGGAAAAAAGTGAGTAAAGTTGTTTATGTTGATTTACCAATTGAATGTCCTAAAGAATATGTTAATTGGTTGACGTTTTATAAATCACTAAATCTTACTGTGAATTTTAAAAGTCTAAGCTTGAATGATACCATTATCTTACATAAAAAACAAGAATCACATATTTTGGAAAGTGGTAAGGTGATTGTAGGAAACAAACAAGCTTATAAATTTAAAGTTTGTGAACTTGAAGGTAGAGTCTTCAGAGAAAATTGTAAAGATGTCTAAAATAGTAAAAAAGAAGGACGTTGTTAAGGTAGAAAATAACAACGTCCATAGATTAAGTAACGCAGTTCTGAAGGTAATGCACATCAAAGGTGTTACTGTTTGTGAGTTGATTTACTTTAAATAACAGGTATTTTTGTGAAAAAACAATGATATGTTTCAAGAAGAAGTTGATAAAGTTGAAGAGGTTGAAAGATTAGTTTCAGAATTACATAAGAAATACGAAGATAGTAAATCGCTTAAATTCGTTTTACATTTAGTTCATTCTTACTATCCAATACAAGTTGTTAGTAAAGTAAACAAATTAAAACAACCTGTTGTTTGTTCATTGTCACATAAGAAACTTTATGTAGACGATAGTGAATTACCAGAAACTTATTCTGGTGTGAATACAAACACATTCCTTAGTTATGAATCTGTTTTAGCAGTTCAAAAATTTGTAGAAGATAAAATGAAATCTTCTGATAAAAGGATTAAATTTATTTTGAAATAATGAAAAAACCTCATACATTTGAGAAGTTCTTGCCTTCAGAAGATTTAGATGTCTGTCAAGAGAATTTAGAAGAATTTTTCTACGTAGTTAAAGAGAGGCAAGATATTTGGTTCAAAAGGTTTTTAAAAGAACCAAAACCTTGGACTAAAGACCAAATTCTATTAAACAACAAATTCACAAATGTTTACAGGGAATTAGACAGGGAAAGTCAATTCTTGATTAGTAAAATAATGATACCTTTTGATACTAAAAATTTAAAAGGTTCTGCAATTACGTATGCAAATGATGATATAAAGTTGTTGTATTATTACATGTTCTTCTTTAAATTCTTTAACAACAATTTGTTGTTTTCTTGGTTAATTAAGAACTCTCCATACAGAGGTATCCCAACACCAGAAGAATATGACCCAATTGTTTTTGAAGAACTTTTGAAGGAATTTAGGATGTCTGGTGGGAATCCTTTTACAAATGCATACTGTACAAACAGCGTAGGTTCTATAGGTCATACAAGAGATTGGCATTTCTGTAATAAGGTTATCCCAAAGATGATTTCGTTGTTAAGTAAAATAGAAACTCTTGCTAAAGGAAATGATGTAAAACCATTGATAAAATGTTTTGAAACGATATCTTCTGTTTCACATTTTGTTAGTCATGAATTATATCAAGACTTAACTTACATAACAATTTACTGTAAGAATTTCAAGTTCAAATTTGACCAAAATGATTTCACCAATGTCGGTCCAGGATGTAAAGTTGGGTTGAGATTAATTTTTCCAAGCTTACAAGAAAAGGAAATAATTGGTGGCATAGGTTTACTAAGAGACATGTTTAACGAACAAGTTGAAGATTTTAAATATACAACTTGGAACAAGGTTAAAAAGGTATATGAAGTTTCTGAAACAGGTGAACTTACATTACACAATATAGAAATGATGTTATGTGAATACCAAAAGTATTGGAAAATGAAAGTTGGTGTTGGTAAACAAAGGTCAAAAATAAATGTTGGTGAAAGAGACAACTCATTCTTACTTTATTAATTTAATCATTTAATGAACAATATAATTATTGATGGGAATTATTTATTCCATAAAAGTGTTAGTGTATTAAAGGGTTGGGGACAAGATGCTACCTTAACAGATGCACTTCAAACAAAAGAACAACAAGGTATTTTCTTCAGAAAATGTATCACTGATTGTTGTTACGCAATCAATAATTTTACAGAAATAGGTAGGATTGTAATTGTTTTTGACTTAGGTAAATCTTGGAGAAAAGAGTACTACCCAGAATACAAAAATAAAATAAAAGACCCTTCAGATGAAGAAGGTTGGAAGAACTTTTATGCTATAATGGATAAATTCAAAAGGTTTATGTCAACCAGAGGATTTATCATTTCAAGCATAGAAGGTTTAGAAGGTGATGACCTGTTAGTTTATTGGGTTGAACAACTCGCTAAGAACAGTAAAAGTGATTCACAAATAATTGTTACTGGAGACGCTGATATGGTTCAGTCTGTTACAGGTAACAATTTTGTTTATTGTAATAACAGCTCTAATTTGAAATTGTATCATGCTAAAGGTAAGATGGTACAACTTAAAAATTCAGATAAGGTTAAATACATAGAAGTTAATAACAACGAGTTCACATTAAAGAAAATATTAGTTGGTGATGGTGGTGATAATGTCCCGAATATCTGTACAGGAATGGGTGATAAAACGGCAGAAGGAATTGTACAAAAAGCGAATGAAAATTCACTATTGGGTTGTGAATTCTGGGATAGTGGATATATTGAGTTCATTGCTTTATTGATAAATGCACACTTCAAATTTAAGAAAGATGAAGTTGCTCTTGCTGAAAAAGTTTATAGGAATGCTAAATTAATGCAATTGAAAACTTGTTGGTTATCAGAACAACATCAATTACAATTACAGGAGGAATTTAAGTCAAAATTAAATACATTCACTTACAAAGGTGAATTCACATTGTCTAATATATTAAAAGATGAACAAAATTAATTTAAGTATTGAAAAGCAAGAATCAGGTGAGTTTTTAATGACCTCTCCAGAACTTCCTGAATTAAAGTCTACAGGTTTATCACCTGTAGAAGTTATTAGAAATTTTGCTGATGTTTTAGAAGTTGTTGAAGATTCTGTAGCTAAGTATTCACACATGGAATACCTTAGAGATAATAAATCGAAAGCTTTTGCTTTATTTTACAACTTACACAATATTGTTGGTAATGAATGGTTTGAAGTAAAAGATTTACTGAAAAAGTGTTCAGAATCAAAAGAGGATTTATTAACAAAAATTGCATTTTTAGACCAATACGGTTACATCATCACAGGTGAAGCTAAAAGTGTTGAGGATAGGTTAAAAGGTGGTGTGAAAAAATACCAATTAGTTGCTGACGACGAATGTAGAGTAAATACTGTCAATCTTAAAATTAAGGAGATGGAAGACATTATTGAAATGTTAAAAGTTACAATCCAATAGTCAAATTATTTTAAATTAAGGGGTGTTGTTATTAACATCCCTTAATAATTGTTTCCATACAAACAGTTATATTTTTTAAAACAGGTGAATTTTACTGTGTTTTGTTTTTAATTAACTGTGATGGGTAGAATAGAAAAAATAAACATCTTAAATACTTTAGAGGAAAAGATATTAGCTAAGAAAATGTCTTTGGTTGGCAGTGCACTATCTTCTACAGACCCAAATGAGTTAGTAAAAGCACAAGCAATCGCAAGTAAATACATAGAGAACAGAGAACTTTCTGATAGAAAATCTATATTAATTGACCCATTAGATTTTGCAACTTCTTTAGGTTACAAGGATAAAGCTATGGGGATGTCATACGACAATTTAAAACGTATGGCAAGAGTTCCTGTTATTAGTGCTATTATTAAGACAAGGGTAAATCAAGTTGCCGCATTTGCTGAACCTCAGAAGGATAAATTCAGTACAGGATTTAAGATTTTAAAAAGAGGTAAGGAAAACTCAAAATTAACAAAAGCAGAACAAGCTAGGGTTGATGAAATAACGCAATTTATTTTGAATTGTGGTACAAACAACTCTTGGGAAGCAGATGATTTTGACAGTTTCATAAGAAAAGTAACAAGAGATTCATTAGTTTTTGACCAATTGACTTTTGAGGTTATTTACAACAGAAAAGGTTTACCAATAGAATTCATTGCCACAGACGCATCTACTTTTAGGATATCTGATAGTGTTGATGATGATAGTTATCAAAACCAAAACAAAGAAAAAATCAAAGGTTATTATCCGTCATTTTGTCAAGTAGACAATGGTCAGGTTGTAGCAGATTTTTATCCTTGGGAATTATGTTTTGGTGTTAGAAATCCAGAAAGTGATATTCATAATTTTGGTTACGGAGTTTCAGAACTTGAAGAACTTGTAACAACAATAACTTCTATGTTATGGTCAGATGAGTATAACAGAAGATTCTTCTCACAAGGTTCAGCACCTAAAGGTATTATTCGTGTAGACGGTTCAGTTTCACCAGCAAAAATCCAAGAATTTAAACAACAGTGGCAAGCAATGGTTTCTGGAGTTCATAATGCTTGGAAGACTCCTGTTATGGAAGCTGGAAAGATGGAATTCATCAACCTTCAAACTGCCAATAAAGACATGGAGTTTAAGGCTTGGCAAGATTACCTTATCAAAACAGCTTGTGCAATTTACTGTATATCTCCAGAAGAAATAGGTTTCTCACAAAGTGGTGGAGCTGAAAACAGAGCATTATTTGAAAGTAATAATGAAGGTAAATTAAAACATAGTAAGGACAAAGGTTTATACCCACTTTTAAAATTCATAGCTTCCAGACTAAATAAATATGTGGTAAACCAATTAGATAAGGATTATTATTTATCGTTCGTTGGAATAGATGCATTAAGTCAGTCAGAGGAATTGGATATGGCAGTTAAGAAAGTAACCAACTTTGCAACTTTAAATGAAGTTAGAGAAGAACTTGGTTATCCAAAAATTAAAGACCCAGCTGCAGATAATGTTATGTCAAGTACTTACTCACAATTCAAAATGGCTGCACAACAAATGGGTATGGGTGGTGAACAAGAAGGTGGTGAAGTACAACCTGAAGATGGTGAAGAAGATTATTCTGATATGCCAACAGATGATAGTGAGAATCCGTTTGAATAATAAAATATAAGGTAATGTTAAATAATTTAGAAACAGACATAGAGAAGGCTGCAGACTTATCACACGGTGGTAAGTTGGTTCCAAAATTTATACTTGTTCATGGTGCTCATGGAATCCACAAGAGATTAACTTGGGTAAAAAAGGATGAAGTTACTGACGAACATTTACATGTTAAAGAAGGTGATGTTGCTTTATACAACGGTGAAGAACATACAATTGTTGGTGTTAAAGATGACGGATATGTTAAGTTGAAAGACCAAACAGGAAGACGTCATGACAAATCACCTAACAAATTAGTATTCCCTCATGACGGTGAAGGTAGTGCACCAATTACACCAGAAGGTGAAGTTAAACCAAGTGAGAAAAAAGTTGTTTCTGATGAAGATGAAGGTGGTTTAGATTATGATATTTATGGCTCTCCAGCTGAAAGGATGATTGAGTGGGAGAAAATGGTATCAAATTTTGCTGATGATAAATCTCTTAGACTTTCTATTGCTTCAGGTTCAGGTGGTGTTGGTAAAACTTTTACTGTATTACAAAATACAAAAATCAAAGAAGGTCTTGAAAATGGTGATGTTGTAAAGTTCACAGGTGGTACAACTCCCGGAGGTTTCTTTGAAATGCTTTATAACAATAAAGATAAGAAGATTATTTTGGATGATTTTGATATGGTTTTTGATGACCCAGCCATGTTGAATATTTTAACCTCAATATCTTCTAACACAGGAAGTGTAACTCTTACAAACCCTAAAAGTGGTAATGTACATGAGAAAACTTCTGATGGTGTTCCTCCAAGATTTGACTTCGATGGTAGTGTTATGTTAATATCTAATGTGAATTTAGATAAACAAGCTGAAAAACATGGACCAAAAGCTGAAAATTTCCAAAGGATTTTAACAAATTCTGATAACTTAAACTTACGATTAACTAAAAAGGAAACTTGGGACCTGTTAAATGATAAAATCTTACATGATGGTAGGAAAATGATTAACGGAATCGAGAATCCTAATTATGGTAAGATTAACAGTTCTCTAAAATTCCAAGACGCATTAGGTAATAAAGTAGAAGTTACAGATGAGGAGAAAGAAAGTATTGCTAATTACTTTGCTAAAAATTGGAGAAATTTAGAGGAGTTAAGTGGTAGAACTTTAACAAAGTGTAATGCTATCAGAGATTTCTTCTCTAAAAAGGGGATGAAATGGGAGGTTGAAGCTGATAAGATTTTATTGAAAGATAAGCCTGAAATGTCTATAGTTGAAAACTTTGATTCGTTTTACAACTCTTTAGATATGGTAACAGGAAACCAAGTTAAATGTGCTGTTGTTGCTGATACAAATGCGAATAATGTTACTACCTACTTAAAACAAAAAGGTATGCAAAATTCTCATGAAGTTTGTACATTACAGAAACAACAAAACTTAGAATACGAACCTGAAGATGGTGAGGAACCTGTAAGTAATCAATATGTTGTTATTTCCTCAGCAGGAGGTGGTTTAACAGAGAAATCATTATACGAAACTTTGTTTAAACATAACTTTAAGACAATTGTTTTTGACAACTCTGCTGATAAGGTTTTAGAAAGCAATCTTGGTCAAGGTTTGTTAAAAGGAGCATTAGATACATCTGGTGATGGTGAAGTTGCTTGGTTGACAAGTGTTAATACAGGTCGTTATAAACCTGATTTTAAACCTTCTGACTTTGAAGATAACGGTGCTTATGGTGACGCTCTTAGACAAGGTGGTTGGAAATATGAAACTGACGAAGAGTCTGGAAAGGTTGACCCAAAAAGCATAACTCACCCAAACGACTTACCAGAAAAATTCCAATTCAAAGGTAAGTGTGTTTTTATCACTTCTTCATTAGATAATGCTCCACAGCCAATTCAATCAAGAAGTATGTTAGCAAATATAAAGGAAACTCCTGATACCTTTATAGAGCGTTCTAAATATCTTATAAATAAAAGAGAACAATTAGGTATTGGATTTACAAACCTAAAAGGACAGAACTACACTTACAGTGAATACAAAGATGCTCTTAATTTTATGGCTAAAAACATAGACAAAATTAAGAATTCTTACAAGAACGAAGAAGGTGTTATTAAATGTATGCACTTCTTTAGGAGTGAAAATGGTAACGAAGAAAATGTTGTTAAAAAATTAATGAAATCATTGGATTCGGGAAGTTTATTCATTGTAGACGTTGATATAGAAAAAGCATTTAACTCATTAATATTATAATATGCAAGATGAATTGAAAAAAGCCTTTGACAGTGTAATTGTCAAAGGTGGATTACAAAATATACATAAGAAGGGGAATCCTGAATATCAACAAAAACTTGATAAAAATTCTCACATAATTTATGTAAAAATTAGAGATATTAATGCTGTAAATGAAGATAAAATGTTATCTTCAACTGAAAAAGAATTGGCTAAAAAGTTATTGAAAAAAGCTGAATATTTTCACCAGCAATCTGTAATATCACATTCATTAAAACAGGTTGAGAAAGGTAACAGCTTCCAATTTAAAAAGGAAGAAGTGTTAAAGCAAGTTGATAGAATTACAGATGAAGCTTACGGTGTTAAAAAACCAGAACTTACATTAGAGAAGTTAAAAAATGTAAGGGTTGAATCAGACCAAACTTCTATTAACAATTTTAACAAACATTGGGAAGGTCATGATATAGCAGACCTTTATAAAGGTTGTAATGAATTGATAGATAGTTACATTCCTAACACTAATGGAAGAAATGTTTCTGACAAAAGGTTCTTTTGTGATTCTGACGGAACAATAAGAGTTCACATGTCTGAGGATTCTGCTTCAACTGATGAGTTTGGTTTTAGCCAACCAAAACATTTTCAGATTTCAAGAGTAATTAGACCAGATGGTTCTGTTTACCACTCAAGTTTTGGTTGTTCTGAAACACTTAGAAATACTGACTTTGCTAGAAAGTTAATGTCTAACTTTTATGACAAATACAAGGAGTTAGGAGTTAAGAAAATTTCAGTACAAGCAAATTCACAAACACAAAGTGAAGTGCTTACAGGTGTGTCTGTTTGGGGGAATTGGGGTTTCTCAGCTTCAGAAAGTGACGTTAAAAGGATGAGAGAAAATTTCATCAGATATGTTGTTAAAAGTAATGATTCAGGTTCTATAAAACCAACTTTAATTGCCAGAGGTTTCTGTGAACATAAGGTAGGTGAAAAACCTGAAATTAAGTACATTTCAAAAGATGGGGTTGTTAAAACTGCTGATTTGAGTGGTGATACTTTCCAAGACGAACTTGACTATCAAGATTCAGATACTTATGTACCTTCTGAAGAGGATAGTTTTAATTATAAAGTAACAAGGATAGGTGATAGTAAACAAGTTGGTGATAAAATAAAATTCAAATATGAAATATATTTCCACCCAACTGAACATCAACTTGACAAAATAAATAACAGTGTTAGTACAATTGAATTAGACAAAGTTGGAGACAGGTACATGTTGAAATCTTTAGCTAAAAAATTAAACAAACATGAACAAAATGTTTTCTTTAAAAATTCAGGTTCAAGTTGGGACGGTGAGTTAGACTTAACAAATGATATTCAAAGAAAAACTTTTGAAAAATTGTTATCAAAAGAAAAACTTAATTTAGATTAATTACGATATGGAAGGTGGATTTGAGAACTCAACAGGTTTATTGGCTGATTTAGATTATCAGTACGACTTGTATTTGAATTGGAAGTTTCTTGTTGACATCAAATCTAAAGATTTGGATGCTGAAGATTTTTCCAAAGTTCATGGTATGAAATACTCTGATTTTGTAGATATTATAAGAAAATTTGACGATAATCCAGAGACTTGTTATAAGCCAATTAACCCTTAACAGTTATATTTTTATTGTTATTTTATAAAACAATGAACGTATATTCTGTAGCCATTTTACCAGATTGGGATTCCAATGTACTTATTTTAAGAAGGAGTTTTACAGCAACTTATGGAGATTTATGTTGGAACCTTCCAGGAGGTTTAGTTGAAGACGGTGAAGAGCCTATAGAAACTGCAATAAGAGAATTAAAAGAAGAAATATCAATAGATGTAAAGTCTAATGATATTTCTTTGTTGTTTAAAACAATTGAAAACAACGGTGAAGAAGATTTTGAAGTTAATTACTTTTTAGTTAGAAATGAAGGTGAGTATGATGTTGAATCTGCTATACTAAATTTTGAACATGATAAATATGAACTTATTTGTGATGACGATTTAACTGAATTTGACTTCTTAGATAATCAAGGTGAAATTTTAAGCCATTATTTTGATTTTGTTAATCAAAGAGATTTAGAAAAAAGCATTACAAGTTTAACCCAACCAAACCCATATTCAGATGAGTTTAATAAGGGTTTAAACATGAGTAAGCTACATATCAAAGATATCGTTGATAAGCTAGGTAGACACATGAAAAAGTGGGTCAAAAATGACGATAATCAATCAGAAGTTAAAACCACAAAACAAGAAGATAATAATGCAAACGAACCGTCTAATAAGAAGGTTGAAAATCCAAAGGGCAAGAGTTCTGATTACGATTATCATTCTATCTATCAGGATAACAAAAAAGTTGAATCTCATGCTAAAAAGTCATCTACTGAAGATTTAAAGAATTTTTTAGACAAAGAACATGACAATCCAAAGGCAAGAATTTTAGTTGATTCAGCAAAAAAAGAGTTAGCTAAAAGAGGTGAGGAATACATAAATTCTGAAGATGACCGAAACCCTTATAAAAATAAGGAAGGTGACAAAAAAGCTGATAATAAAACAGAAGATTCTAAACCTGATGATAAACGTGCTGAAGGAGAAGGTGATAGTAAACCTGAAAATCCAAAAGAAGGTTCTGAAGATAAAACTGAAAAACCGAAAAGTGATAAGGTTAAAGAAGAAACTAAGAAACCTGAAAAAGTAGACGTTTCCAAACTTTCTGAAGACGAGAAAAAGAAACTTGGTATCCAAAAGTTAAAGGATGGTGAGTATAATCCAAAAACAGGTGCTGGTTGGAACGGTGACCAAAGTATAGGATTAGACGATAATCAAAAAAGAGAAATCACTTCAACAGCTCATTCTATTATCGGTAGTATTAAAACATTAATGAGTGACGAAAGTCCTAAATTAATGACAATAATTAGTGGTAAAGCAGGAGTTGGTAAATCATACAATGTAGAAAAAGCTGCATTGGGAGAACTTGGTTATGACAAAATAAATAAAGACCAACCTTACGACCCAGAAGAGCATCCAAACGGTTCTTATGTTGAATTGAAAGGTACGGGATTCAATTACGGTGATTTCCTTGCATATCTGTATAAATATAGAGGACAAGAGGGTTCTAAAACATTACTTTCATTCGATGACAGTGATAGTATGTTGTTTAATCCTAAAACAATTAACTTACTTAAGAACTTTGAAGGTAAAACTCCAAAGATAACAATAACACCAACTTTCAAAAAGAAGATAGCCGATTTAACAGGTGAAAATGTTAAAGATATTCCAGACGAATTTGATTTCCATGGTAAGTTAAACTTCATTACAAATAAAGGTTTGGATGATAGCCAAGACTCTGCTGCTCTTAAAGGTAGAAGTAAACCTATACATATAGATTTGGATAAAAAACAAATGCTGTATGCTATGTCTACAATGTTGGATGGTAAATTAAGAGACGGATATGACAACTTTGAACAAAACAAAGAGTTGTATGACGTTTTAGTTAAGAACCAAAAGAACTTACCAGAATCTGATTTACAAGTTAGAACTTTAGGTAACATAAAAGAAGCAAAAATGACTTTCGGAAATTTACCAAAAGAAACTCAAGACCAATATGAAGATTGGAAAGATTATTATGCTGAGAGTTTAAAGAAAGTGAATATCAAAAAGGCATTTGATTATTTATTAGGTGGTGTAATTGAAGACGATATAAATTTTAAATAAGTAGTAATGGACGCGATACAAAAAATAGAGCAAACTAGAAGAAATATCTATAACAGCTTTTCAAACAAAGATGAACTTGAAAAAGGTATGTCAAGTTTTATCTATGACGATAGTTTAAAATTCCCTAAAATGGGTAGTGAAATTATTTCTCTTTTGGAAGCTAAGAAAATGAAACTTGAAGGTGAATATTCAGCTTGTAATCAAGTTGTTTCAGCACTTTCTGGAGTTTTAGAACGTCAACCTTCTATCAAACCTTATTACGAAGACTGTGATTGTGATGAGTTGGAAGGTTTATTGGTATATGGTGATGAATATACTTATTGGAATGAAATTAACGCTCCACAGTTCGGTGAAAATAAATCTCCAATCAGTGGTCAAGTTGAGGCAAACAATTACAAATCACACAATCAAGCTGTTTACAGAATGATAAACTGTAAAGGTGAATTGAAAATTGTTGATACTTTGTTGAAAAACTTAGACCAAAATAAAGAGTACATTTTATCAATGAGACAGGTACAAACTTTAGAGAATTAATTTATGCCAATTACATTCACAAAAGCATCGAATAGAGTAACAATAAATGATAATGGTGTCATTTATGGTGTATCTGGAACTGTAAATGTTTTACCGCATCCAAACGAAGATTGTATCTTAGTTACAAGATGTTGTTCACCAATAGCAGCAATTTCTGGACAATCTGATTCTTTAAAATTTAAAGTTTCGGATATAACAACTCCAACTGCTAATGATAAGTTCTTAATGGTTACTGCTTTACAATCAATATTCTCTTAAAATGATTTTCTTACAACCTTCTGAATTCAAACAACTTTCGTTAGACAATTTAGTAATTTCTAATGAAGATTATGAAACATTAATTGTTTGTTCCAAATATGGTAAAATCTCAGAACTTGAAAAGGCTGAGAGAAATTTAGCACATTTACAGAAGGTTGTAACTCCTATTGTTAGAGGTGGTAAGGTTGTTATGGAAACCTATTGGATAAATCCTAATAAGACTGATGTAAGTAAATTCCAACAGAAATATAGGAAAGGTTCATTTGAAGATGTTAATTCAAAAGAACATATAAATCCAGACAAACTACTTAGTTCTAAATACAAAAAGGGTGATATTGTTTTATTAAAATTACAAGACGGAACTGAAGTTGAAGGAACTTTCAGTAAATTAGACGAAAGTAATGGTAAGGTAAAAGCTAATATCAGAACTCAAATTAGAGACAGAAAAACAGGTGAATTAAAACCTAAAAATGTACTCAGAGACCTTAACGAAATAAAACATAAGAACAGTGTTAATATCAGTGTAGACCCTTATAGTTTAGTAGAAACCTTTAAAGAAGGTAAGGAAGATGGTTGGTACATGAGTGGTGGTTGTTATGAATTTGCTGAAGCTTTTGGAAAACTACTTGAAGAGAAAGGTTTAAAACCTACCTACCATTCGTTCGGTTCAGAAGGAGAACCTGATGTTCATGTTGCTGTGGGTGTGAATGGTAAATTTTATGACGCTTCTGGAGAATACAAAACACTTGGAGATTTACAAGACAACGGTGATTTCTATACAGACACCAAGTGTGATTGGACAACCATAAATAAACAGGAACTTCCTGGATATGGTAAAAGAGACAAAGAAATTGAAGAAATTAAAAAGGATTTTGAAAAGCAAAAACCTGTTGAAGAAACAATTTCTAAAAAGCTTGGAGGTGTATTATCTGTAGGTGACCATGTTGATTTAACCATAAGAAAAAAAGATGAAAATGGTGTTGTTAAAGGTGTTCCGTCAAAAGGTGTATTGATAAGAAAAACAAATGTCGGCTTTATAGTTATGACTCCTTCTGGAGAATTACTTGAAAGAACTCCAGATAATGTTTTAAGGACTAAAGAAAAACAACATAATTTATCAGAAAGTGAAATCATTTTGTTGAATAAAGCTTTAAAATCTGTTAAGGTTTCTACTAAGGAAAAGTTAGATATTATTGACATTTTAGAGAGAAAAAAACCAACAAATTATTTACAAACAATAGATAAATTAAAAAGTGAAATTGAAGACAACAAAAATCTTCAAAAACAGTATTATGATGCTCATATTGGCAACATAAAATTTAACGAAATCAAGTAATGCAAGTTTCTCTTTTTACACTTGAAAGTTTGTCTAAAAAAGAACTTCAAGATAGGTTGTTATTTAACAACAATTATATTCAAGAAAATAAGTCCTCAAAAGACCATAACATATTAGATTTAATTAGAGATTGTATTAACGAAAATCGTGAGATTGAAAAGTTAATAGCAAACTTCAAATGTAATAAATCTTGTGTGAACTGTAAAAAGAGTGAGGGGAAAGTATTTAATGGTGTTGGTAAAGAATATTCATTAGAATACTTAAAAGGTTTAAGAGGACGAGTTTATCAGGTAGAATCAAAGAATTTTATCACTAATTTGATAGATAAAGCTAATTCTAATGGGAAAGTACCGACAACTCCTAGAGAAAGTACTTTATTACAGCAAATCATAAGGGATGGTTCAATAATGTCTAAGCAGTTTTCAAATATAAATTAATAACAATGGATAATTTTGTAACAGAAGCAGATTATAGAGGTAGTGTGTTGGAAAAAAGTTTTGTAAAAAAACAACCAACTTTTCAAGAAATGGAAATTACTGTTAAAAGTAATTTTGAAAAAGGATTAATCACTGAAGAGGAATTCAACAAAGCCTTAGAAACAATTGATTTGTTAAAAGGTGGTGAAGGTTCAAGAGGTGGTAAAGTAATTGGTCACACAAAAAGTGGTAAACCAATTTATGATAAGTTTAATCACCCAAGTCATGCTAATTTTACTTCAAAAGACCATGATGATGCTTTCGGTGCACACGGAAGAAACCATTCAAATGAAGAAGCTTCAAAACATCTTGAAAAACATTACGAAATAGGTAAAAAAGATAGACAAGAAACTCTTGAAAAAATTAAAGCAAGCCATGAAGGTGGAAAAGTTGGTACTAATAAATTAGGTAAAACAGCAAGTGGTAAGGATGTTTATGACTCTGTTTCTTCAAAAAACCATAGTGACTTTTCATCACAAGACCATCTTGATGCTCAGAAAGTGAATGAAGATAAAATGAAGGAAATGGAATCTAAATTTGGAGAACATTCTCGCCACTCACCAGAATATCAAAAATTATATGATGCTGCTGATAACCATTGGAGAAAAGCAATGACTATCAAAAATAAGGAGAAAAAGAGTCAGTCTCAAACACCAGAACAAATTTCTAAAACAAAAGAAACTGCTTCAAATAAGAAGAAAGAAATGGATTCTAAAACAGAACCATCTGATGAGGAAAAATCTTTGTCTAAAGAAAAGGCTTCTGAATTAATTGAATCCCATGTCAACCATTCATATAACCATGCTGATAATGCTGAAGCACATAAAGAGAATTACGGTGAAACTGACCATGATTCAAAAGCTAAATCAAAATTTCATTGGGATAAAGCTAAGAAATTAGCAAAACACCACGGTTTAGATTTCAAAAAATTTGCTTAATAAAATTAAACAACAACTAACATAGTTTGAATTGTTAGTTGTTGTTTTTTATTTTAAATCACCAAAATTCACCATGGAAATCATCACACCAGAACACTACGATAATTCACCTATTGGTGATAATATTATCAATTCAGATAAAAATATTGAAAAAGCTTTACACTCATTTATAGAAAAAGCTTTTCATGGTGGGGACGGATTAGTCCTTACGCACATTATTAACAAAAATAACAAACATCAAGTTGTTTGGAAAAAAGTTGGTGGTGTACATCATGACGAAAAGGAACACTTGAGAGAAGTGCTTCCAGGAGACAAAATCAATTATAAGGGTGAAGAACATACAGTTCATGCTGTAAAACACGACGGTTACCTTCAGTTAAAAGATAAAAACGGAAAACGTCATGATAAATCACCTTTAAAAGTTGAGTTCCAAAAACCTGAGGATGTTAAAGGTAAGGAAGTTGAAGAAGATGAGTTAGTTGGTCATGATGAAGATGGAAAAGAATCTGTAGAAAGTGTAACTCCTAAAGTAGAATCTGTTGAACCTAACCAAGTTGCTATTGACAGAGCAATGAGAGATGTTGCTTTCAACAAATATGATTACAGCCCAAGAATATTAACTAAAGATGTTGATTTCAAATGGAGTACAGCACCACTAAATGGAGGTAAAGGTGAGACAGGTGTTATTCAATTAAAAAAGGGACAACTTGTTTCTGTAAAAACACAAAGTGGTGGTCTTGGTGACCTTAAAGTTGTAAGAGTTTACAACAATGATGGTTCTGTAAATGAATACAGAAAAATGGATAGTGATGCATATTTTGGCTCATTCCTTTCTATAGAAGATTACCAAAAACAACAATCTAAAAAATTAGAAAAACCTGACCCTGAAATTGAAAAGAAACAGAAGTTAGAAAAATTATTTGATAAACACAGAGTTGACCATGGTGAACCTGTAACAAAAGAAGCTTTGGATGAAGCTATTCAATTAGGTGGTGATAGGGCAGCAGAAAGAATAATTCGTGCTGGATTGTCTCAACATAAATATGAATCTAATGGTGACCCTTGGGGTAGAGTTTCAGTTGAAGGTGATAATATAAAATTAAGAATATCAGACCAATCTGATTCTTGGAGTAGACCTAAAGGTAATGACCTCTCTAAAATAGAGAATGTTATGAAAGAAATGTTTGGTGCTACCTTGGATTCTAAAGGTAGAGGTGAAGTTTATGAATGGCAAGATGATAAGGGTGGGAAAGGTAGAACTACTGACCTTGAAATGATTTTCAAATTACCAACTAAAGAGTAAATGCAAACACTTCATATCATATTACACTTATTCCTAAATTTAGGTTGCTTCATTCTTTTTATAGTAGGTAGAGCATTTTGTGACTACCTACTTATAGAAGAACATGAAATAGATTTAAAGGGAAAGTACAAAGTAGCAACTTCATGGTTGACTGTTTCTATTTGTATTGTTGTAACAAATAGTGTAAAACCTTACAATCTTTTGTTATTCATATCATTATTATTGTCATACGGTTTTCTATTTGATACATTACTAAATTACTTAAGAGGTAAACCAAAAGAACATTTAGGAAGTGGACCAATAGATACATTCTGGAGTATGATTCCTTATCAATTTCAAGTAAGAATTTCACTATTAATTATACTTATATGCTTAAACATTCAATCATTACTGTGGCAATTTTTGCATTGGCTACAATCTTGTATATCACAGGTTTAACAACAGAAAAACAACCTTGGCTATTTATTGTAGCTTTTATTTATTGGGTTGGTGCTTATGTTTTTAATTCAATCTATGAATCTTACAAAGGTAAGAAGAAAAACAACTAATAAGAAAATAAAGACTGCTATATGTATAATTTTGTAACTGAGGATAATTATAAAGGGACTGTTTTAGAAAAAAGTTTTTCTAAAAAACAACCTTCATTTGAGGAAATGGAAATTACTTTAAAGAGTAATTTTGACAAAGGTTTGATAACAGAAGAGGATTTACAAAAATCTTTGAAGACTATCGAACTTTTGAAAGGTGGTAAAAAACAAGTTGAATCTGAGGAAGAGGAAAGTGAAGAGGGTGAAGAACTTGACGAAGAGGAAGAAGAAAAGTCTGAGATAGAAAAGGCTTTACACTCTTTTATTGAAAAAGCTTTCCACGGTGGAAATGGGTTGGTGTTGACCCATATAATCAATAAGAAAGGTAATCACCAAGTTGTTTGGAAAAAACCTGGAACTCCTCACCAAGATGAAAAAGAACATTTAAGAGAAGTAATTCCTGGAGATAAAATAAACTACAAAGGTGAAGAACATACCATTCATAACATCAAACATGATGGTTATCTACAGTTAAAAGATAAGAATGGTAAGAGACACGATAAATCTCCTTTAAAAGTAGATTTTCATAAACCAGAAGGTGTAAAAGAACAATCTAAAGGTGAGGTGCAAGTGAAAGGTCATTATGAAAAAATAAAAGACCAATTGTTGGAAGCTGGTAGAGGAAGTGTTGTTTCAGGTGGTGGTTATTCTTACACATGTAAGGGTGAAGGTCATTGGGTAAATAAAAAAGGAGAGTCAAGAAGTGCTAAAGCAATCGCAGATGAACTTGGAGGATTTAGTGATTTTAAAATCAAAGATGAGGATGGTAAGGTTATGAAACCTAAAAAAGATGAAAAGTCTGAAGAATATGAAACTAATGAAAAGATGATAAAGTAATTGGTCATACACCAAACAAATCAAGAACCTTCTGATGAAAAGTTGAAAGAAATACATGATTTACATAATCGTGTTGCGAATAGATAAAATATAAAAACATAATAAATTTAAAATCCCCTTAGGTGAAATATACTAAGGGGATTTTTGTTTTATATAAGAAACAGTTCAAACAGTTATCTTTTATTTTCAAAGACATAAACTGTTATTACAATAACATGATGATACAAGTTAAACATACAAATTATGCCAGAAAAGAATTTTAAGTTTTGGGTTCCACTTGATGACATTGTCAAAGGTAAGGATGACAAAGGTAATGAAGTAATGAAAGTTGGTGGTATAGCTTCTACAAATGCTGAAGATGCAGATGGAGAATTTTTAGACCCAAATGGTTTCGACGTTTCATATTTCCTTAAGAGTGGTTTCTTAAACTACCACCATCAAGCTAAAAATGACCCAAATGCTATCATTGGTGAACCAACAGTAGCTAGGATTACAAAAGAAGGGTTGTACATTGAAGGATTCTTATATCCAGACAATCCTATCGCTCAAGCAGTTTACAATACAGCAACTTCATTAAAGAAAAATTCGTCTACAAGAAATCTTGGTTTTTCAATAGAGGGAAAAGCTATTGACAGAGATTTAGTTAATCCTAAGATTATCAAAAAAGCGATGATTACAGGATGTGCTATCACATTTATGCCTAAGAATCCTAAGACTTATATGGATTTAATTAAGGGTGGTTGTGATGATGATTATTCAGACGAATATGACGATGAAACTGAACTGTTAATGAAAGACCTTTCTGCTGGTGTTACAACAGGGACTGAAACTACAGATGTTGCTATTCCAGGACAAGGTGATGCTCTGAAACTTGAAAGCTTCAAAAAACCTTCTAAGAAAAAACCTAAAATGAAAAATGACTTTCAAACTGCTAATGGTAAGGAAGTTATTTTAGACAAAGGTGAAGTTGAAGAAGAGGAGGAAGAAAATGAAGAGGAGGAAGGTGAAGATGAAGAAATCGATTTAGATTTGCTTGATGAAGATAAAATGTCAAAAGCAAGTTGTTACGAAGAAATATTCACTAAAAAAACAGCTATAACTCTGTTAGAAGCTGAGAAGCTTTATAACTTTATCGAAAAGTGTGCAATGCAAAAAGGTGAAAATATTACTAAAAAAACAATTTCAGAAGCTATCGACCTTTTAGATAAGGCTTTAGATTCTGATGTTATTGAAAGTAATGACGATTCTATTGTTAAATCTTTTAATTCTGAAAAGTTAAGACTTGCTGAATTAGAGAAAGAATTAATAGAAAAAGGTTTAATTGTTAAGGAAGAAGTTGAAACAAAAGAAGACCCTTTGTTAAAAGCAATTTCTGACATTTCTACCTTAGTTACTGAGAAGAATCATCATATCGGTGTCATACTGAAAAATATGTACAAAGATTTATCTTCATTGTCTGAAAAAATTGATGCAATTCAATCTGCAGATAGTGAATTAAAGAAATCTTTAGATTCTACTGAACTTTCATTTAATGGTTTAAGAGATACTATCAGTGATTTATCAAAATCATTTGACAGTCAACCAATAACAAGAAAGTCTATCCCTCAATCAACTGTTAGAGAAAGAAACTTCGGTGGTCAAGTTCCTAACAATGACATTCAAAAGGGTGGCGATTCTAATGTTATTAGTTTAACAAATAGAAGGCTTGTTTTGGATATCTTAGACAAAGCTACTTTCCACAAAGGTGAAGTTGATTTAGAGTTCTCTGAAGCTTTAACTTCTTTTGAGACTGGAGGTAAAATTAGTCAATCTGTGTTACAAAGATTGAGAATGGAAAAAGGAATAACTTTACAATAATTGAATAAACCAGAAGATGAATATTAACATAAACGATTATTTGCCAAACGAAGTTTTTTCAGGAAATGGAGCTTCAATGGAAGAGTTACAAAACTTGAACAAAGCTTTGGATGCTCAGGCTATCACAGGTCGTGATACTGCTAACTCTACAACTGCAGGTGGTGCTGCTTTGAAAGTTGAGTCTTTAGACAAAACTTTAAAAGTTATTACTTTCTCTGAAAGTAACATCAAACTTTGGAAAATGATACCAAAGAAAACTGCTTACAATACAGTTGAGGAGTTTAACCAATTAGCTTCTTATGGTAACGACAGAGGAGGTTCATTGTTAGAAGGTGAGTTACCATCAAATGAGGACTCAACTTACATCAGACGTTCTCAATTAGTTAAGTTCTACGGTGTAACTAAATCAGTTACTCACCCAATGAGTCTTGTAAATACTCAAGCTTCAGTTGGTAATATCGTAGAAAGAGAAGTGAAAAACGGTACTCTTTGGATTTTACGTAAAGTAAACAAAGCATTAACAAGAGGTAACTCTGCAATCATCCCTACTGAATTCAACGGTTTGTATGCTCAGCATGCTCAAAACGATTTGTTTTCAACTAAAGACCAATATTACAACTCAGAAGTTGTTGTTGACTTAAGAGGTGCCCCACTTACTGAGGTTTACATTGAAAGGGGTGCTGAAGCTATCGTTGAAAACTACGGTGTTGCTACTCACTTAATTGCTCCTCCAGCAGTTCTTTCGAAATTCGTTGCTAGTTTCTACGGTAACAAATTCATTCCTATCAACTCTGATGCTGTTCGTGCTGGTGAAGTTGGTCAAGCTGTTCAAACTTTCCAATCTCAATATGGTCCAATCAAATTGGAGTGGGATGTATTCATGAACCCAGAGAAACCAAGAACATTGGCTGAATCTGCGACTGATACAAAAGCACCTCTTCCAATTGTTGTTGATGGTACTACTCCTATCGCTGTAAATACTGACGCAACTTCTAAATGGGTATCTGCTGATGCAGGAAACTATTTATACGCTGTAGCTTCTGTAAACAGATTTGGTGAGTCTGCTTTAACTGCTTTAAGTAGTACTGTTGTTGCTGCTGTTGCTGGTTCTTCAATCGACTTGAAATTCACTGCTGCTGTTTCTGACCCAAATCCAGCTACAGGTTTCACTATCTATCGTTCTAACAAAGGTGCTACTACAGGTGGTGGTGCTAACGCAACTTTCTATCCTTTATTCCAAATCTCTACTGCAGAGTTAGGTACAGGATTTGACGGTACAGGTGCTAACGTTGTTAGAGATAAGAACAGAATCCTTCCTTCAACTGCTAATGCGTTGTTGATTCAAAATGATTCAGAAACTTTTGAGTTTGCTCAATTAGCTCCTCTGATGAAAATGGATTTAGCTATCATCTCACCAGCATATCGTTTCATGATTATGTTGTATGGTACTCCTTTATTATACGCTCCAAAACGTATCGTAAGATATATCAACGTAGGTGTTTAAAATAAATTAAAAGTTGGTATAATACGGTCAAAACTCCTAAAAAGGGGATACCGTATTATACCAATTTTTTCACATAAAACAAATTTAATTATGCTTGTTATTGCAAAAGAATCACTTAGAGGAACTAGAATTATACTTCCAGAATTAGGTGAAATTGAAATCCCTGAAAACGGTGAATTGAATTTTGAAGATGAATCTGTTGCAACTTCATTAATTGAAGGAAATATGGGTTACACTTCAGGAATTGTAAAACCTGTGGCAGAGGATGAAGGAAGTAAAGATGAAAATGTTTTCACTAAGGAGTCATTATCTCAACTTTCATTAGAGGAGTTAATTGAATTAGCAAAAACTTCGGGTCTTCCAGAAGCTGAGTGGGAGAAGTTGTCTAAAAACACTTCTAAACCTACTGAATTAATGGTAAACTATTTGTTCAAAAAAATAAACGCTTAAGATATGGCTATTTCATTTCAACAAGGTGAAGATATTATTATAGAACTTCCGATTAATGAAAATTCTATCCCAGTTGATTTGACTACAGCAACATCAATTAGGGTTCAATTGTATGTGACAAAAAACAACGTAAAAACAAAATATGTTGCTTATAATAAAACATCTAAATCTGGGTATGGTGTATGCCGTCAAAAGTCAGGTGTTGGAAATTCACATATCATCGAAGTTTTAATTAAAAGAAGTGAAAGTGTTAATCTTCCAGAAGGAGTTTTAAGCTTTTCAGCAGTAGTTACATTTCCAGGAGGTTCGGATTTTCCAGAAGGTAAAAATTCTGAGTACAACTTTCCTTCTTATGGTAATGTTACAATTGGAGATGCTAAAGATGAGGTGATACCTTAGATAAATAAGAACATATAGATATATATTTAACAAAAAGTTGGTGTAAAAGCCAACTTTTTGTATTTAGTAACAAGCAGTTATAAAAACAACATGGGGAAGCTACATTTTAACATACCTTATAATGTCAATACAGACCTTATAATAAGTCCTTCTGAAGTGATAGAAAAGTATCTTTTTGGTATTCCAATTTGTGATTCAAAAGGTAAACAACTGTCACAAAATATAATTTCAGATAGGATTATAGACGCACAAGAATTAATAGAATCACTTTTATACATTAAATTCAAGGAGCAAATAATTAGAGAAACATCTAATTTTATGTTTCAAGAATGGAATTCTTGGTCTTTTGTAAAAACTTCTTACAATGTAAAAAAAGCACTACAATTAGAAGGTTATTACAACCAAGTTAAACAAATCGGATATCCTTCTAATTGGTTAAATGTTAGGTACGAAAGTAGTTCACAAACTGTTGACAATGATGTTATTTTTAGACAAATACATGTTATACCAAGTGGCTCAACAGGTAACCCTTCATCACAGGGTGTTACTTTCAATGGTGTTGTTCCTTTTGCAAATATGTTAGGTTTGAAATACATACCAAACTATTGGGTTTCAACATACATAACAGGATTCTCCGTAGTACCAAAACAACTTGTATCAACTGTTGGTAAATTAGTTGCTATACAACTTCTTGCTATGTTAGGTGATACATATAATAATGTTGGGATGAGTAGTTACTCAATAAGCTTAGATGGTCTAAGTCAAAACACTTCTTTATTGAAAAGTACTGAAAGTGGTATTTACGGTTCAAGAATAAAACAGTATATGACTGATTTGTTTGGTGATGGTAAAACATTTGCTGGTTCAATAGATGGGTTGAAAGCTAAATACAGAGGTATGATTATGGACTGTATGTAATATGGAAAAGACCGAAAAAAAGTTAATTACAAGAGTTTATAATAACAATGAAGTTGAAAAACATCAACCTGTTAATTTTAACATAAATAGGTTTGATTCTGTTATTATACAGAAAGGTTATAATGTGATACATTACAGGGCATTAAAATGTCCATGTATGAATAGAGAAACACATTCACCATTACCAAATTGTCAAACTTGCTCAGGTCTTGGTTGGTTTTATATAGACAAGAAAAGAACTAAAGCTTTAGTTCAGAATATGACAAATTCAAAGAAATTTGAAAATTGGACTGAATCTAATCCTGGAACAGCAACAATAACAACCATGTTTGTTGATGATGTTACGTACATGGATAAATTTGAAATTGAAGATTTGGAAAGTAACTTCTCTCAAGTATTATTTTTACAAAAATACAATGATAAGTTATTTGCATTTACAACATATTCACCTTTAAGGGTGATGAACATATACATGTTTAACAGCCCAACACAACCTTTGATACCTTTATACTCTAAAGAAGAAAAAGGTTCTCAATGGGATTATTATATTGAAAAAAACAAAATCTTTTTCAACAAAGATAGAATTACTTCTACAGATGTAACAGTAACAGTAAGGTATAAACATACACCTGTTTATTGTATTACAGATATACAAAGAGAGTTATTCAAAACAAAAAGTTCTTCTGACTGTGGTAATCATGAAAGTGATGAGGGAGATGGTTTAACAGGTGCACCTCAAAAAAGTATAGGGAGAAGGTTACATTACGTGTGGAATGCTGATAATCTTCAAGGATTAAAGGAATATGATAATACTGACTACACAAAAGTGAATAAAAAAGACGTAAGTGAAACAATCGTAGAGGAAGGGTTGTTGTAATGGCAAATTTAAAGATAAACTTAGCACCTGTAAAAGCTGTCCTGTCGGAATATGATATTTCAAGGTCAGAAATAAAAGCATACGCTAATGTTGTCAGGTCTTCTATTTTACACGAAGTTCATAAAAATTTAATCAAAATTGTAAGTAACGAATTACGGTCTACAAAAGGTATTTATTTGAATTCAATTGTTGTAACAAAAAATCAAATCTACTTAAAAGGTTTGATGGCAAATGCAATTGAAGGAGGAGGAGAGCCTTATGACATGAAAATAGGATTTTCAAAAAGTTATAAGATAAAAAGGAAAAAAGATGGGGGTTGGTATTTAACAATACCATTTTCAATAGGTACACCAAATTCAACAGGAGCCGAAACTTCTGCTGTAATGTCATGGAGTATTTACAGAGCAATAAAAGCTGGGAGAAAACCTGACTTGAAAAACTACCCACCAAATTCCAGACCAAGAGTTGAAAATAGTGTTGGTCATGTTTTTGAAGAATACCAACACAAAGCAAGTATTTTTGAAGGTATAAAAACAACTAAAATGAATTCAGGTTTGAATTCATACAACACTTTCAGAAGAGTTAGTGATAAATCTCCACCAAATAGTTGGATAAATAGAGGCATCACAGCAAGGAATTTTATGGATAAAGCTTGGCAACAAACAGATGTTGCTAAAATAATAGACGATTCAATAGACCTCTTATTCACATGAGTAGATTTAAAGACATATCTGGTAATGTAAGGATTAAGAGATTACCAAGGATTAAAAACATTATGAATTTAAACGATACAATAAATTATTGTATTAATAATAAGTTCAAAATGGATATTTTATATGAAGAAAATGAAGATGCTGGAGTAGTTCTTAACGGTTATAGAAGTATAACTCCTGTGGCTTTCGGTATTCACAGAAGTACTGAAAATTTGATTCTGAGAGCATACCTAAATGAAGGTGTAAGTAAGAGCCAAGCAGTACCGTATTGGAGATTGTTTAGATTAGATAGGATACATCAGTTTAATATAAACTTTTCAAAAACAAACATTGCTAATAAAGAATCTTATCATGAAGATGATAAGCATATGTCAACCATATTTTCACAATTAGAAAAAGCCTTTAATAATTTATTATGTTAATTCCAGAAGTAATATTACACTATACAGTAAAGACTATTTTAGATTTAATAAAATCTGATTTCGAAAGTCAAGCAGATGAAAAGAATTCTGTATTACATGAGTTCCTTTTTCAAGATGACAATGGTATGGAAATAACAATGAATAAATTTAGTTACTATGAACAAGGTAAAAATTTATTCTTGAAAAATGAAGATGAATCTAGGAAGTTGACTGTTAATGTAGGATACAATACAGAAAGAAAAGGATTACCAACAATTCATATTTTACTACCTTCTGAAACTAGTGGTGAGGTTGGCATAGGTATGGGTGAAGGTTATAAACAGTATAACATTTTTGGAGATGAAGGTGAATACAAAAGAAATTTCACAAATGTTTTTGATTCAAATTACAATATGTTAATCACTTCAGATAACAGTTCTGAAGTTGTTTTAATTTACCATGTTTTGAAAAATTTCATGTTTGCTATATTTGAACATTTTGAAAATATGGGTTTAAGACAACCAAAGATTTCTGGTCAAGATTTACAACTGAACACTGATTTGTTACCACAGAATGTCTACAACAGAAACATATCAGTAAGTTTCTTCTATGAAAGTACAGTATCTGAAGTTATGAGACACAAATTGGTGAAAATGTTTGAAGTAAATCCTCAAGCGTCAAGTTATTAGGAATAACAGCATAACCAAAAACAGTTATACATAAATTATATGAAAATGGAGAAAATGAACATATTATCATTCATAAATGTCTACAAATTAAATCAAAACGATACTGCAGTTTTGGTTAAAATGTATGGTGTTGATAAGCTTTTTACTCCAAGAGATTGGTTTCTAAAGTTATCAGGTAACTTCAATTTTGAATATTCTTCTGATTTTGACGAAGTTGTTGAAGATACAATTGTTGAAGTTAAAGAGGAAGAACAAATTGTTAAAAGTAAAAAACAATAATCATGGCAATAAGAATTCAATTTGGTAACAGGTCTATCTTAGAACCTGGAAGTTACGGAAGAACTGTCAACGGTACTACTCAAAGACAATCTGCAGCTGATTTTGGTAAGGTAATGATTATCGATACAGGGATAGGTTCTTACTTTGGTGGAGGTGCTGGTGTTAATGGTCAATTAGCTAATGGCAAAAATACTGTTTATGAATTTACAGAAAAAACTACTTTCAAGAATTTCGTAAAAGGTGGTGTCCTTTGGGATATAGCTGATTACTTGTTCTCACCTTCTAAAACAGGTAATGGTGCTTCTGCTGTTCAGGTTGTTAAGGCTTCTACAACTACTGCACCTGAAATAGTGTTAACAGTATCTGGAAGTGGTAATATAACAAAAACAGGAACGATATCAACTTCAACTGCTTCAGCTTCAGTAACAGGTGTTAGTACAAAATTCCTTTCTGAGTTAAGAGTTGGTGATATCATTAAAACTTCAGCAAATGTTTTAATTGGTACGGTATTAACAATAGATAGTGATACTTCATTACAGTTCACTGCGAATGCTGCAACAACAAATAGTGGTATTGCTTTTAAAGGTCAATTCGCACAAACTCAAGGTGGTGTATTAACAATCAAAGTTGTTAGTGAAGGTCTTTCTGGAAATGGTGTAACCTTAAATGGCAAATTGTTAAAAGGTTATGGTGTTAAAATGACATCTGGTATTTTAGATACTAACAAGTTTGTACTGAACTTCTATGAAGGTACTTACAGAGGTGTAAATAACTTAGAACCAAGTTTTAACATTCCTACTTGGAATTCAACCACAACTTACAGTGCTGGTCAGTCTGTTTATTACAATGGTTTTGTTTTCACTTCAGTTTCAGGTTCTAACATAAATAGAAATCCTGCAACTGATATGACTTATCAGTATTGGACAATTTCTGATTACAGTGATGTTTATGGTCAAGGTTCTATTGCAAATTCAACTGAGAAATTGATAGTTCAGTCACCTGAATTCTCATCAATCAATGAATTTAACACTTGGGCTCAAGTTAATTTCAATTTCTTGTCTTACTTCCAATTATCAACAACTGTAAATGGTTCTGGTCTTATTGATAGTGCTGACTTAGCAACTTATGCTAATTACACTATTGCTACAGGTGGTACTGAATCTTACAGTTCTGGTGATATCGATAGAGTTTTACAAGAAATTACTGAAGAGGATAACACTTTCTTCTTGTTAGATAATTATGGTGTTAATGCTAAAAGTGTTAATAACAATAAAATATTATCTTTCATTAAAGCTAATTCTGAATTTGCTAAATTTGCATTTATTGGAGGTGGTTACAGTAGTAACGAATTGAACGGAACAAACGGTTCTTTAGATATAGCAAAAAGCTACAACTCTAAAAACACTATTGTTGTTCATAGTGGTATTGTTAGACCAAAAATAGGTGGTGGTGAGCAAAAGTTAAGTTCTTTCTATCATGCTGCAATAGCATTAGGACGTACTGCAGGATTAGAACCTCAAGTACCAACTACTTGGAAGGATTTAGATATTAGCTATCCAATTCATGACTTAAACAAGTCTGAAAGAGAGAAATGTTTGCTTGGTGGCGTTTGGCACTTAAGATTTGTAAATGGTAAAAATTGGATTGTAAATCAATCTATTAATACCTTACAGAAAAATGATAACCTTGTAGATACAGAAGGTAATTCTTATGAATTGAGTATCGAAAGAATCAATGCTCAATTGATAAAAGAATTATGTTTAAATTCAAGGGTGTTATTTGTAGGTGGAAATTACAGTACTGCTTCACCAATTGATGTTAAGTTATTTACAGAAAATTACTTAACTTTCAGAACTGTTAACAACGGAAAAGATAATTTAATTATTTCATTCCAAGATGTTAAAGTTTCTTTAGATGGTGATGCTTGGAATGTTACTTTCGGTTATGTACCTAATGGTCCAATTAACAAATTGTTATTCACAGGTGTAACGCTTGACGCTAAATTTTAATAAAAATACATATGTCTAATAATAGAGTTTTAACGGCACCATTGGCAGTCATCAAAGTTAATGGTATAGTAATTGGTAAAATGAGAAGTATTCGCTGTACTGAATCTATTCGTAGAGGTGCAGTTAGAAGCTTGGGTCAACTAAATATTGACGAGTTACCAGCAATTGAATGGAGTGGAACTTTGTCATGTGAATTCATGACAATAGATTTGAAAAAGTCTATGATTCCAGGAGCGATTAACAGGATTGCTAAAACAATTGATGAGTGGGCAAATAATGTTTTGTTACAAGAAGATGGTGTTCAGATTGATATTTTGAAAAGGGTAAAATCTATTCAACAACCAGACGCTTTGTTTCCAAACGTATCACCTGACCCTAACTTCATTCAAAGAAATATTACTGGAGATTACGAAGTTTTTGCTTCTATCAAAGGTTGTTTCTTAACAAGAGAAGGGTTTAATATTTCAGAATCAAGCATTTCATCAAGGGACGTCGAATTTGAGTACACTACTCCAATCATATATCCCTCGTTCTAAAAAACCTTGATAATTAATTAGTTGTGAAATAAAAAGTGAATATTCTACCACTATTCACTTATAACAAATATTAGAATTTCAAAACAAAGAAAAGTCTAATTCCTTTTAAGTGTGGTAGCTTAATTGGTTTTAGACTTTTTCTTTTTAATCATGGCTTATATTTATAAAATAAGAAATAAAATTAACGGTAAAATTTATATCGGTTTTACAAGAAAGACAATTCAAATAAGATTTGATTCTCACAAATCAACTGCTAATAGTGGTAAAGGGTTCTATTTACACAATGCAATGAGGAAGTATGGTATTGAAAATTTTGAAATATGTGAATTATACCAATCAATATCAGGAGAGGATATATGTGAGATAGAAAAATTCTTTATAAAACAATTTAATTCAATTAATCCTAAAATTGGATATAACCAAACTGAAGGAGGTGAAGGAGGAAGACCGACAGAAGAAGTTAGGATGAAAATATCTTTAGCAAAACAAGGCGTCCCGAGACCAGATATGATTGGAAAGAAATTCATGTTAGGTTATAGATTCTCAGAAGAACAAAAACAAAAGATATCAAAAAGAATACAAGGTATTGGAAATCCATTTTATGGTAAACAACATTCACAAGAATCTAAAGTAAAATTTAGACAAACCTTAGAAAATACTCCTGAAGAAATAAAACTTGTTAGATATAACAAATTATCAGAATCAAAACAAAAGGAGTGGGATGAAAGGTCTGAAGAGAAAGTTAAGGAATTCGGAAATAAAGTTTCCACAGGTCATAAAAATAGGAGTAAAAGTGACAAAGAAATAACTTTCAATAAAAAGAGTGAAAATTGGACAAGTAAAACTGTTGAACAACAAGACCAAATTAAAGCTAAACGAAAAGCTAAATGGGATAGTAGAACACCAGAAGAAAATGAAAGGATTAGGTTGATAAAATCTGAAAATGCTAAAAGATATTGGGCTGAAAAGAAATCTTTAGCAAATCACAGTTAAAGTGTTATAACAAGGTTATTAATTAGAGAATCTAAAAACAAAAGTCACATGGCTATCAGAAAACAAATTAATGTACACGTTGACGGAAAATCATTTGTTGTTAAATTCCCAAACGTAGGTCAATTAATGGACATTGAAACTTACAAAATGGGTATGACAAACAATACCTATCCAGAGTTACTCCGTTCAGGTTTAAATAAATCTTATGTTATCACAGAATTAGTTGACGCTGTTGTACACTTCATGGTTTTACTTCCAGAAGTTGTAAAAGACTTCAATGTGAAGAATTATAATGATTTAGACCCAATTATAGCTAAAAAATTATTAAAGCCTTGGAGAGAGGAAATTAAACCTTGGATGGATGAATTAATGAAGGAATTAATGCGTGACGAGGAAATTGAAATCCCAAATGTTGAAGATGTTAAAGAAGGTCAAATAGATTTGTAGTATTTTGGAAAGTTCTTTAAAAGGTAATTCAGAATCTGATTTAATTATTTCAGTAAAACAATGGAATTCAAAATTTCCATTTGATATTATTTGGAGAAGAAAATTTAACATCCCTTTTATGTCAGACAGTCACAGAAAAATGTGTTTGTTTGACATAAAATTTGATTACACAGAAGATTTATTAATAAAACAACTCATAGCTGAAGATGAAATTTCTAAGAAATTAAAAGAAATTGGAAAAAACATCGACGAACAGTTATTTAAAAGTAGTGTTGTTGAGAAAAATACAAGAGAACAAACACTTAAAGACTTTGAAGATTTTGACATAAATAGTTTGTAAATGAACAAGACCATAGTTTTAGATTTTGAAGCCAACTTTGATTCCTTCAAAAAAAGGATGCAAAGTGCTTATGAAGAGGTTTCAAAATTCAATGAAAGGTATCTTGGGAAAGATACAACTAACACTTCTTCTATGTCTGAAATTCAAAGACAAAGACACGAAGAGCAAAGGTCAAAACAAGCAAGAGAAAAGTTTGAAAGTAAATTTTCAAGTCAAGAAAGAGCAGATTTTAAATCTGGAAATGCAAACCCTTTTTCACAAAAATTCCAAGATTTTAAGCAAGGTGAAAAACAATTTTCTGATAACTCACAAAGGTTAAAAGAAAATTCTGAAGCTATAAATAAACAGAATCAAGAGAATAACTCAAGACACAGGGAATACAGGTCTTTAACTGAAAAGCAACTCAGAGAAGTACAAGAACAGTACAAGAAAAAAGCAATACAAGCGAAAAATGTTGGAGATTACGAAAGTGCTGATAGGTATAACGAAGAAAGGGTTCGTGCTAAAAGTGCTGAGGATTGGCATAAACAAGTTGAAGGTACATACAAAACTCCAGAAGAGAGGTTTCAAAGACAGTTCGCTCAAAATTTATTTGCTGGGAAGGTTTTAGGTTCTGCAGCAGAAGCTATGGGTGGTGGAGGTGCAAGTGATGCTCTTCATATCGCTCAAGGTGGGATGAATACTTTTGCAGCAGCCAGAGCATCAGGTATGTCTAAAGGAGCTTCTGCTGGAATGGGTGTTTTTGATATGATAGCTACAACTTTACTGAAAGGTGTAACAAGTGGTGAAAAATTAGGTGAAACTGTTAATCAACTTTCCGGAGCATTAGGTAAGGGTAACATGTTGAAATCACTTGATTCATTTACAGGTGCTAAATCAATGGGTGTTGGTATTGCCGGAGTTGATGAGTTAGAAAAAGCATTAAATGAAATGGTTGAAATGTCAGGTCGAACAAGGACAGGATATGATATCACAGAAAGATTTTTAGACGAGAAGGTTTTACAGAAAACCATGGGTATAGGAAAGGATAACACTTTCGATAGCTATGTAACAGGTGAAAAGTCATTTACAGGTAAGGAGCAGATGGATTCTCTTTCTGGAACTTATATGTTTGCTAAAATGTTAGAAAAGTTAGAAACTGGAATAACACTAGGTGACGACAGGGGTGTAGGAAAAGACCTTTCTCAATTACCAAAATACATGTCAAAGTTGACTTCTATGCAAGAAAAAACTTTGAACATTAAAGGTGAAGTTTCATCAGCAGATTCTATGAATAACATGAAATTCATGAATTCTGTTATGGGTTTAGGAGGTATATTTAAAGATAGTGATAATGCTGGAGACCTTGTTTCAGGTATGCAACAAAGCTTCTCTAATGCTTCAGACCCTTTACATAAATTCAAGAATGTTAGAGCAGCAAGACAAGTTTTAGGGCAAAACGCTTCATCAACACAGGTTGCTATGCAAATGGAAGATATGAGTAATCCTCAAGGTGTACAAATTATCAACCAATTCATTAAGAATTTAAAACAAGAATACGGTGGGTACGCAGATACAGACGCTGGGCAACTTTCTATATTAAGAGATGTTCAAGGTGCTTTTAACATATCATCATTAAGTAAATCGAAACAATTGTTAGACGCTTACGATGCAAATGGTGGGTTAAAAGTTGGTGATGTATCTGAAATGGACCAATATTCAAAAGACACAAAAGGTTTCAAACATGCAGTTGAAAAACAATTAGTTTCTTCTTTAGATGGTTTGAAATCTGAGTTAGGAGGTTTTGGTAAAATGTTGTCTGAATCTATGACAGATTTAGCTAAAGGTCTTGGTGAATTAACAGGAGCATTAGGAGAAGTTAAAAGTGTTGGAATAACAGTAGAACCAAAACATTAAAATGGCAATTAAATTTATAGAGAATATAACTGAGAATCGTCAGTTATTTGAAAATAAAGTAATCAGTATATCAAGACTTTTAGGTGTTGACCCAGATTGGCTGATGATTATTTTTAATTCTGAAACAGGTGGTACATTCTCACCTTCAGTCAGGAATAAAGTTACAGGTGCTGTCGGTTTGATTCAATTTATGCCTGCAACTTGTTGTGGTTTACTAGGTAAATTATCTAAATCACAATCAAAAGATAGGACATTAAGAAAGTACTATGCTGAAAAGATGGGTGCTTTAAAAAATTACGAACAACTTGAATATGTTTATCAATATTTTAAAGCCTATACAGGTAAAATTACAGATTTATATCATCTGTATTTGATAGCTTTTTATCCTAATGCAGATGGTGTTTTTGGTGGTACACTTTATAAACCTAATAATTGGAAATTTCCTAAAAAGATATCCGAAGGGAATAGAGGTATTGATAATGAAAATGGTGACATTACCATAAGTTCATTTAAAAGATGGGTTGATAAAAAATCTAAAATTACTTTAAAAAGCAGTACAGTACAAAAAACAGAACAAAAGAAACAAAAAGAAGTTAGTCAAAGAATAGAAGAACAAAAACAAGTTGATAGTGTTGTTATTCCATTGACAAAAGGGAATATCGTTTATATACACACAAACCCTTTATATACCACATTAGATGAAATCATTCAATACAAAGGTTGGTATGATTATTTAAACAAGAAAGAATTAACAGCAGATAAAATACTTAATTTTGGTACACCAGCAACTAACAGACAAAGTATTAGAAAAGCTTATGGTGAAGAGAAGTTAGATAAAAATGGTAATAAAATTGAAGATGGTCAAGAAGCTAATTATGTCCCATTAGGTGCTAGGATTGAAATTAGTGGTGCTTGGATACTTCCAGAATTTGTACCATTTGACGGTTCAACCAACATATTCCCAAATAAAAATACAAAGACTTTTATTTTAAATGCCTTAAAAAGAAGTGTTGTAACTAAAACCTTCAAGAAGAAATTTAACACCCAGACATCGGTAGTTTTAAAAAGACAACAAAAACCAAAAGTACTTATTTGGTGTAAAGCTGTAAATGTTAAAAAAGGACAATCTTCTGCAAGACCAAGGTATGATGTTCAAGGTGAATTATTAGATATCTCACCTTTTATACAAAACTTAGTTGTTAATAATACTAAAAATGGTGCTTCATTTTCATTTACATTACCACCAATAACAATGTCTTATGAAAATGATTTCTCTTTAAAGGTACTACCAAAAGGTTACAAAGAAGTAAACAGACAAGGTGGTTATGTCTTTAAAGGAAATACACATAGAGATGTAAATGTCAATGGTGAAGATTTGAAAATGCAAAATATTTTCTATTTTCATAACATGATAAGTGCAAATGATGTTGTATTTATTTCATTTAATGATGATAACATCTTTGACAAAGAAACTAACACAGTCTCACCAGATGAACCGTATAACATAGTCTATCCAACTGAAAAATTATCACAAAATTCTTTCTCATTAATAGGTTTAGTCGATACAAATACAGTATCAACACAAGGTCAAGATGCTTCTGGAGGTGTAAGTATAACAGGTAGAGACCTTAATAAATTGATAATTGAAGACAGTACTCAATTATTGAACATAGGTAGGGAAGTTAGACAACAAACAGGAATTTTTAGAAATGATAATCCGGAAAATTGGGGACGTCCAGCATTAGCTTCAAAACTCAATATGAATACAGAATTGTTATCTGCTTCATATAGTAAGGAAAGAACTGTTGGTGAAATGGTGTCATTCATTTTTAACTCATTAGTTACAACAGAAATTTGTAATGGTAATTTATTCCTATCTTATTTAGGAGTAAAAGATGATTTTAGAATATCTCAATACGATTTCTTCAATTATGAATCCAGAAAGATAGAAAGGTATGATGCTGCTGGAATTTGGAAGATTGTTAAAGTAATTAGTGACCCTGATAATGTACAGGATAGGTATGTTAGAGATACAACAATAGCTGTACACAGTGGTAGTATAATGAACGGTATAAAAACAATGGTTGATGACCGTTTTGTTGAATTACTTAGTGATACATACATTAACAACTTTTTCTTTTTAATTAGGAGACCACCATTCAATGAATCAGATGTAAAATCTTATTTAGATGAATTAACTTCTAACTCAGAAGCTTTAAATATTACTGCTGATAAGGTTGTCTCAACAAATTTAGGTTGGTACTCTGGAGATGTTTATAGTTGGTATAGGATGAATACTGATTATGTTTCTTACGGTAAACAACAGTTCAGTTACTTAGAAGAAATGCCAGCAGTATTCTTTAGAGAATTCTGTGAAGTTTATGGTAATAAAGGTTTAGACGTTCAAAATATTTACACTCCTTTTGCTGGTATAAATCCAAAAAGAGAGGAGCAAGAAAAATATGGTGCTGATAAAACAAGAACTGAAAGACAAATATTTGAAGATTTATCATTTCTCATAGAAACGAATGCTTATCTCCCTTTTACGAGGTCTGGAACTTTTACAGTAATTGGTGACGAAAGGATAAGAAAAGGTGTGTGGATGAGGTCAAAAACTACAGGTGAAGTATTTTACATAGATGGTGTGAATCATAACTATTCTGTAAACGAAAAGCAAACAAATTACACTACAACTATTTCAGTTAGTAGAGGGATGGTTGAGTACAATGCTTCTGGACAATACATACTTCCTTTATACTTCAATATAATATCAGGTTTACATTCTTCAGAAAAACAGTTGTCTACAAAAAGAACAATACCAACTGATACTGTTGAAGATTCTAAATTGTTGTTCGATACAAATGAATCTTCATTGTTAGACCCAACAAGAGATTTATCATTACTGAATAAGTTAGATGAAAGAAATCAAAATGTTAGATTAGAAATTTCATACAAAAATTTATCTATAATAGATAAGTATGTGAATAAACTACGAAACGACAGTTCACTATCTATAAGAGTTACAGGTTACACAGATGAAAGGTCTTCAGTATCTTATAACAAAGATTTAGGTTCAAGAAGAGCACATCATGTTGTCAGTATTATAAAAGAAACTTACAATAGAAGCTTTCCAGAATTACCACCATTAGGTAATGACAGGATAAGTGTTTATACATTCGGTGAAAAGGTTGCTGCAGACCTTGATAACTTGCTATCAGATAAACAAAATTTATCTAAAAACGATAGAGCTGTAATTGTTAAACTTACATATCAAAATTCAGAAGGTGTCCAACAAGTTGTTGAAACTTACCAAGATAATTATTCTAAATTAAAAGTTAATCAAGAAATTTTTTCATTCTTCTTAAGTAGACGACAGTTTTCAGATAACATATTAGACTTTGAAACTTTAGGGAATTATTCTATTTCAAATCAACCAAATTTAGGTGAAATTATTGAAGTGAATGAACTTGAAAGTAACATAATAAAACTTGATAGAGCAGAAAGAGAATTAGAAATTTGGAGGAACGGTGATGATGAATGATAACTCAAAAACAATAGGTAAAAAGGGATACGGAGTTAATGAGTACGTAGCCTTCACAGGACATGTTATTATACCATTAGATGTCGATAGAACAAAGTATATAAAAGATTGTTTTAAAAAGGGCACTTTGATGATTAAAAGTGTTGACAATCAAATAGAAAAGAATGTTCAAATTGACAAAGGTTCTATACATTACATAGAATTTCCTTCTCAGTTTGGAGAGGTAGGTACAGCTGTATTCTGCGTGAGGGACACACTTTACAGAAAGTCAAAAGTTGTTTGTATTTTACAAACTGAAGATGAACAACCTATCATTTTAGAAGAAAGGCAATTTAGAATTTTTAAGGAAAGTTTTTCAAATTTTGTTGACTTTGATTTATCAGGTAAGGGTGGAACATTCAGACTTGTTTGTAATTCTAATAAAAAAGGTGAAAAGTCATTTTTAAAAATTTGTAATGACACAAATGAAGCTGAATTTGATTTAGATGTACAAGGAGACTTAAATGTTAATGCTGAAAAATCAGTGAATTTAAAGACTCCTGGAACACTTGATATCAAAGTTGGTAAGAAAGGTAAGCAAAGTATCATAAGTATAGATGGTGACGGAAATTTATCAATCCAAGACCAATTTAAAAATAAGGTTTCAATGTCTGAATCTGGAGTTAAACTTGAAACTGAATCTACTTCAATTACTGTAGCAAAAGAGAATGTAAGTATTAAAAATAAGAAGGAAGATTTTGCAAAACTTTTTGGTGATTTAGTTACAGAGATTCTGGCAATCAAAGTATTAGACCCAATTTCAGGTGTATTGCCACTTGCTCCAGATTCAATTGCTAAAGTCAATTTGATAAAAGAGAGGATTTCGCTGTTATTCAATTAACAGTTATATAAAAATATGATAACAGGCAGTGAATTAGGGAAAGTTTCAGATTATGTAGGTAGTTTTCTATCTAATGTAGGAGGAGTAGTTTCTCCTGCTGGTAGAGCAATACTTAATCAAGTGGCACCAAACGATTTTGAATATTATTTATGTTCAATTGAAGTTGTTGACGCTAATGATTTGAACAATGTTTTAGAATTTTTCACTTTCCCAATAACACCAAATAACATGAGTGTTATCAAATCAAAAAGTAAGACAGTAACAAAAACTGCTGACGGTATAAGTGTTTTAGAAAACAACTCTTTTGTACCTATTGAAATGTCAATAAGTGGTGATTTTGGTAGAAAGTTGAAGATTATAACAAGAGGAGGTTCAGATGTTAAAAGTGATAACATTTTAACAAGAAATGTGAAAACTGGATATGGGTGTGTTAAGGTTTTAGAGAACATATACAACAGAACTTCTAATTTGTACAACGGTCTTCCAGTATTAGTGTTTTTTTACAACTATGCTTTTAATGCTAACTATTTGATAGAAGTTACTTCTTTTCAAGCTAGTCAAGATATTAGTAAAAACATGATTTGGAATTATGCTATGTCTTTTAAGGCTATCGCTCCAGCCGACGACATCATAGATTCACCAGAATTAAAAAAGAGGTTATCAAAATATACAACCATAGATTCTGTACAGAAATCAGCAAAAAATGTGTTAAGCTTTACAAGTTCAGCACTGACTTCAAAATCAACAGATGTTAATGTTAATGCTTTGATAAACCAAGAGCAAATTTCAAGAGGTTCTTTAAATAAATTAACTTCACTATTGTAATGGAAAATTATCAAACAAAGGCTCTTGACAATTTTGTTAAATTAACAAAATACGATATCTATAAATATCTGATTGACGTTGACTCATTTTTTAAATTAGACTATGTTAAAATTAAAGATTGGTTTAGTTTATTAGTCTCAAAACCAGATTCAAAAGCTTTCAAAAATCTAACAAACCTTTTAAGAGAAAGTGATGTTATTTCAACAATAATTTTTAACAATAAAGTATTGTTGAGTGAAATGTATTATTGGGATTTAGTTGTAATGTTAGATGAAATAAAGACAACTTTACAATCTTCAAATAATCTTTCAAGAAGGTTGAGGTCTGTTAGGTTAAACTTATCAGACTACGATGTTTTTGATTATACAACAAAAAAATATCAAACATTAGAAGATGTTCAGAACGAAAAAGTAAGTACAGATTCAAGTGATGATAGGTGGGTTGACATAGCATTATCAAACGATTTATTAGAAGAAGATTACAATCAATCTGGAGGTGTAGATTTAATTTTACCTTACATAAGAAAAAACAATGCAAGGTTGGAATCTGTATGTGATAATATGGTTGGTGATAAACTTTACGGACTTGATTTTAAAAAGAAAATTAATTTTGTAAATGAAGACTTTGAAATTAACTCATACATAGATACTGCAAAACAATCAATTTCTATTCTTACAGATGTTAAATACGGTTCTGTACCTGAATTCAAGAATTTAGGTGTAAGGACAGATTTAGTTGTTGGTGGAAATATGGCTATAATTAATTCACCTGTTATTAAGAGGCAGTTATACTTACTTTTCAACACAGATGATTCATTAATTGATTTCAAAGTTGAAAGTATAACTCAAAATTCAGACTCAGTTGATTTTAAATTTTCAGTTAATACAATTAGAGGTTTACTAATAGAAAGTGAAAAAACAATATGATAACTAAAATATCAACTGTAGAGGAATTAAAAGGAATATACATTGAGATGTTCCTTAACAATACAGATAAAGTTACAAAAGTTTCTCCTTTGTCTGTTAATAATGGTATTGCGTACGGAGTTGCTAAAATTGGTCAAAAAATATTAAAAGATGTTGCTGTATTAGAAAGCCATTTATTTCCAGAAGACGCTTATGGTGAAAATCTTGATGTAATAGCACAAAGATACGGTATTTCAAATAGATTCGGTTCAAGTCAGAGTTCTACTTATGTAAGGGTTGTTGGTGATATAAATACTTCTTATATTGCAGGATTTCACACATTCAAAAGTTTAGACGGAACTGTTTTTGACGTTGAACAAACTCTAAATATAGGTGCTTCTGGATTTGGTTATGTAAAAGTAAGAAGTCAATCTCTAGGAGAAAAAACAAATTCAGCACCACTATCAATAACATCTGTAAATCCTGTTCCTGTTGGTCACAAATACTGTATTAACGAGTATAATGCGACAGGTGGTAGAGATAGTGAAAATGACGATGATTTTAGAAATAGAATCATGAATGGTTGTAATTTCATTGCTACAGGAACAATCGGATTATTAGAACAATCATTGATAAAAGTTAATCCAAACGTCTTAAAAGTTATTCATAATGGAATAGCTTCAGATGGTCAAGTATTATTGTCTGTGGTATCTCAAAACGGTATCGATTTTACAGATAATGAATTTAATCAGATGATGGTTGGTTTAGAAAAACATATTTCTTTAGTTGATTATAAACCAAACGGAAGTTCTAAATTCGGAGTCAAATTACAGAACCCAGTTTGGTACCCAATAGATGTTAGTTACAGATGTATTTTAGAAAGTGGTTTTGATGCTACTAATATCAGAAAGGAAACTCAATTAAGGATGAATAAGTTCATCGATTATCGCTATTTTAAAGGTAATTTGATAGAATGGGAAGACTTACTTATAATTGTGAAAGGAGTTCCTGGAGTGAGGAGAATTTTAGATAATACATTCTCACCTAAAATTGATATTAAGATACCTTCAAACCAAATTCCTAGAATAAGAGGTTTTATAATGTTAAATCCAGATGGTACTGTAATGTCTGAAGTTTCAGGGACTTTAAACCCTTATTACTATCCTTCTGTTGCTGATTTTAGTTTACAACAAACTCTACTGTAATGGCAAATTCTAAGAAGATAAAAATAACAACTTCATCGGTCATAGATACAAAGACAAATACAGGAGTCACAAAATCTATAAATTTACAAACACCAGCAAGTGATGAACCTTTGATAAAAGATGTGTTATTAGTTGACGACCAAGTTGGTAAATTAAATTCAATTGATTTCAAAGAAGGTGAGTTGTTAATGGTTTCTGAAAATAACCCAGATGAATTATCAGTTTGGATTGATAGTAATGGTGAGTTAAATATAAAGGCTGTTGACAGTGATAATTATTCAATTAACGAATTAGGTGAGTTAATTTACGAAAAGGTTATATGACAACATTTCAAAAAAATTACGGTCAAATAAAAGCAATGCATGTTGGATATGAACCTCCAATAAACATTGTGATGTTGTGGTATGACACTAATAATGGTGTAAAAAAGATTAAATATTACGATACTGTTACACTTACATGGAAAGTTTTAGGTGAAGTAGGTGGAACAGGAGATTTAGGAGATTACATTCCAATAACAGGTACACAACCATCTAAAAAGATAAGTGGTGACTTATTAGTTGACAGTTCAAGTAACATTAAATTTGGTATTTTTGAAACAGTACCACAAATTTATTTTGGTGTAGGTTCAACAAGTAACATAGGGATGTATTATAGCATTTCTGGTGTTAACAAAAGTAAAGTTGAATTGAATGGTACTGTTGCAAATATTTACGGTGAAACAAGAGTAGAATTTTATGCTGGTGGTAATCTATTCCAATTAAATTCAGGTACAGGTCTATCAAGATTGGATGTAGGTTCAGGTACAATTCAAATTTCATCTTCAGAAACGTCATTTGTTGGTGAAGTTGTTAATGTAAATAGTAATGGATTTTTAATACCAAGGATAGGAACTTCACAGAGATATTCAACAGACGGTTCAATAGCATATAATTCACAAACCTATCAATATGAAGGTTACAGGAATGGTGTTTGGAAAAACTTTTTAATGGAAGGTGATGTTGATTTGTCACAAAAATTAGATTTAGATGGTAGTAATGCTAACCAAGACATTGATATTGGAAACTATTCACTTAACGCTAAACATTTTAAAGTAAATGGTACAAATGGTTCTGGACATATAGGTTTAAAACATCAAAGTTCAGCAATTTCAGCATCAGCAAGCGAATCAAGTTTCGCAGCAGATGTTAATGGTAATCCTATATGGAAAAATGATGGTAATGTTTTACAGTACTTTGAATTAACTTCTAACAAAAATGTTAATAACGGTTATGCTGGATTAGATTCTACAGGTAAATTAAATACTTCTGTTCTACCTGATTTGGCTGTTGTTGATTATTTAGGTTCTGTCGTTAATCAATCTGCAATGCTTGGGTTGACAGGTCAGAAAGGTGATTGGTGTATTAGGTCTGACAGAGGGACTACATTTATTATAACAGGCTCAAATACTTCATTAATAGGAAGTTGGACAGAATTAGCATACCCAGCAGCAACAGTTGCAGATGTAGTAGGTACTTTGAATAGAGTTACAGTTAGTGGAGGAACAACTAAGACTATAGATATAGCTTCTACTTACGTAGGTCAAACTTCAATAACAACTCTTGGTACGATTGGGACAGGTGTGTGGCAAGGTACTTCTATTGCAGATGCTTACATTGCAAGTGCTTCTACTTGGAATGGGAAGTTTAACACACCTACAGGGTTGACTACTAACTATGTAAGTAAGTGGAATGGTAGTGGTTATGTTGATAGTCAATTAATAGACAACGGTTCAAGTATCGCAACTGTTAATGGAAATATTTATTTTGGTACATCAGCAGGTAATACAGGAGGTAACACTTATTATTTTAAAGATTTTAATACTACTAGCAAACCTATTTTTAGAGTAGATGCTAATAATGTAAGTGCCCCAACATTTGCAGTTAGTTACGATTATACAAATTCAAGGTCAAGTTTTGTATTTGGTCAAGTGCATGGAGTTGATTTTTTAAATAATGCTAATAGAGTAATGGTTAGATTAGGCGGCTCATTTGCTACTAACTTATTTGTTCAAGCTGATGAAGTAACTGGATTAAGGGCATTTGGTGTTTATCATGCTGTGTCAGATACGTATGTTCAAGAAGTTTCTTCACTAGGTATAATAACCTCTCGAAGCAAATCTATATTATCAACAAATGGAGGTATTATACATAGATTTGAATCTAAAAATAGCACGAGGGCTATAATGTATAACGGAGGACTTGCCATTGGTGTTAGTAGTGAGATTAATGCAAGTGCTTGTTTAGATTTACAAGATACAAACAAGGGTCTGGGTTTAAACCTAGTAGCAGGTAACTTAGGTACAACCAGAAATGGTCTTATATGGCATGATGTTACTGCTAACTTGTTTAAAGGAGTTCAGAACAACAGCGTTGTGACATTTGCAACTACTTTAAACACTAACTTAACAGTTCAGTTTGGTTGGAAATACACATACACAGCGAATACATCTTTATTTCAGATGTTAAATGATACAGGTTCTACAAAATGGATAGCTGTAGATGCTTGCAGTATTTACGCTTTAACTTTAAATTTTGGAACAGCTCCAACTCTAAACTATAAAGTATTCTATAACAAGAATGGATTAGGATGGGAAGCTTTTCATACAACAGATATAGCTGCAAACACACTTGATGTTTCGATAAAGCCTACATCTGCAATAACTTTAGCTCCTAATGACACAATACAGTTCAGGCTGAATCAAGGAGCAGATGGAGTATCAATGAACGTAATAATAAAATCTTAAAACTATGAAAACAACGACAGAAGTATCAGTATCAATTGATTGGGCAAATGGTGTTGCTACAATTTTACCAGAATTCGATATCCTTGAAGACCAAGGTGTACATATCATAAATGAAGATGGTTCAGAAGAACTTGACATTTGGTATGAAAGTAATATTTTCAAAAAATCTATGAAATCTAAAGTTGCTGAATTTGCTAAATTTCAAGGAACTTGGATTAGAAAACCAAATGGTAAATTAAGCAATCGTTACCCTAATGGTCAGGAAATGATTATGACTGACGAATTGTACGTTAAATTAACAATTTCTAATGGACAAATTACTGGATTCCAACAAAGTAATGGAACTGAACATCTTATTGATGATTTAACAAAAGAAATAAAAGATTTAACAGACCCACAAAATCCTGTTTCTTTTAATCCTAAAAGATATGAGAAAAAAGTTGATGTTGCTGGTGGTTGGAAACCTATGTTCAGTACATTCAAAATGTTCACAAATATTGTTAGTTTGATGACTAAGAATATGAAAGCAAGAGTTTAATAATGAAAATTACACCTGTTCTCTTTCATAGACGTGGGAATGCAGTTTCAAGCACTATAAGGCTTGGAACTGATTCTTATTGGAACCATTGTGGTTGGTGCTTTACAGATTCTGAAGGTGTTGAAATGTTTTCTGAAGCTGTTGAATTTGGTGTTATTTTGATAACAAAAGAGAATATGTTGAAAAAATATTCTCTTATTTGTGAAATCAGATACTTACCAGAAGTTGAAACAGATGTTGAATACAAGAATCATTTGGGGGATAGATATGATTTCTCAATATTTGGTTCTCAAGGTGCTTTCTATTTCAGCAAAAAGTTATTCGGTGTAGATTCATTCATAACTAAAAAGATTTCAAATAAAGACATAGAAAACGCTTGGTTCTGTTTTGAGTGGTTAGGATACATGTGTAAAAAAGAGTATTATTGGAACCTAACAGGAAGAGACTTTTCACCATTAAACAGAAAAGGACAGGTGATTATAACACCAACTAACAGCTATAAACAGTTGTAATGTAAGTTAAACATACACTTAATCAGTGTTTTCCAAAAACAACAAAATGAAGGTTACAGTTTCACAAGGTAAAAATTTTATGCTGTCTTTGAGAAGACAAAATTCATTCGGAATTCAAGATGGTATTTTTGTTAAAAACAAAAAAATGGCATTTGAAAAAAATGTCAAACTTTTGAACATCAGAATGGGAATAGAATTATACCTTAAATCTGAAAGTTTCTTAGAAATTGAAAATCCTTTGAATGAATTGAATTCTAAGATTGAGGAATTATTACAAGGTATTTGTAAAGAAAAAGGTATCGAAAGAGATGGGTTGTTAATTTCAGATGTTGCTGATAACGAACAATATATTGAATTGAACGAGCAAGCAAATCAACTTGAAAAACAAATAGGTGATTTAGAAATACCTTTTGAAGTTGAACAAATAGATTCTTCTTTGTTAAATGACTTAGAAGTTGATGAATTCGAAGCCTTATCTCTAATCCCTTTTGTAAAGTAAATTATGGGAAACATATCACAATTTATTCCTATTGCTAACGAAATTTTTGCATTAATTTTTGCATTAATTTCGTTCTTCATTTGGGTTAAAATAACAATCTATTCTATAAACTCAAGGATTGAAGTTTTAGAAAAGAGGGATTCCCAATATTCAATTGATTTCCAAAAGTTAGAGGATAATACTAACAAATGGATGGAAAAGGTTTCAGAAATAAAAGAAGGGTTTGCTGAAATAAAGTTAAATTTAAAGCACAGCACTTCTACATTTAACGAAACCACCAAAGTCATAGCTAAATTAATCGGAGACCAAGAGAAGCGATTAGACAAGGCTGAAGAGAGAACTGAAAAGATTCTTCAAGAAATAAAAGAAGAGTTGAAAAACAAACAAGATAAAAATCATCACTAATTATTTATTATGACACCAAAGGAGTTTATAAAAACATTTAAACCTTATGCTGTAAAATTGCAAAAGGAGAGTGGTATTGATTACAGATTTACCCTTGCACAAGGAGCATTAGAATCTGGTTGGGGTAAAAGTGCTGTCGGTAATAATTTCTTCGGTGTTAAAGATACTGATGGTGTAAATGGTAATGAACAATTGATTACCACAACTGAATTTTTGTATAATGCAAATGCAAAATTCCCAAGTATAATTTCTAAGGTTTTAGTGAACCCAGCTAAAAAGTTGTGGAAATATGTTGTAAAAGATTACTTTAGAAAGTACGATACAGCATATGAATCATTCAAAAACCATTCAGACTTTTTCTTCAAAAATTCAAGGTATAAAACTGCTCTGATTCACAGAGCTGACCCATATAGATTTGCTGAAGAGGTAGCAAAAGCAGGATATGCTACAGACCCAAATTACGCTAAAGTTTTAAAAAGTGTTATTAAGACAATAGAAAATCATGAATAAGATTAAAGTTACATATTCACTTGTGAACTTATTTGCTCAAACTTCAGAAGAAGTTGAAAGAGTTAGAGCAGGATTTATTGCTATTTCAGGAACCTTAATTTCCTATTACACTGTAAATGGGAATGACAAATTAGCACTGTATGTGGCAATTGGTGCTGGTGTAATCAACATGTTGATTGGTGGTTTTAAAATAACAAAAGAAGAAGATGTTCAAAAATAAAACAATAAACACAAGTGTAATTACTTGTGTTTTTACAATTTTAGTTTGCTTGTTTTTATTTAACAAATGTTCAGGTAATCGTGAGGAAGAAATTAGGTACATACATCCACCTGTAAAGGTTGATTTCTCAGATTCATTAAAAAGTGTGAAGCAATTTTTTGATAACAAATTGAAGGATAGTAGGACAAAACAAGATTCACTATCAAAAGTAATTAAGAATCTAAAATTAGATAGAGAAAAGATAAAATTAAGCAGTAATTATAAATCTAAAAAGATTATTGATAGCTTAATTAAAAATATAGAAAAGTATAAACCTTGTGAAGAAATAGTTGGTCAAATGTCTTCTGAACTGTCTATATGTGATTCAACTTCTTCAGGTTTAGAAAAATTAAACAAAGAGATAACAAATGAAAATAAAACCTTAAAATTTCAAGTAGATACAGTTTCAAACTTATTATTGAAGAGTCAAAAGGTTATTGAAAATAAGGACAAAGATAATTCAAAATTAGCTTCTGAGAATCAAGATTTGAACGAAACTAATAAAAAACTTAAGAACAGAGGAGTTGTTATAATTACAATATTAAGTATTCTTGCTGTAATAGGTTCTATTTTTTAGTGATACAAACAGTTATGTTTTTTTCATAATAAAAAACATATGGTTGTAGATAATGCTGCTTATGAGATAGGAGACGTACTTTTAATAAGTAACAAATTTCCAACATTTGGTCATTCAAGTATTGACAGTTACACTGACGTTGTTTTATTCGAAACTGTAAATAAATTTTTCAAAAGAGAGTTTTGTTATTCATTAGACGGTTTATTTTTTAGTGATTGGTTGACATTAAATAACGATAATTTATCAACAATCAATGTAACACCAGAAGACAGTTTTTACATAAACTACAGATATACAAGGTCAGGTTCTGAAACAGGTGGACCACCATTGGTTTTTCAAAGTATTTCATTGAATTCTGTAATAACAGACCCAATAAGTAATTTTGATTATTACTATTTACCAAACTCAATTTTCAAAGAACTTTACTTATTCAATCCAGAATTGAGTGAACTTAGTTCGGTATTCACAAAGAAATTGTTTGATGTTGGTATAATACCTGAATACATTGAGAGAGGACAAACAAACAACCCAAGAGTTGATGACGCTGATTACATTGCTTTTTGTAAAACATTAACAGATTTCTTTTGTATAATACTCCTTTTTACTAAAAAGAAAATATCAGGTTTTGAATCTGAATTATTAGAGTTGAACAGGTTCATGAACCAAAGAGGTCTATATTTCAATGATTCTACTGATTTACAAGATTTAAATTACGCAAAGGTTAATTTCTTTAAAGAGGTTGCTAAGAGAGGTACAGAATTTGTATTTAAAGGGAAAGATGACCAAGAGTTACAAGGTGAATTTTTAAGGTTGATAGATAATAAACAATCAGATGAATTTCAATTTGACCTTTATTACAATCAAACTTCAGCTTGGTGTTTAGGAAAAACTTCTCCATCTTTTAGAGGTAATTATTTGTCTAAAAATACAATAAAAAATCTTGACAAAGATGGTAAAATGTCTAATGTTGGATATTACAATACACAAACTTATCAAGGTGACGGTATAGATACAAATGATAATTTTTTAAGTTTAATATTGAGAGATAATTATGGAAATATTTCAGGTTTTAATATTTCAAATGATTTTCCTTTTTCTGTTTATGAAACTGAACTTACAAAGCTCATCCCAGTAGATAGTAAAATTGATTATGAAATAACTTTCAAAATCAAACAAAATATAAATGTTAACAACATAACATTTGGAGTAAAGACATTTGATATTGAAGATAATGAATTGACAACAAAAAACGTATTTAATGAGGTTGACACTAAGTACTTTTTTGAACTTAAGAAATTAAACAGAATAGATACTTATTATTTTGTTAGAGGTATAATTTATAATTCATCAAGAGAGTTGATTTCAAATCAACAAGATGCTACTTTAAATGTTGGGTTTGGAACTCATTTAAAGATGGATGTTATGACTTCTAAAATAGCACCTGTTTTGTACATAAATAATACAAATTCAGGTAACTTCAATGCTGAAGTAACAATACAAGCATTACAAATAAGACCTTTAGTTTCTGGATGTACAGTACAAACTGTTTATTCAGATAACACTTCAACACCTACATTAGAAAATAAACCATTGAGAGGTGCTTTTTCAAAAATGTTCTTAACTACTAATAATGTCTTACATGTTATGTGTAAGAATAATAGTTCTAAATTATCAATTGATGATGTTACAACATTTTCAAGACAAAAATTAATTCCTTACAATTCAATATTAAAAATAACGGAAATAAAATGAATAAGCTAAAATTCAGTGAAGATTTATTTTTAGATAATTTAGAGTTAAATAAATTATCTCAATTTATATTTGATGACTCATTAGGACAACTATTGAAAGTCAATAGTGATTCATTTGGTATTGTTAAAAATAATAAGATAGGTGAAGATTTTACAGACTTTCAAGTCTCTCAAGATTTAGATGTTTTAGGTGATAAAACAATTTCAATACAAAATGGTACATTAATTTCTATAAATTCTGCAGGACAGGTTTGTATATCAAGAAATAATTTAAATTCACCAATACCTATTTCTAACAGTAGTGCTTGGTATTGGTTAAAGATTTCAGCAAAAGAAAGTGTTCTTGAAAAAGGAGTTGTAGATATTACTTCTGATGGTGTTTGTACAGGTGTTGGAACTCAATTTACTAAAGTATTGAGGGGACAACCAAACTTCCCTTCTAAGATAAAATTTTACAAAAGAAGTTCAGATGGTGTTTCATTAAACAACTCAACTTTGAATGTACAAGAATATGAAGTTGTACAGGTTATATCTGATACACAGTTGTTATTAAGTGGTGATTTCACAACAGAAACTGAATTACTTTATAGTGTTATTGGAACATTCACTCCGGGATTTATACCTTTAACTGAAAATAAAAACATATTCAGATATTCTGAATTGAACATAGAGTTAGTTGCTGAATCAAGTTTAGACGGTTCACCAATTAAACCATTTTATGTTCAAGATAAAGAATTCTTTATTTGTAGATTAAGGAATTTATCTGGTGTTGTTGAGATACAAGATTACAGGACTGAATTTTTCAAATTCAATGGTGTAGCTGAAATTGATTACATATCAAACCAAAAGAATGAAATAATTGGTGTAGAAAGTATAAAATATGACAATGAAAACTCTTCATTAGAAAACAATATTGTAAAAGTTGGTTTCGGTGTTACAAGTAATTCATTTTCAGTTAATACAAATCAAAATAAAATTGTATTAAACACTTTATCTGGTGGTATATTCAAAGATTCTGCATTATTCACGAATGGTATGTTTGATGAATATCGATTATATGTAGATTTTATTAGTAACAAAAGAACATTCAATTCAGAAGTTAATCAAGAAGGGTATTATATAATCAAAAATTCTGTAAAAGTAGGTACAACAATAGAAGTAATCTTAGATAGGTTATCTCCTCAAGATTTTGAACCTATTTTATACAATTCTGCTGTTACTTATAAACAAGGTGACAAAGTATCATTTTCATCAATTAATTACATATTGGTAGATTCTGATGATATTTTAGACGTATCACCTGACCAAACAGCATGGTCTTCAACAACTCTTTACGTTGGTGAGTATGTTAAATATGGTCAGCAAGTTTACAAAAGCTTATCTTCAAATACAAATCAAATACCAAGTGAAAATTCACCATATTGGAAATTAATTTGGAATCAATATGTACCTAAAGTAACAATTGTACCAAATGTTGAAGAAATTGTTATTGAAGTTACAAGTAACAAAGAATTGGTGAAAACTGTATTTTCAGATATAAGAAATGGTTTTGTTTTGATACCTTTACTTGCTCTGAATTTATCTACTGACACTACAAAAAATTACAGTATCAGTTACTATCACAAGAATCACAAAGTATATGGTCCAAAATATACAATAAATTCTGATAGTGTTGGTTATATTAATGAAGAAAATGTATTAACTCCTTACATTTCAGATATGTTTAAGGATTTCTTACGTCTGATTAAAAACAGAAATGCTCTTTCATTATTCAGAGACAGAATTGACAAAGGTGATATAACTTCTGTAAACCCAACAGACCTTTCGTTGTTAGTTGATAATGACGCTTATAAATGTTTAAAAGTTGGTCAAGACAGGCAATATCAGTCTTTAGTTTCTTCAACCCCTTATTCTTTAGTTCAAGACCATATCATAAATTTATCTAAATTCAAAGGTGATGGTTCTGCTGTAGCTGATGGAAGTAGGTTCTTCATACAGATAAAACAAAAGTTGATAACAGGTTCTTTTAACTTGATATTTAAAGTTGGTGATGATGTTAGTCCAGGAATTGGTGGTACTGTAATTCACACTTGTACAAATGCAGAATATGAAGCAATGGATTATGAATCTGGAGTTTTGTACCAATTTATTTATTCAAAAGACTTAGATACTTGGTTATTACACCAAACATTTATATCAAAACAAACAACAAAATTCATAAAAGAAGTAAAGGTAATCAACTCACAAAATCAATCAGTAACATTACCAGCAGACCAATTTGGTGCTTTTGTTGAATACCCTTCTTTGGTAAATGAAAGTTCTGGTGGCGTTTCTGTTCCAGAAGGTACTTTCACTTATGGAACTGTAAGTACTAATTATTCATCTAAATGGTTGTTAAATGGTGTGACAAACCAAGAGATGAAAATAGAGTTGCCCGTTTCTAATGTTGACAAAATATATGAAGTTGATTTTAGAGTCGGTTCATTTACAGCAGTAACTAACAATGGTGATGCTGGAGCTGACTGTTTTGTTTGTATATCAGTTGCACCAAACAACCCATCAACAGGTGATGTTTTAGGTATGCTTGATATCAATAAAAATGCATTCACTTATGTACAAGCTGCTGCTCCTGATAATGGAAATGGGTGGACAATATTATCGGTATCAAAATCAAAAGCTATAATAAAAGTTACAGCAAATGAAGAATTGTCTGTTAGAGGTCATGTAAAAGTTTCATCTTTTGGAGGTTCTTCATATATTAGAGATGGTAAATTACTTGTAAAAGAATTATAATATGAAATTTTACTATTCAGGTGCTGATAAATTAAATGGGGAGCAAAACTCCCCTTTGAAATCTTTAGGTGGTTATATATCATCTACACCAATACCAAATGGAAAGGTTGAATCAGTTTTTTCTGTGCTGTCTAACAGTATGTTGAATGGTGAAACAGATGAAACAAAAGTTGTTTTCTTAAAGAACGATTCAGGTGAAGATTTGAAAGGTGTTTTAATTTATTCTTTAAAACCTGAAGATTCAATTGTTAACATAACAATAGGAGCGTCATTAGCAAATCAAGTTGAGTTGTTAAATTCATCTTCTGACAAACCTTATGATGTAGATTTCTTTGATGTGAGTGTGGTTTTTGCCAAATCTTTAGTGAAAGTAAATAATTCACTTGTTTTAGGAGAAAAAGTCGTCATCGAAGGAGTCGAAGTTCTTGTGACTAATATAATTCCTACTTTATTCATAGATTCTGTGATTAAAGCTTTTAGGATGAATCAAGAACATTCTATAATCAGAAAATCTGATAATGAATTTTACATTGAAAAGAAGTTGATTGGTGAATTTACAAACCAACCAATTTTATCGTCATTTAACCAATCAACTTTGGTTGGTGATAACTATTCAGGAGGTGTGGATAATAGTTGTCTGATATCAAATAATTTCATATCTGGACAGGAAATATGTATCTGGATGAATAGAAGTGTTGATAAGGAAAAGTCAGCACTTAAAGCTGAGGATAGGTGGTTAAAAATGTATGAGGATTTTGAGAAATCAGGTCATACACCAATAAACAATAAACCACAAGATTTTACATTTGTTATTGAGTGGTTATAAAAAAATTACCAAAGGTTTGTCACAACCAAAACAAACCTTTGGTATTAAAAAATTAAAGTATTTTTGCTAAATCAGGCTGTACCATTTCGATACTTTTCAAAATTTTATCATCTTCTTTTCTCTTGATGATGAAGAATTTTTCACCTTTGTATTTCACTGTTTGGATATAAGTTTCTATTCCAGATTCAGCGTATTTTTGAACTGTTTGTTCAGCAACTTCAATTGTTTTACAAGATTTACTCATGTTTGAATTCGTAACTTCTTCAAACAATTTGTCGAATTTGCTTGCCATTCCAAACTCTAAAATTGCCCCACAAAGGACAAATTGAAGGTCTGCAAACGCATCAGCAACTTCTGTTAAATCATTTTCTGATATCGCTGTTATCAGTTCATCAAGTTCTTCTTTTAACAGAGAAACTCTAAGATTACACCTAGAAAGGTCTGGTATGCTAGGTTTGTCAACAACAGGGTGGCCAAACACTTTATGGAATTTCTTTACTTTTGACAGGTAGTTCATTTTTCGCTATTTTTCTTGAATAACCTTGTTTTCATTTGTGTATTTGTGTTATTCAAATTTAGCAAATGAGTCAATTGTTGTTATAACACCTCACTCATCCATCCACACTCACACATGTATCCATGCATATGCACTCACATGCATGCGAATAATGGTATTCAATATAAGAAGAAAGAGAGTTTTTGATTGATGAATTGATGAACTTTTGAAATGATGAACTTTTGTTTTAATTTTTATAAATCTCGATTCTCTCGATTCAAAAAATTAAAATGCCGAGAAAAACAGCAATCGTCATGAACAACACAGAAAAAAGATAACACAACAGTAAGAAACAACACATAAAAGATGTAACAATGGTAGCAGTACAAAATTTTTCAGTAACAAGTTATTCACAGAAATAACAGGGTTATGGTGTGTATGGTGACTTTAAAGAGGATTTCAACTTTCAGAGCAAAGATTATTTGTAACAACAGTTCAGAGATGAATTATGTTAAAAGATGTTTGTCGTTTTTCCAGGAAAGTGCTTATATGTCTGCTTTGTATGTAGATGGTATTTGGGATGGTTTTCACAGATTTTACGACAAAGAGTATGAAATTGACTTCGGCTTAGCAAAGTACATAACAGATGAAATGGAGAAACAAAATATCACTGTTAAAACAGTTGATTATGATAAATTCTCTTTCAAGGTAGATTTGCAGAAAGTAAATCTTAATCCTATGTTATGGCAACATCAAAAAGATACAGTAATTGAATTTTTCAAAAATCCTTTTGGTATTGCTCAAATTCCAACAAGAGGTGGTAAAACTTTTACATCTGCAGAAATATCAAGAATCTGTATAGAACAGTTTGATTCTAAAGTGTTGTTTATTGTAGACTCTGTTGATTTACAGAGACAAACTAAAAAAGAGTTTGAATTGTTTTTAAATGACAAAGTAAGTCGTGTCGGAACAGTTCAAGGTAAAATTTTAGATTTCAGTAAACAGATAACCGTAGCAACTATACAAACATTAACAGGAATTCTGTTTCCAGTAAAAACTTCAATCTACAAAAAGAAGAAGGAAAATTTCAAGAGGAAGAAAGAATTAACAGCTTGGTTAAAAACAATAGACCTTTTGATTGTAGATGAGGTTCATGAATTTTTATCTGTAAAAAGAATTGCTACAATAAAAACTTGTGACAATATCAGAGGATTACTTTGTTTATCAGCAAC